GAGACTACAAAATGCTGTTTTAAAGCTCTGATCTATTGAATTTTGTTGGAAGAGAGTGCCCTCCCTCTCCCCCTCTCCAACTCCCGCTAATCCTCCGGCTTTCCGCATAGAACCCACGCCCTACCGCCTCACTACCGGCATACGGAGAGCGCTACAAGCTTATACTCTGGCATGGAGTATGGGGGATTTGGAGATAATATCATTCCATAGAGAGAATAGAGAGACTTCAGCCCACGCCCTACCGCCTGCTCCTCCTATCAAGATAGATATTTAAACCTATAATCAAAGCCAACAAAGAAAAGCAAAAGACCATTACAATATTATACTGATCCGGTCCGTACTCCAACATAGAACGAATACCAACCGACAGAAAATACAAGTCAGCTACTAATAAAAACCACCACATAAAATAAAAAAAAATACAATAAGTATGTCCGAAAATACGGGTATTATAAAACCTAACTAATTAATAATCAAGCATACCTCATTTTTGAGAAAAATACAATAAGCTTAATTTTCAATCCATAGAGACGAAAAAGGCGGCATCCGACACCCTATTTTGGGTCAGAAAACCGCCTAAAGTTTCGTTTTAAACCAATTTTAACGACATGATATAGACAAAATACCGGCATTATATCCAAACTATCATATTTTAGTTTCGTTTTAGACCAATATAGCTCACATCCGCCGTTCACTCTCAGAATATCCTACCCGTAAATAGAAAGAGTAGGATACAAAAATAGGGCTGCTCCGATATTCGGAACAACCCTACTCCTGTTTAAATACTGTTTATGTTTTCCTTCACGTATGTTCGTGATGTATGGACTTTGCGTTTGCATTTGTCCTTTCCCGTATCGGCATGATACGCTTCTTTGAGATCACGATACAACATAAATTCACGATACGCTCTTTTCCGCTTTTCTTTAGCTTCTTTCCTGGACAGACCGCGAACGTCTACCATGTGAGATTTAAATTTCCTTTCCATTTTCTTTATGCTTTAATTATGATTAACCCCAGCGGTTAAGTGCTTCAATATAGAAACCTTCCGCCTCTTTATACTCATTTTCACTAAGTGTTTCCACCGTCTCGATATAGTTACGCAATGTTATTTTTACGCAACTGTTTTTAGATTTATTGAACGCTTCAATTAAAGCGTTGATCATTGCTTTCTTTTCCATGCTATTATATTGTTTATAATTTAGAGGTTGCTCCGGAATCGAACCGGACACGCATTCCTATCCTATAGAGATTTTATGCTACAACCAACAGCCCGTAATTAGTACGTAGTTCTTGTGTACAGGCCCGTACTATGTTGTTATTATATTTTCCGTCTGCTACACAACTTAGCCACAAATAAAGGCGATTGTGTCCTTGCGTTTTGATACAACATGTTCCTACATGTTAGGCTACATGTTTATACCCTGTAATTTAATCTACAGCCTTGTCCTATTTTACGTGCAGGCAAGTAAGGCACGTTTCGGTCTGGAGATAAACCGCGTACAACGGTATGTTTTCCAAACTGTACTAACATACCTAACATAACTACATTTATCCAATGTAGTACATGCAGTAATACCAGCCCTTTAATTGCCAACGGCAAGGGCAAAGGTATATCTATCTCCAATATGTAAAATAACTCTCTGTTTTGTCAGCTTCAGTCTAAAGCATACGCGGGACGTGCACCCACTGACAACGGCGTACAAGCGCGTTTAACGGTACGCGTCAAACCTTTGGAGAGCTTAACGGCGCTCTCCGTGCCTTGTTACTGCTGGTTGCTTTCATGTGCGAGGTATTCACTTACACACTTTGCCACAGTGCGAATAGAATAAGATTTGATCTTAACAGCCACATAAGTAGCTTTATACTCGTCGTTTTCTTTTATCAACCATTTAGTGCTTTTTTTGGTCTCCAATGATTCGGCAGTAGTAAAACCAAATGATTTATATTCGCTACCGTAAACCACATTCTCAGCGCACCAATCAGCCGTTTTAGCCTCAACGCCTTTCTCTTTGTCTGCATTGGTATCCTTATACACTTTAGAGTATAAAGCAAATTTAACAAATGTATCGTCAACTTTCGGTAACATTTGGCTACACACAGCTACCAGGCGTTTTTTATCCTTGGCGAGGGCTGCAACCTTTACGGCGTATTCTGCCGGTATTTCCAAGGCCTTGCAAATAGACTTAAGATCAGCTCCATTAGCAAATAAAGCGTTGTATAACTTTACGGCACCTACCAAATTTGCAGCATTTTCTTTGATAACAGCATTCTGTAGTTTGTTTACATTTTTTTTAGTAATCATAACATTATGTATTTATTTGTTAAACAAGTGATATTCAATTCAATAGCCCACAACGCAAGCTATTAACAGATACAGATATAGCGTTATCCAACGGATACACTATATAGGTTCATCATGTCAGCATGTGTTATCGCTTTAACACATTGCAAATATACTACTTTTATTGTTACTACAAATATATATACTATCTTTTTTTTGTTAACTTGTATTAATTTCGATTCTATTATCTGATTATCAGCAATTTATAAAACGAACGAGAGCGGTATTATACGCGTACATTAATATGTAGGATATATGTTTATTTAAGTGGCTTATAATCAATATGTTATAATAATACATTGATTATCAATAATTTAAATAAACTGTTGATAATCAGCGAGTTTATATGTTTGAGGTGAAAACGCGTTTCCGGTTTTCCAGCGAAGGGGGTGTGGGGGAGAAAACGCGTTTCGGGGGCGGGAGGTTCGTGATAGGTACCCCCTCTCTCCCATCACATAAACATCTTTCATATCCCTCATCACATAAACCTCTTTCTCATATCTCTCCCACATTACATAAACATCTTTTACCCTCTATCCCATCACATACCCACCTCACACACAACAAAAAAAAATAGGATTGATAGAAACCAATCCTATTTAAAACACGACCTTATTAATTTATTGAATTGAAGTAAGTTTATGGTTTTCAAGAAAGTCCTTAAACTGGTCACTTGATACGTCTATAACGAATCCAGCAGCACCAGCATGTCCTCCACCACCGAATCTCTTACTTACCTCACAGCAATCTACGCTGTCTTCTACGCATTCATAAAGAGAGAACCGTACTTTACCACCTGGCATGATACAAAATGGCATAAGGGCTTTAATTTTTCTACCGTCTAACCAGTCTCGTGTAAGAGAATCAAATACCTTAGAACTAAATTCGGTGGTATTCATCGCCACGACCTTCACCTCATCAACGTACGCTTCGAACGAATACGCACTTACCTCTTGTTCGTTTTTACCAGCCATGTAGTTAATTATAGCACGTCCTTCTTTAGCGAGATCATAAAAAATAAGATCAATTTCATTGTCCTTCATATCTTCTTTAAAGTGATCATACAAATACGACAATGCTATTAATACATTGAGTCTTATTTTTGATCTCAAGGCATACTGGATAGCTACTACCGTATCCCATCCTAATTCAGAATCTTTATTCCACACATCGTAGTCTGACAGGCACCGGACGATCGCCGGCACCTTCCCCATCAGCAGGTCCGAGGCCAGAGCGCACGCACCGACACCGACTCTCCTCAACCCTGGAACTACGAACCCCCATGTCTTACTATCTTCGATAATCCCCTTATGATGATCTATCCACATCAGGCTCTTTCCTTCATCAAGCCATTTCTTGAAAACCGTTTTAGAATCGGCTCCGAAAGACACGTCAAGAACATAAACAACATCCAAGTCACGCACTTGGTCAACAACTTTCTTAACATCATCTTCATACGAATACGGGATATAAACAACATCCTTGTTTTTACTGTGTTCATACATAGTTGCGATGGCTGCCGACACAACGCCATCTAAATCCGATTTATGATAAACTATCGCCGTTTTATTCACCTTCATAATATTGCACATAACTACCTAAAATTATTTACCAACAAACTGAATAACGTCCATATAGTCAATGCCGGCATTCTCAGCACATACCTTATCCGAATCAGAGAACTGCCCTGGTAGACCACTGGCGTCCCCGACCATCAACGAACATCCCTTAAGTTGACTAAAGTTCATACCACGCATTACCGTGTCTTTACACTTCATAAGAATATCATCAATCATGCCAGTGTTAGGCTTCCTCATCGGATCTTGTTCGTCATTTGAATAACACAACCTTTTTTCATATAGGACGCCTCTTATGCCTCTCTTTACCGCCAGATCATGTACAGACCTCAGTACGTATTCTATCTTAGCTTCAATATCAGCTCCAGAAACAAACCCAGCTTCTACTCCTCCTTGATTGCTTACGATAGCAAATACCTTAACACCGTTCTCCTGCATGAGGTCAAGAGCCTTATTCACCACATCCATCTTAATCCTCATATCTGTCAAGTCTGTAGCGAACGTATTCCCAGAAGCGGTTTCAACCAGCGTCCCGTCAAAATCGAATAGCAGTATTCTTTTGTTTTTAATATACAAATCGTTCATCATTTTTCACTCCTACTCTTTTTTATTACCCTAAGCTGAAGACGGAATAGATTACTGTCTTCTTTTATAATATCATACACAGCATAAGAATTTTCTCCTATATCCCATCCAAGATAATCGAGCAGGTCTTTTAAGTAAACTCTCTTGTATTTTACACCAAGGTTATTTACCTTAAACGATCTCTCGTCTTCAACATCAGAAGCAGCCAGATAAAAGACCGTATTTTCAACTCCTTCAAATGCCTTCCCTTCTTCTAAGCCGATAACAACCGCATCCGTTACCCCCATCCACTTCAAATTATCGACAGAGATAGTCATTATCTTACTTTTGCTGATTGATAACTTCCGGATCTTACTCTCTTTAGTTTTAGATCCTAAAAAATCCTTACTGTTAAAAAAATCTACTTTCATGGTTATAATATTTTATATTGATATTGCAAACATACATAATAATATCAACAATACGATTTAAAAACAGTTAAAATATGATATTATAATGCAGGTAATTTTTTAAACTGCTCCATACTCACTTCGGATATGGTTCCACGGAAAGCGAGACGAGAACCGGAGTACGAATGCGTGCTCGAAGCAACGTAAGACGCATACGCAAACGCCACACCGCCAAACGAACTCGAACTGTCACAGGAGCGCGCTAAAACAATGGAATTGTTCGATGTCCGACTATAGTAATCTGAATAATGCGTGGAATTGCTACCGCCGACATTTGTTGGCACCATATCGAAAAAAGGCCCATTTTCGGCTGCGACATTGGTTATATATCCGCTTGATTTTCCAGCATTTACTTTTCGTGTAGAACCGTCCTGGTCGGTGATTGTCCAAACATGGTTGTTAATTTCTACGCCTTCCACCCATTCGTTAATGCCACCAAAAACCCCTTCCAAACCTAAGCCGCAAACGTACTTTGAACTTTCGTTTTTAGTATCCGCACCACCGGTTGCGTTGCTGCTTCCAGTTGTTGTAGTCGGATCATAGGTTGCACCACCGGCTCCCAATACGCCTTGAAGGTCGCGTGTTTTATACTTAGCATACAACATCATAGCAATCACGCAATGTTGTTGGAAATCTATCACCTGGTATCCGGTACCACGTGCTTTTGCGTAACTTCTGAAATCAGATAATGATACGTTAGTCGTAGGAGTAACATCACTCCAGCTATATAGTTTATTTAAAGACACATATCCTTTATATGCTCCAACAAGAGATTCCGGGACATGGATGTAAGTGCCGTCAATATCATGATCAGCAAAATGATAAAGAAATCTATTATCATCCACCTTATACCATTTATACCAAAATTCTAAGAAAACGACCATCACATCACCTTCTGGTCCGGTAAGATTAGCCTGACTGCCATCAAGATACAAATTGCTGTTGTCTTCCTTCAACCTACATACAAAAACCTCTCCTCCTCCCATAGCGCTCTTGCAAAGAACTCTATAAAAGCCACTGGTAATCAACCTATTTAAAAAATCACTGTCTTCGCTTATTGTTATATTAGCCGGATCTGATACAGATTTATCAAAAACTATAAAATTATCAGTAGGTAAATACCCCCCCTATTTTGTTAAAAAATCTTCTTCTCATAATTGTCTTATTTTGGGATAAAGATAGTTTTAATTTATAAAGATCAATAATAGGATTTCCGTATAATAAAACTATATTTGTCAAGATATTAATTAACTAAAAAAAATCATTCATATCATGGCAGAAATGAAAATAGGTTTTGTAACCTTCAATCCGGGATCAGGTGACGGTGATCAGGCGGTTACCGTATCAGGTGAAAAATACGAAGGTCGTGTACAACGCACGCAACAAGTAGAATTTGGTGCCGAATCTGGGGGTGTTAAGAAAAGTGCTACCATAAACCAAGCTCCGGTAGCTGAGTTCGTAAAAATAGATCCTACTGCATCTGTAGGGAAAGAAGGTGGTACTGTAACAATCAACGGTACAAGTAACTCAACTAAATTAACGTTCTCCTTAACTCCAGGCGAGACTCATCCTCTGACGTTGGAAATACCTGCCTCCTATCAGGCGGCAGGCAAGGCTACCAACAACGGCGCTGTTATTGCCGACGACCCTGGTGCAACAGGGGGCTTTGCTTTCAGTATCGTATTCTCCGATATTGCTGCGAACACTGATGTAAACGATCTGGTAAATACTCTTAAGGTGACGGCCGCTGGTGGTCAGACAGCTAATACGGTTATTACCCAGACAGCAGGTGATCCGTTCTTGGAGATAGACAAGGAGGTAATTAACTTGGATGCAAACGGTACTCCTCAGACTATCAACGTTAATGCAAACATCAGGTGGACTATCACTCAAGCTGTTTCTAAGTTGGTAAGGAAAGTAATGAAATAACAATTACTTACAGAAAAAGAAAAGGGGCGTCTATTTGGCGTCCCTTTTTTCTATGCATTGTATGTAGTATTTATCTTTTTGCCTACTGACAAAAATCTTTTTAAAAATCATCTGTTTTATGATATGGACTCTTTTCCCGTCATCTAATTCCCTCCATATTTCATTAAAGATCAAATCTATTAATTCCATAACCTTCTTATCAGAGACAAGATTCTTCCTACCGGGGCTGACCCATCCATCATCAGTCATCTTACCGGCTATCCTATTAGCTATCCTACTTAATTCACGTGGGGTGCTCATTTTAATACGTTTTTGAATATTCTACCTTTTTCACACTGAAGTATGCAGTCTCTCATGGGATGATCTTGTTCGTGATCGTCACACATCGGAAATTCTTTTCCATAAGGGAAAACGATGTGCGGGCACTGTGCCCTGAACGCATCCCAGGCCGACTTCCTTACAGCCTCAGCTCCGGCACGCACGCCCTTCTCTCTTTCCTTGGCCGGGTCCGCATACACGTTTGAAATAGCTCTTTTCTTCCAAGTAAGCATATTGTAGTAAAACTTATCCACCAGTTTCCTACCCACTACATCAAACTTCTGTCTATGAATTAAAGGTGCGGCCTTAACGATGTTCTTCCTATTTTTACTAACATCGACATAAATCAGTCCAGCATAAGACGGAACTTCACTTACGTCAATCATGTTAGGCGGACAGGCGTAGTAGAAATAGTTTGGAGGATAACTTATGACACCACCTACCTTAATAATGCCGTCCTTAAGAACCTTATGTTTTTTATCTTTTTTGAAGTCGTTAAAGAAATCTTGTTTAGACATCTTGACCTCTACTTCATAAGCGTACAATGATCTTGTTATGGCCAGGAAGTCAGATTCCCAATCATATATATGAAGATTGTTAATAACATACATCGGATTACTTAACAGATCCCTATTAAGGATCTTAAGCATTTGTTGCTCTGGGTAGTTCATTGTCTTACTTTTTTTAGAGGCTTGTGGCGGAATCGAACCGCCCTACGAGATTTTGCAGATCCCTGACTAAACCACTCATCCAACAAGCCATGTAGCCCATGCCTGAATCGAACAGGCAACTTTTGATTAGGACTCAAGGGTTTTATCCGTTAAACTAATGGGCCATTTAATGTTTGCTATGTTCACACACCACAAACACTTAGATAATTAACACTTTACACAAAATATGTACCGTTATCCAAGGAGGATTCGAACCTCCGCTAACAGAACCAAAATCTGTTGTGCTACCACTACACCATTGGACAGTGGTCCCGGAGGGATTTGAACCCACGATCTCGATGTTATGAGCATCTTGCTTTCACCACTAAGCCACAGGACCTTAAAAATATACAGGAGCCTTCACAGACGCCTGCATATAACAGCTAAATTTTTAACCAATAATTATCCTAAAAACTCTCTCAACGCAAAGTTAAGTACTAACCCATAATATGGCAAACATTAAAATATAAAAAGGATTAAAATACCTACTTCTTTTTTTTCTTCTTCTTTTTAGTGTCTTTTACTCGTTCAGCTTCGTTTTCGGGCTCCACAATGTCACCTGCTTCTTCCTGAATCACATCTGTATCAAGAAGCGTATTGTATTTAACTTCCTTATTTTTATCAAATTTCTCCGATTCTGCCACATCCTTATCTGACTCCTCATCTTTATCCAATTCCGGCTCAGCGACATTGTTTTTATCTTTCCCGATTATACCTATTTGGTAGCCTCTTAATTCTACTTGCATTAATTTCAGCTTCGATTCTAACTCTTGTATTGTTTTGGACCCAACCGAAACCTCGTTTTCCAAATCTCCGATTCTGATCCTGGCTTCAATCAATGCATTTGATTTCTTTTTTAATTCAGATGAGATACTGTTTTTCTTTTCTTCCAAGTTTCTGATTTTGTAATTAGCCTCATCAAGATCAGACCTGGCTTTGTCAAGATCGACATTGACAGCATCAAGTTCTTCCGTTTTCTTCTTGACGCTTTTTATCAACTTTTTCTGATTTTCCTTCAAGGCGTCAATCTTTTCCTTAGACTCAGAAAGATCTTTGCCAACAGATAAAATCTCTTTATCCTTTGAAGCGATATCTGACTTGAGTTCGGAAAGCCTTTCCTTGTAAGAAGCGGCCTTATCCTGCATTTCCTCAATTTCTTTTGCAAGATTTTCGGATTTAATAGCTTTCTCCCTGTACATTGACAGCTTGCTGTCTGTGATGAATGTAAAACCTAACATGCTCATTTTAAAAATATTTAAACATTACTTAACTCCAGAACTACCAAGACCTTTTTCTCCACGTTCATTCCCGTCTTCTACCTCAATATCTGTTACTTCTTCCAATACCATTTTGTATTGTGGAACGATTTCCATCTGAGCTATTCGATCGTTTTTGCGGATTACGGTCGGTTTTTTATTGATTTTAGTAAGATTAACCATATACTCTCCTTTGTAGATAAATTCGCATTTGCCAGGAGCGTTAGTAACTACCACTCCCTCGTCAAAAGAGAATCCAGATCTTCCTTCCACATTCACACACCAACCTTCTGGTATATTCAACTTGAATCCTGTTCCGATTCTAACAGAATAACCTTGATATAAGGTAATTGATTCAAAATCGGAAGGAACATCTATTTCTACTCCCATGTCATTCATCATCTTCACTACTCTATATGCACGAATATCACAACAGGCATCACCATCATGTTTGTATTCAGGTGCCACGACATCAGGATACAGCTTCTTAATACCTACCTGAACAGTCTTCTGATACCCTGGAGTCAAATACGATTCAGGTATTTTATTAACGACCTTATCCTCTTTTTTATGTTTGTTGTTCTTTTCAGAAACAGTATCCTTCTTATTATCTTCTTTTTCATAAAGAAGTCTTTCAATATCTTCTAACTTATCCATAATCATATTTTTATAGTACAATAAACAATACCTTCTTTTTTTATGTCCTTCGTTGATTCATAGCACTCACGAAAAGTACTTATGTCTGCATCATTAGGATCATCGACCCACTCATCTCCTTGCTTATATTTTTCTCTGGTTTCTGAGTAGATCATACATAATTTATCCCCATGCTTCGCCATAATCCTTTCTTCTGTCACTTTCCTACGAAGCTTAATAAGGGGAAATCTTGTAACTATTTCTACTGTCATTCTACACAATCTTTAAAAGCCCAAGAAATATTATTCTCCTGGGCTGATGTTTATATTAAAATGGAAGGTCATCTTCTTCCATAGGAGGAAAGTTCGGCATCTGTGCTTGCGGCTGTGGCTGCGTCTGATGCTGAGGCTTGGTGCTCCTTGTAGCAGGCGCCGGGGCAGGTGCAGCAGGCTGAGCAGTCGGCTGTGGCGTATAAGCCGGTGCCTGATACTGTGCTGGCCGTTGAGCAGGTTGTTGGTAATTCTGATACGGAATAGCACTCGGAACAGACTGAGGTTGTTGAACCTGTTGAGGAGCAGCCGCCTGCTGGGTATAAGCCTGAGGAGCTGTAGGCTCTTGCTGAGTATTACTTCCTAAACCTAATTTAGCCATTATACCAGCTCTGATGTCTTTAATAGAATCATTGAACCTGTTTGAATATTCCTTAATCTTCTGATAAGTAAAGTTGTTTTGGGCTGAATAATCAAGGCTTTTATTACCATCAAACCCTGTAACCTCAACAGGATCAGGCCAGCCATTTACGCCTTTTTTATAAAAACGTTCAACAAGCTGATCTTTTTCTCCGTCTACTCCTGCATACGCGATAATAAGTTCCGAAGATCCAAACTCATCATCTTTCTTCTTCTTAAAGACATTGAAATAAATTTCACGACTAAAATCGATGTTTTCGTAGTATTTTACGAAGCTCTTAACAAAGCCCTTGATATTTCCTTTTTGATTGACGAGAGGTATGGAAATACAATAGTTTTCATTAAGCTCGTAATCTTTTAATACGATAAGGAAATTAGTAACAGTATTTCCATTAGAGAAAGTACTTGACTTTAACCCGATGTAGTTGATGTACCCAACTACTCCATTATAATACTCTTTCCAATATCCTGCCGGCTGACCGCTATTAGGATTTATGTGCTGAACAAAACCTTCTTTTGGTTCGTTACTTTTTTCATACAAGTTACCATCTGAATTAATATACAAATAATAAGTTGTACCAAAACTTCTGTTTTCTCTAAAAGCCATATTATTAATTGTTTATAGATTATACAATGTTTGATTTAAGACGTATGTTGATTCGTATTTAGGATTGAACATCTTTATCATCTTATACTGATCAGACCAATCCATGACAGTATCTCCTTTTATAAGTGATTTTACGGAAGACAGTATATTTTCCTTACCGATAGAAAAATTAAAACACGGACCTTCGAGCGCATTCAAAGGCATTGATTCCATTATCTTTTTTCTATTTCCAAAATCCTCAGACATTACCGTTATGCCGTTTTCTTCATCTACCTTGACATTAACAACATTATCCACCAAAGTCATGGAATTAAGAACCGATATAAGTAAATCCCGGTCAAACTTAACTCTCGACGATTTTTCGAATTTGCTACATACGTATTCGTAGTTAGGATACTGTTGTTCTACGTTCATATCCGATATAATTACATTATCAAAGCATAAGAACGTCCTAACTCCATCTGTAGAAATACTGATCTCCGTATCTTTATCAGATAGAAAGCGGTACAAGATAGAAGCCGCAACCTCGCTTAGCATAATCGACCTTTCTTCTGATGCATTAGCATACTCTTTCCTGTTTATAAACAGACGGAACATATCAGTAGAAACAATGTCAATATAGTCCTTCTTCACATTAAGAAGAATCGAGCATATAGCTGGTCTAAATTCATCCGATCCAACAAACGCAAAAGATCTTTTCATAGACTGAATGAAAGACGAACTCATAACACGAATACCGTCACCTACAGGATAAAAGAAATCAGGGAAAGCCTTATCCTCAATCCAAGTAGAAGAAAAAGATCCTCTATCGTATTTAAAAACGATACTGTAATCATTTTTAATCTCTATCTCTATATCCTGGTTATGATTTTTAAAAAATGAAATAAGAGTCCCGGCATCTACTAAAAGAGAAAACTTCTGGTCACAAGAAATATCAGTATTCACATCGAAAATATCATCCGTATATGTTATACGTTCGTTCATGGCTTGTATCCGGATATGATCAAAATATAAAGTAATTTTTATATTCGATGTGACACAATCCTTTAGAACCTTATCAAACATCTTTGAAATATTTGAAAGCTTCTCATTCATTAGTATGCCAGGAACTCTTACTTTCATTTTTTAAAACTTACGATTATGACTATCTAACACTGCAAATGTATTATTTTAAAATCTAATTACGAATTAATTGGATTTAAAATGATTTAAAATAGATTAAATACTTCTTCTTGCTGCTTCTGCTATAAGCATCGCGTCAACTATACCGTCATGGGCCGTCTTACATCTTTCGTTTTTAACGAACGTATCTGTCGGCCACAGCCTTTTAGCGCAAGCCAATGACGTTTTCTTAGTATTTACCTTACTGGCTTCCATAACCTTATCAGAATGCCTCCAAACTAATTTCTGCCATGTTTTAGGAGCTATGAAATTAACGGAACAACTTATGTCCGTAAATGCCATGCAGAGGGAGAGAAACAGCCCATGCAGTTGGCCTTTGTTCTCCATGAGGGAGGCTGTTGAGGACGTGCTGACCCCGTATAGGGCGTGGACGTCCTCTATGACGAACACTACCCTATCAGGATTGTTTTCTACGATCGTATCTCGGCAAAAAACATATTCTTTAGTCAAGTCTACCGGCCCTGAAGCTGATATTCTCGGAGTGGATATTCTTGATATTAGTTTGCTGTCTTGATCGATGCAGGCTATAGCTCCGTCTTTTCCAGGATCTGCTGCTATATATAATACCATAATATATCAATTTAGATTCATGTCGATTTTACCAATGCTATCGTCATTTTCAAAGCCTCCATTGTCTGTAAGTTCGTAATCAATAGCCACAGCACCATTACTAAGAATGTAAAATCCTTTAAACATCTTTCCTATTTCAATAGGATACACAACATTTACATCCCTTCCAATATCCTCAAACGGCATAGCGATATCTTCTGTTTCAGCTTCTTTTTGTTTTGCTAATACCCCAACAGGTATATTTTCACCTTTTATAGATGCGTATGTAACCATATACAGAACATCATTATTGACAAACGCCTTATCACTACTTACCTTATCCAAGCTAACATATATAATATGTTTTATAAAACTATTGATATCCCCACATATGTTAATAGCTTCTACTTCTTTAGGAATAACGACTTCCACTTCTTCTGGTTTTATATTTTTCTTTTTCATTGCATTAACCTTTTTGTATTTTGTTTTACTTCTTCAACAAGATCCTGATCTTTCATCATCTCTTGCTTAAGTTTCTCATTCTCCTTAATTCTTTTCATCCTATCGGCAAGAATCTTTTTGTATTTCTTATCCGATATTTTTATAAACCAAGGACAGTTCCTTGATGGAATCCTTTTGCATGGATAATCAGTGAGACCGTTCGGTCCAAACTGCTCGCATCGGTTACATTTTTCTTCGCCTGTCATTGTACTATATTTTAGGGAAACATTCTTCAAGTTCTCTATAAGAGCACTCTACTACAACAGAATCTCCTTTAGGGAGAAATACTAAAATAGAATCGATAGAAAAAACACTATCTACTTTTCTTACAAGTTGGCCATGTTTGTAAGAAGACATGACCAACCTAATTCCATACGCATCTGAATAAGATCCTTTCCTACATGGGGTTATGCTTTCAACAACATAATCAAAGCCTCCTACGTTGACTTCATCACCGGCATTTATTTCCATGATAGGAACCATCTTAGCCCTTCTATCTATGCTTATTTTCATTTTGCAACCTCAAATTTTATTTGCTCCTTCGGTTCATAATTCCATACCTCAAAATCATCAGCTACGAAATCATAAAATCCTTTCCCTTCCATACGAGACGAGATAGTAACCTGCGGAACCGGGCCGAAGAGAGATCGACGAAGGAGCTCGTTTGCCTGTTCTTCGTGACGGTCATACACATGCATATCTTGTATAAAATGAGTGAAAATAGCAGGCCTTAACCCGGCGTCATGAGCGAACATCATCATCAACGCCGCATATTGAGCTACATTCCAGCAAGAAGCTGTAATCATATCCTGGCTGCGCTGATAAAGCGTCATATACAACTCATCTCTTTTAACAGATAAATTGATCTGAAACGCACATTCTTGAAGAAGCTTAAGACTATTGGTTTCAGGATCGAACATGGATGCTACTATTCTTCTTGACGAACGATCATTCTTGAGTGACCAAAGAATGAAGTCTGTTTGGTTAAGAAAACCGTAAAGACCATCATGGATATCTGTCATACCCTCTGGAGCTTTTCCGGTTCCCATATAAACATGTCTGTTCACCATATCTCCATAACATCCTTCGATCTTTCCATTATCATCAGCCCACTGATCCCAGATATGAAGACCAAGATCTTTGACGTCTACCGATCTTTTTTGCCAAATCCACAATATTTCTTTTATGGAATTTTTAAGATTAGTAGGTCTAAGTGAACCAAGAGGAAATTCCCGACGAAGATCGTACTGGTTACATACTTGTAGGATACGCTTCACCTTGACGCCTGTACCGTCACCGTAGACCGGACGCTTTACCTCTTCCCACGGCTGGCTCATTATAAGAGCCAAATTGTCTTGAAATATTTTATCTACTCTTGCCATATCCCTATTATTTAACCAACCACCATCCAGTCATCAGCCAACATATCTGATTGCGAAGCCAACCATCCGTTTACGATATTATCGTTAGCATCTTTCATGCACAGATAAGCGCAAAATTTAATCATGTTGGTTTCAGTTACGTCATAATAATCGTTTACGTATTTTTTAAACGAATCCGGCAATGACTTTACTTTATTAACTATCATATCAGTAGACAACCAATCTTCCGGGCGCTGGAATACGAACATACCTTTACCATTCCATCCGGCACGTGCAATCAACGCACCTTTTTTTACTTCTTCTAAAGCTTCTCCAAATTTCATAACTATATTTTTTATAAATTAAACTCTGCAAAATCTATTTCAGATCCGGTTGACAAATTAATCATTGACTTTTCAAGCTCTTCCATTGGAACCGGTTTCACAATACCTCCATTACCAAGAGTCCTTTTATAGAAGTTTATCACCACCTGATCGCTGGTTTTTACCGTCTTAGGAATAGGTTGACGAAGATATAATCCATCAAGAGACTTTACTCTTGAAAGAGCCGTATATAGCTGTCCTGTTTCAAAAGAATTAGATACGTCCATCATAGCCGCATCCAATGTCAGGCCTTGGGCTTTATGGATCGTGATAGAATAACCTATTTTTATAGGATACTGAATAATAGCTCCTACTACTTCAGATTCTATCTTATATCCGTTTCTTACATATTTTACTTTCTCAAACGAACATGGTGTTATAACAACCTTAGTATGCTCATCATCTTTTGGTTTATCAAGGACTACTTCAATCTCCCCCTTTTTTATAGATAATACAGTACCAAGAGAGCCATTGAAGTACTCTCCTCCGTTTCTTGTTATCATAACTCTTGATCCTTCTTTCAAGAAAAGAGTTTTTTCAACCGGAGCATCTTTAGGATAATCGCCGTTTATAACAGCTTCTAATTTTCTTAAAGAGCCTGGTAACGATGATATTCTCATTTCGTTAATAGCCGTAGCTTTTGAGTTGGTAGTTACAATCTCAACATATCCTTGATTATTATCAGACTGAATACATCTGCTGTTTATTGTATCAAATACATCATCATCCATCTGCCCTTCACGCACCTTATTAAGGACACTAATAAACTTCTCATCTTTCTGACGATATATTTTTTCAAAAGACACCATTTCCATACCAGAAGCCATTAGAGACTTGGAGCTAAAGAAATAAGATGTATCGTATATTTCTCTAAAAAAATCCTCTTTAATCACAGGAGGAAGCTGAAACAGGTCGCCTACCATAATAAGTTTCACGCCGCCAAACGGATCCTTGTCTCCTCTTGCATGACGAAGTATATCAGCCACGTTGTCAAGAAGATCAGGGCGAACCATAGAAATCTCGTCTATGATAAGATACTTTATATTCTGTAAAATCTTTTCCGAACCTCCGTTGAATTTATATTCGCAGTTATCCATAAACGCACCTTTTCGTATTTCAGGTATATACGGCTGCATTCCTATTCTAAAAAATGAATGAATGGTTTGACCACCTGCATTAACAGCAGCAACACCTGTAGGAGCTACAACAACCGCATTTTTTAATGCCGGTATAATACGCTTAAGGAACGTTGTTTTTCCACTTCCTCCTTTACCGGTTATAAACAGCGGTTTTGGTGACTTACAAATAGACTTAATAGCCTTTCCTTGTGCGACATTACCTTCGGACATAACTGAACGAAGAACGCACTCCATGATTTTTTTGTCGTAACTTATAGCCATCTTTTTTCTGATTTTGTTCTACAAAACAAAAGTACGAAAACAAGATAAAACATAAAATATAAAATGAATTAATTAGAATTAAAAAGAAATAATAAGTTGGATAAGTGGCTTTGTGACAGACAGTAATGTAGTTTCGTATTGATACAGTTATGGCATAGTGGTGGCTAACGGGTGTTTCCGTCGATGTTCTACGAGATTATCGTTTTTCGGCTCTGTCGGAGACCACTAAGAACAGACCCTCTCTCAAGTACCAAACATTACAATGATGAATACTGAGATGAAGGATAAAGATAGGTATCATTATAGAATGATAGTTCTTCAAATGGTATATCCTTGAATACGGATTCACCATCTAATTCTTTATCATTATCTACTGTTATATTAATATTAGGTAATGATTGGACAGATATATCCATATTCTCTATCTTTTCCTTAAACTGTTCTGCCTTAACATACGTATAGATGTCTTCGCTTACCGACCCCACCGCTTTAGCCATCTCGCCGGCGAACTCAGCATACATATCCCGTACCTCATTAAAACCTGACTTTTTGTCAGGAGCGGTATTGTTATAGGATTTCATTCTCCTACTTACCCTACCACAGACCCCGGCAACGGACGTCCCCACCTCAGCACAGCAGGCTTCCGCATCAGCCATGCCTGCCTTTACCGTGGCTACCTTCTCCTTGCTCCACCCACTAACCTTGTCGTATGATTGTTTAAGACAGTTTAAGAACATGTCCATTCTTCGCTTCTTGTCTTCTGCTATGATAGCGCGATAGTACTTTCTCATAATTTGGTTTTGTGTACTTCGCTCATATCCGTCCCAGAAGTCTTTATGCGCTTCTTTAGCCATAGAAGAAGCCAATGACCTTGCTTCTTCTTCTTTTGTCTTTTTACGATCTATGCCAAGGATTTCGCCATCTTCGGAAACAACTTCTTCTGCATTCAGGAAACGTAGGATATGAGTATTGTCTTTTAAGAAGAAATTGAAATCGTCTTTCTTACTCACTTTTTCTTTTTCTCCTTTCTCTATATCCTTCTCTCCAAAATACCATCTGTTTGTTGCTCCTTTTTTATACAAGGTCCAGGTATTTGCTATTTGCCAGAAAACTGCTCCGTGCCTATATACCGGAATCAGCTTACCTATTGGGTAGTTATGTTCGTTTGCTTCAATGTAAGCACGAGGATTATCTACGTATGTTATAAATTGTATGTTTTCGAACCTTTTTACGAGCTTGTCTTGTATCGCCACACTGACAATCTCTTTCGCTTTTGTTAGTCCTACATTCAAGTACAAGGCAATTGTTTTATTACTTATCGTCGAATCAATTAATCCATAATACGAGTGGCTTCCGTCTACGACCTCAGCCTGAGAGTTTGTCTCTCCACTGTTCAGTACAAATTCATTGTTTCTGACTAAATTAACAAACATCGCCTCTCTTATCCTGTCAAGGACTTTTTCATGGTTTGTTATTTCATTTTTCTTTATCTTAATTAAAATCCTATTCTTTGGAATATTTACTTTCCCGCACCCAAGAGTAAGTTGTACGCCATTAACACGATACCTTCTTGCAACGAACGTACTATCCGTCATACGGAACAGTTCGTCAAACATCGGATGTCCTGTCATGTTCTTGAATTTCGAATACCCGATTCCAAGTTTATGAAGAAGATCTTTCTGGTTTTTGAATCTTATTCTCGAATCCCGGCGGGAGATTTTTATCATACAGTATAAAGCATACAATTCCATGAACAGCGGATCATCTGACCACTGTTCTAAAAGTCTGAGACTTATGTTAATATTTCTACCTAATTGTAGCTTCATAATCTGTAACAAAAAAAAATCGGATGGATTTTTGGGGATATCCATCCGATTCATGTCTTTTTTCGTTCGGAAAACTCCAAAATCCCGTTACAGATAAGAATTAATCCAAGTAGAACAACAAGACACTTAATATTTTATATTCTTATTGTTTTATTTGAATTGATCTCTTATTTGCAACGCGCTACAAATGTAGAAACAAAATTCAAGAATCAAACAATAAGAACTTATTTTTTTTAATGTTACAGTGCAAATATCGGGACAAATTCTGAATCCATTGTCATAAAATACGTTAATTTTAAATTTATAAATCTTTAATCCTTATCTTTGTATCAAAACAATAATCTCATGAAAGAAAGTGATAATAAAGATGTTAGTAATAGGGCTTATAGGCTTTTAGTGCCTTATTCCAATACGGTAGATATGGCTAAGAAGATACTTCTGTTTTATAACGGATACCTAATGTCCTCCGGTAATGAGAAGAATGTCATAGATGCGAGGCACTTAAATCTTCTTGCTTATTATTTTGTGTTTGGATATTCGTATGAGACGAAGAAGAAGTTTTCTCATTGTTTCAGTACCGATCTTCAATATGTATCAGTTTTGGATACGGAGATGAAGAAGCGTGGTATTTTGATTGACCGTGAAGGGAATTACAGGACAAGGTGTTTGTGCCCGGATATAGAGAACATGCGCCGTCTTTTTGTATTGGAAGGTTCAAGAGATCAATGTGCGTTGGTTTCTTTGTTTTACAGAAAGAAAACTTTTGAAGCCGATGCCGAAGAATGATTTCCCTATATCATTTGAGTCACATATTATAGATGATGTGATGGATAAGACCGGGGGCGTTTACGACCGAAACCAAATACGTGACGTTTTCAGAGCCAGTATTTCTTATGCCAATAACTTATGTACGTACACAGATAACGTGTCTGTATCGTTCCCGTATGTGGGTGATATGGTTTGTAACCTTCATGAGATGGAGAGGCGCAAACATAACCTTGAGCGTCTTAAATCCAAGGTAGAAAAATTATCTAAGTATCAGGAAAAAGAACTTAAGTGCCTTGATATTAAGATAAGGATGATAAAGGATGCTTATGACTCAGGTGAGATAAAAAGTGGGGATATGTTGATAAAACACAACAAATTATCTATCTTTAAATCTCGTAAAGGTCATAGTTTTAGTGAAATACAAAATATTCAAGAACAGGAATTTAATAGATAAGTCATGAAAAAGATTTTGCAAGCGGAAGTTATATACGATGCTTTTATGGATACGATATTAAAAAAACTTCCAAGAAAAAAAGAGGATTATCCTGATTGGTACAAAGAACGTCTTGAAAAGTGTGAAGGATGTAAATTCAACACCAAGAACGTTCCTGACTCTATGTTGCCTCTTTCTTTGTATGTAAGCAAGAAAATAGGTAAAAATCGTTGTTCGGTATGTACGTGCTTCATCAAGCAAAAGGCCTGGAGCAAGACAGAGGAGTGTGCGCTTGGGGAGGGGCTTCCCCGTCCTTCGTGGATGGACCGTCAGTATTCTATTGATTTTTATGATGAGAAGTCAAGATGGAACAGATTAGAGCTTATTACAATGGATTCTGATGAGTTTAATGTTATTTCTACAGATGACAAGCAATATAACATTGACCTATCTAAAGACGGTAAATCATTTGAAATCATTTTTGAACCGGTAGAGAAAGGAAACAGTATAAAGTTTTCATTCGTTCTTGAGTCGAAGCATGATATGAAGATAACAGCATCAGAGACATCTTGTGGTTGTACGTCATCTAATTTGAATATCATAGACTCCCGTCACTTTAAGTTCAATATAGAGATACATACATCAGGATTTGGAATAGGAAGATTCGTAAAACATATGACCGTTCACTATCAAAAAGATGGGTCTCAAAAAGAGGAATCGATTCCGTTTAATTTTGAAGGTACTATAATTCAAAAAAGTTAAGTTATGGGCGGCTGTGGTAAAGCAAGGCATTTACAATGCGAGGATAAAAGGAAGTCCTTATTTTCTATGTTGCAGGCATCTTGTGACGATCTACCTGATTATTCTGCCGGAGACATTCTCTATGCTGTACTTAGATCTTTTGCAAAGAAAAGAGGATTGTCCGTTTCTTTTTTAAGGACGTTGACAGACGGCGAGCTTTTTGAAGTGGCTGATTATAATTTATCAATGGAGTTGATGGACGTTATTATTCATGATAGAAAGGTTATTGACAATGAAGAAGATTGATTTTGATTCAGATATAAAGCATCTTATTTCTTATTACAACCATTTACTGTTTGCGCAAGACAAGGTGGGAGAGGAGATGGAAGAGCTAACTAAGGATATCATTAGGAAGAAGGATGAGGAAAACGACATAGAGTTAGAAGACTTTATTGATTTGGAGGAAAAGTCGTTTATGACCAACTTGTATCAACAAGAGATGCTGAAAGTATCTTCTTCTATAAAGGCAGTTTACAGGTTATCTATTAACGCCGGTCATGATCTCAATGTAGATGATGACAGTAAGAAGGTTCTTGATAGGATAGTAAACGACGGAGAATCAGATTTTATTATGTACGTTGACAATAATACTGATTCTGTTATGTTCAAGGAAGAATCTGTTGAGGAAGGAATAAAAAACATGTGCAAGTATCGTGTTGATCCATCTTCTCTTGAAGACAGGTTTAATATGCTTAAGTCTCAGTATGAGGCTTTTTTAAAAATTATCAACAATGAAAGCAAGAAAGCCGACTAATGATGATGTCTCTTACGTAGATTGGAAACTTATTGTGTTAAGGGATCAGATAGATAAGGCTGAACGTTATCTATCTGAAAATCCTTGGGATAAAATAGAAGATTCCGATAAGAGGGAGAAGGAATTTAGGTTTCAAAAAAGCTTGTCTGATAGCTTAATGCAATGGACTGAATCTTATATTAAGATGTGTGGGATAATGGATGTCTATAATCAGCTTGAGGCTGCCAAAAACAAAAAAAGCCTAAAAGGAGGACAAACAGTATCAGGTATTCAGTCTTTTGTTAAGAATGAAGCTAAGAACAAGCTCGATAAATAGTTTTGTCATGAATATTAACAGTAAAGAACTTTATATAAATATGGGTAACGATATTCCGTTATGGAATGACCTTTATTCTTATGAAGAGCAAGATGATGATGTCAAGCAATTCTGGGAGAATGAGGCTATGAAACTCCTTAACGGTGTTACCATAAATGGGGTGTTTATCCATCCTTGGCTATACTGGCATATCAATTTCTGGAAGATGATGATTGACGTAGGAGAAGATCGTATTCCAGGAAATTCACAGCTTCGTGATAATGAATGGATGTTTGCCGAATTTCTAAAGCAGGCTGAAGAAGAGAATAAAGGAATATTCATGTTCGGGTGCCGTCGTTTTGGGAAAGCCCTTCTTGATTCTGAGATACTTTATCTTGAGGACCGGGAAAAGATGATAGGAAATATTGTTGTAGGGGATAAGATATATGACGATAAAGGTAATTTGGTAGAGGTCGTAGGTGTCTACCCTCAAGGGAAAGTAACCACCTACAGAGTCGTATTCGAAGACGGTCGTAACGTTATTTGTTGCGGAAATCACCAATGGCGTGTCAATCATGGCGGAAAATGGCATGTTAGGAGTCTTAGATCCATAGCCGGATTAGATTATAAGAGTATGTCTATTCCAGTAGGTGAGGCCCTGAACTACCCTACGGCAAAGCTGCCGGTTCCGCCGTCAGCCTACGCCTCGATGCTGGCGGCTTATCTCGGTGGCTATGGAGGGGATATGTTTTTTGATAAATACGTTTGTAAGAAGTTTTTAAGATCGTCCATAGATCAAAAGAAAGATTTTATAGAAAACTTCATTCGTTCTTTCAGAAACGTAGTAACCGGAGAAGAAGAGCTTACGTTGTCTCATATTGACATGGATGTCATAAATTTTGTACAACGTATGTTTTGGGCTTCAGGTTGGTATGCTAAATTGGAGGGGAATAAACTTATACTATCAAGGAATCGTAAGGAATTAAAAATAAGATCCATATCGATATACGGAAAGGAGCATGCCACTTGTATAACCGTTGATAATGATTCTCATTTATTTTTGACCACCAATTACATCGTTACTCATAATACGGCCATAATGAGTTCTCTTCTGGCTCGTAATGCTACAATGACGTACAATTTGACGCATAATGTTATTGGAGCAAGTAAAGAAGACCTTGCCAATATGGGAGAGTATCTTGAGTTTGGACTTGATAATCTTCCTCCTTATCTTACTATAAACAGGACTGGTAACGACTGGACTAAAGAAGTTGTTTTAGGTACAAGAAACATCAATAATCAACGTGATGTTCATGCCAGAATAAGAATCACCAACGTTGATGATGGAAAGACACGAGGCTCATTGAAGACCGCAGGCGGAACTCCATATACGTCTATATATGATGAGGTAGGTAAATTCCCGGTGCTTGGGGCATGGCTTGCCGGTAGGCCAGCTCATATGATGCATGGTAGAATGAGGGGCGTTTGTTTGATGGCGGGAACTGGCGGTAATGTAGAAAAGTCTCAAGATGCCCAGAAAATCATGAACTCTCCGGACGAATATGGATTCATTATAATGAATTATGATATTCTAAATAAGAGAGTTATTAAACCAACATGGCGTATATGTAAATCTGGATGCTTTGTTCCGGCCCAGATGTCTCATGCTTATGAAAAGAAAGAAACGACTCTTGATAAGTATCTTGGAGTAGAGAATGCTCCCGGTCTTAAGAAGATAAAAATAAAAGTTTCAGACTTTGATAAAAATACTGGAATAATAAAATCACGTCTTGACGAACTTGTCAAAAAGGATAGAGCTTTATACGTCCAGGAACGAATGGCATTCCCTTTGTCTATAGATGATTGTTTCCTTAATACGAACGTAAATAGGTTCCCTGTAGAAGATGCGTTGAAGCACAAAAGCCGTCTTCTTGAAGAAGGTAGGCCTGGTAAAACAGTGGATATTTATCAGATAGACGGCATGAAAATGGGGTATAATTTTAGTGATAAGCAGCTTGCTGATTATCCGTTTCAAGGTGGTAACATAGATTCTCCTGTTGTTATATATGAGGATCCACCAGAAGAAGGAGGTGTTTTTGATTACACTTATGTCTCATCGCTTGACCCCTATAAATCTGACAAGGCTGATACTGATTCTGTTGGTTCGTTTTATGTACTTAAAAGATATGTAAAAATCAACGATCCATTTGCTTATTGCATAGTAGCATCATACGCATCACGTCCTCCATCTTCCGATGATTTTTGTAGGAATTGTGAAATACTTCAAGAAGCGTATGGGGCCAAGTGTCTTATGGAGAATGCCGACCGAATGTATGAATTTTATCTTACGAGACGAAATAAGCAGCTTATGTTGCTGGAAGATGGCGAACGTCTTGCCGGTAAGATTATCCGTGCCGGAGCCCGTCAGAACAATAAGCTCGGTTTGGCTCCTACGGTTCCCAATCAGCGTATGCTTTTCAATACCGTTATTCAATATTGTTGGGAGGATGTTGTTGTTGGGTATGATGATGATGGTAATGAAATAACACAGAAAGGTATTTACCGTATCCCTGATATAGAACTTCTTGATGAGATCATAGCCTTCGGCCCCGGGACCAACACCGACCGTATCATAGCCTTCGGCCACGCTCTTCTTCTGGCTAAGTATTATGATGATATGGGTTACATGCCTGAAAGTACGACTCAGAAGGAGAATCAAAAGAAGAGAGAGCGCAAGAAGATAGAACAGGTCAAAGGATTTACGGTAAGAAGACATAACCCTTATAAAATGAGGTGACGAGAACAAATTCCTTATCTTTGTGAAAAATAGGATAATAGGATGGAATATTTCAATAGAGATCAGGCTTTTCCGGCCAGAGGAGTATTTTCAGGTTTGCCGGTACAGGCGATACCTACCAAGAGAAAAACCAAGGAGTGGTTTAAAGCCACTATGGATTCTCTTGAATTGATTGGTTTGAAGCAGCTTGATGAGAACCAGAAGTTCAAGGATTTTTATAGAATGATGGAAGGTAAGTTATCCTTTATGGAGCTGAAAGACGTAATTCCTTATCTTAAGGATGTTCAGTCTATAAGGGACAATGTAAATATTCCATCATTCTTACGTCATTATGATATAATAGGTACGATCGTAAACGCTTTTGTAGGATGGTTGGGCAACCTTTCTGACAAGTATAATGTAGTTGGATTGGACGAATCTGAAGTGAATCAGTATTCTGCCACGAAGGAGAATCTCCTTCATAATTACATTAAAGAGGAATTGGACAGAAGGGTTAGGCAAGAATTGTTAAATAGGGGATTGGATCCGGATTATAATAATTTTGCAAGCGAAGAAGAAAAGCAGGCTTATGCTCAACAGATACAAGAGGTGAAAGCATCTATGACCCCTCCTGAGATAGAGAATTTCATGAATACAAAATGGAAGACTGCCGAGGTTATATGGGGTTCTCATACGCTTGAAGCAGACAGGGGGCGTTTTTACATGGATGAGATAGACACCGAGAATTTCATCGACTATCTTCTTACCGGTCGTTGTTTTAGAAACTATCATGTAGGATACGACTATTATAAGCCGGAGAGATGGTCTCCGTTGAATACGTTTTATTCTAAGACATTAGATAGCAAGTATCCGCAGTACGGTGATTATATTGGTCGTGTTCATTATTATACTGCCAATGATATTATAGTAAGGTGGGGGCATCTTCTTACGGCAAAAGACAAGCAAAAGCTTATAGGAGGTGCTGATAATTTCAATGGTACTTATAACAATGGTGATAATGGAAGCTATGTAAGTTTATCCAAATCGGCGAGTGTAGGGATGTTATATCAGAATAAGGTAATACCTTGGAAAGGATATAATGATTATGCTTCTATAAAAGCTTATGAGGATTATTACGGTATTCCAGCCGGCACATATACCGGATACGATAGTAATGGCAACGAATATCACAGAACCAGATTCATGCCAAATTTAGAGCATGGTAATTATTATAACCGTGCCCAGAGTTTAAGCGACGAGCATGTTCGTAGTGATTTGTATCAGGTAACTGAATCATATTGGGTATCCCCGGCTCAGGTGTATGTAATTACCTACCAAACTGAAACCGGATTAGTAACTACCGAAATGGTAACCGACGAGCTTCTTCAGGACTTTTTACAGGAAAATGGTATTAAGAAAATTACCAGAACCATGAGTAAGGGAATGGAGAACCCGGAGATTAATACCTATTTCGTAGATTACGTTCCACAGGTAAGGTACGGGGTTAAAATAAGTGGAGGTGCCCTCGCTCAGGACAACCTGTATCTGGATGGAGAACCTATCGATCACCAGATAAAAGGGGATAGCAACATCTATGACTTTGTTTTACCTGTTGCCGGATATATCGGTACTTCTATGGCTAACAGGATTCAGCCATATCAAATATTCTATAATTTCTCCATAAACCAGATAAACAATATTCTTGAAAAGGAGATCGGTAAATTCTTCTTAGGAGATATAAATCTGGTTCCGAGTGAATACAAGGATTTGGGTGAAGATGTGGCTGATATATGGGCAAACCTTCTTGATGTAGCTAAGTCTGTAGGTGCTCTTACATTAGATACCTCATCTCAAAACACGAAAGGTGGTGTCCCTTTCAACCAGTTTGCTGTCTATGATTTGTCCCAGACAGAGCAACTTAAAACAAGAATGGAACTTGCTGAATGGTCGAGGATGAAATGTTTTGAAATGGTTGGTATCACGCCTCAAGTAATTAACGGCCCCAACAGGTATGAGACCGCCACCGGGGTCCAGCAGGGCGTTACAGCATCTATGTTACAAACACAGATATACTTTGATAACTTCGGTTACTTCAAGAAACGCGCTTTGGATCTTCATCTGGCTGTTGCTCAACAATGTCAGGAAGAAGGAAAGGATATTTCTGTAATGTACACAAAAAGTGATCTTACCAGAGCGTTTTTATCTATAGGAACCGACGGTCTTAGTCTAAGGCATCTTGGTGTTCAGGCATTATCTAATTCCAAGAAAAGGGATGAGCTTGAGAAATTTAAAACTTTCATGTTGCAGCTAAATACAGCCGGAGGCGATATTTACGATCTTGCATCTATCTTCACATCAGATTCTATGGTGGAACTTATACAGAATGCAAGGAATACTCGCGCATACAACGAGCGTCAGATGCAGCAGCAACAACAGAATCAGATGCAGCTTAACCAGCAACAGATACAAGCTGAAGCTGCTGAGAAGGATAAGCAACGTCAGCATGAACTTGCTTTGGAAGACAAGAAAGGTCAATACAGGATACTTCAAGAGAAGATTCAGGCGGCAGGCAGGGCGGCAGACGCCAAGAGCGACGCCACCTCCCTCAACTTCCTGGCTTCTGTTTCAGATCAGACCGTAAGGCAAGCTGATATAGAAAGCAAGGAAAGGATAGAGGATAAGAAAATTGAAAACGATTCCAAACTTCATGATGATGAAATGAGAATGAAAATGGAAGAGTTAAAATTAAAATCCAAAGAGCTTGCTCAACGAGCGAGGGAAGATGCCACCAAAAGGTATGTAGCCGGAATCAATAAGAATTAAGGATTAAACATCCCCAAATTTCATTAGAAAATCTCTAATAAAATTTGGGGATGTTTAATTTTTAGTGAAGATTAAACACTTATAAGTTTTTTGTCTGAAATATAGGTATTTAAATATTTTTGCAGTATGGGAAAATTAGAAAAAAATGGAATAGTAGAATTGGACGATATTTTTAGTATCGGTCCAGTTGATGATGTTTATAATAGGGAAGAAGATATTCTGCCTATTAATGGTAATGAACCGGCTAAAAAAGATGAGAAGCCTGTAGAAGAAGGTTCTCAAATTAAAGAAGAGCCGGTTGTCGATCCTACTCCTGATCCTAAAGAGGATAAAAAAGGAGAAGAGAATGTGGTTGACGTTAAACAGGATCCGGTAGAGACCCCGGTTGTCAATTACAGAAAAGTATTGGATGCCCTTTCTTCAAGAGGGATCATTCCCGATTTGAAAGATGTGGTATTTAGCGGTGAAAACGGCGAAGAGATTACTATCAATGATCTTGATTTTAGTAAAGAAGATTCGTTGTGTGACATACTATCTACAGTCCTTGAAAGCCAGAAAGAGGATATTGTTAAGGATAAGATAGATGTTACTTCTGTTTCTGATATTACCAAGAAGCTTATTCAGGCTGATAAGGCTGGCGCTAATATCGTTGATATTCTTAAGCAATATGATACGAATGTCGCTCCGATAGAAAAGCTTGACATTGAAAACAAAGCAGATCAGATAAAGATCGTTCGCCATTATGTTGATCTTCTTGGGTTGCCTAAAGATGAAGCTGATGAGTTTTTCAAAGGCATTATCAATAAAGGAGAAGAGTATGTTGAAGCAAAGGCTATAAAGTATAAGGCTGAGCTTGATAAGAGAATGGATGATATTATCCAGCAACGTACTAAAGAGGCTGCCGAAAAGAAGGCGAAGGATGCAGAAGATTTTAGAAGGTATAAGAAAGACCTTAAGTCTTCTATCCAGGCAAAGTATCAGCTAAATGACACTATGGTATCTAAAGCTCTTGATTTTGCCCTAAAACCTTCTGAATCGAATCCCGGAATTACCAAAGCATTTAATAGGGTAAGGGAGATGATGATGAATCCGGAAGAAGCGCCAGATTTGATTATGTTTCTTATGAACCCAGGAGAGTTCATAAAACAGAAGTCGAATCAAGCTGTAGTTGATGAGAAGAAGAAAATTTATAAGCTCATCAGCCACACAAATAAAGACAAGAGGGTAGCTCCGGTAGATGATAAAGGTGATCAAGTTCAAGGTGTGAAGTTCGATGAAATCAGTATAGATTAAAAATTAAAACATTTTTTCGTTCATGGCTAATGTACTTTTAACAAAAAATTTCCCGGCCACCATGAATGGTGACACGGTGATTGGATATACCGACGCTAAAGTCGTTAAGCAAAGTATCGTAGAGCACGATCTTAGCTCTTTAGAAGATTGGTACTACGAAAATCCGGATAAGAACCATCTGGGTATGCTTGAGTTGTTTTCTAACATTACAAACTATCCTCTGCCTATGTATATGGGTATGATTAAACAGGATGCTACTATTACCGTAAATGGTATCAATGGTTCATTCCGTTATGATCTTCCGGTATCAGAAACGTATGAGGTGGTTACAGTAGAAGACACGTCTTTGAAATATGCAAAACCTGGTATTGATGAAAGCTTCTTCGAAATTGTGTTGAATGCACAATTCAAACAAGGAGATGTTATTACTTACGATGTGATTAACGGTTGCCAGGCTCTTATCTCTACAGAGCGCCCTCCGAAACAAGAAGGTGAAAACTGGAGATATTGGTGTAAGCTGTGGGGTCGTTCTCGTGCTAAATACTTCCCGAAAGACATGCTTCGCGCCGGTATTAAATACTGGAAGGTAACAAACGTTCTTGGTGAGTTCTCTACTCAGTTCTCTGGTGTAGGAGGTGCTTCTAAGGCCGGTTCTATGACTTGTGAATTTACGCTTGGTGGACACCGTGGTGTTGAAGGTGAAACGACTATGTACGCTGGTATTAAGTCTTTGGCTTATGCGGACGAACGTACACAGAATTTCATCGACAAGGCTTACCAGAAAGTTCGTCAGCTTTCTGAAATCAGAGGAGGTGATGCAAGTTATGCCATTATCGGTTCTCGTCTTGGTGACGGAAGCATTGATATGCGTACGGCACGTGTAGCCAATACAGTGTCTTTGTTCTGTTTGGCTGAGTTGGCTAAGATGGAAGCATACGAACTTATGTTCATGCGTGGAGGTAGAGTTAAGGGTCATAATGGTGTTTTGATGAAAAACGAAGGTTTGTACCATCAACTTCGCCGTGGTTTCGTTATCTCATATGCACGTCCGGGCGGTATCAAGCGCGAACACTTCCTGGCTGCTGCTGACTATATTTTCCGTGGTCGTAGCGATATGCCGATTGAAAATCGTGTAATGAAATTCAAGGTAGGTGCTATGGCTTACAAGAACATCGTTGAAATCTTCCGTGATGAGTTCTTCTCTCAATTGGGTGCCTTGGCTCCGCTTATGGGTACAGAACGTATTATCAATAATCCGGTAACAGGATCAAACGATGCTCTTGAATTAGGAACTGTAAAGATCAAGGGTGTTACTATTCCGGGTATTGGTAAGGTTATTGTAGAACACGAACCTTCTTTGGATTACGTTGATATGGTAGATAGAAGCCAGTTGGTAGACGGTATGACTCCTATCACATCATATTCATGTATTATGGAAGACTTGACCGCTCCTGAATATTCCAATGCATTCGCCGGCATCCCTGCTTCAGCCGAAGCTCGTATTGGTAATATCAACAGCAACGTATTCTACGTTAAGCCTGATATCGGTTCTATGTGGTGGGGTTACGAACAAGGTAGATGGTCATCCAGAGTATCGGCTCAAGAAATTGTATCCAGCCATCCTCGTATGTCAGAACAATTCTGGTGCCATTCTGTATCGGCTTGTTGGGTAAAAGATACCAGCCGGTTCGTAACAATTGAATTGTTACCAAGCTCTTTGTAATCATAACTTTTAATATTAACTTGCGGTCGGCTTTAAAACCGGCCGCAAATTTTGTTTCTAACATAGTCTTTTCATATATGAAAAGACGTAGGGTATATAAAAAAATGGGAAAAAAGATTTTTGAAGAAAGCCATGAGTCTAAGAAACTGCTGGCTACCGTAGGAGGAATGAAGATATATTCCGACTCTATTTATGTTATAACAGGTAAGATGGATGAAGAAGCTCCTTCCGGATATCAGGAAAGAGGTATTTCCAAGACTCCTTTCCCTGGGAACAAGACAGTATCTTGTTGTGGATGGGATAAGGATCTTAGGGTGTATGATACCGGTTTCTTCATCAATTCAGCATGTTATAAAGGTTACTCACTTGAAGACAAGAAAGCTGAAATGGATATGCGTATTAAGAATATTCGGTATCCGTTTGAAGAAACTGTCAATGAGGACCTGGACCAAAAGAACTTCGATTTCTGGGATTCTTACAGAATTGACTTGTATGATGGTCGTTTGTTCTACACTAATGACGTTCGTGATTTATTTGAGTTGTATATAGCTATTTTGTCCAAGTCTCTTACTCCTAAAGAGGAAGATGGTAATCCGATGTATGTCGAATCTTATTATTGTGTAGAAGACAAGACTACCGCCGTAGATATCAGGAAACAACGTCAGATTGACAAGGCTGATATTTTATACGAGTTCATGAACAAACTGAAAGGATCTGAGGCTGAAAGGAAAAGCATCTATGATCTGCTTTTGTATCTTGACATCATATACAGCGTAGAGCTTGATCAGAGCATGGTTCAATACATATTCACTAATTGGATTGACGCCAAGAATACGAACGTTGACATGTATAAAGAAGCAAGCTCAAGGTTCTTATCTGACGACGAATCTTCCGAAGGGATGCAGGTGATTAAATTCCATCGTATGATCAAGGAAATGATTGAGGGCCTGGCTGTCACCGTCAACACCGACGGACTGTATCTGAATGGCGAGCTCCTGGGCGCCGACGCCATCTCTGCATCTATGGCTCTTGCTTCCAATAAGTCGATGTTAGAAACTAAGTCACGTGTCCTGGAAGCGTATAACGCTTTAAAGAACAAGCATAAAAAAATAGAAGGCACTAAGTCTGACAAGAAGAAAAAGGAAGATGAGAAAGGTTTCGATGTTGATCAATACGCTAACAAAAAAGAATAATTTATGAAGATTGTTGATTGTTATCTCCGAGCCTTACAGAAGGCTGAAGAAAACATGACCAACGGTGGTATAAAACTTGACAAGGCACGTTTTGTTCAGCTTTTTAATGACGAACAAAACCGCCTTGTTCGTTATATCCTTGATAAGAAAAATGAAGAGGATATACGTTATATCCAAAAGTTGGTTGTGTATTCAAAAGAACTTGACGAGAAAGGAGATAAAGATAATCCGGAAAGCACTTTGTTTTCATTGCCTTCTGATTTCTTTTCTTTTTCAAACATATCAGGCGTATTTACCAAAGGTGAATGCACGGTCACTGATTTTACCATGTGGGAGGCTAAGAACGAAAACCCGCATGAGCTTCTTGCCGACTTTTTTAACAAACCTGATTTTGATTTTAGGGAAACATTCTACACTATAGGCGAAGATTCGGTAAGGGTGTATAAATCTGGTTTTGATGTAGACACCGTTTACCTTACATATTACCGCTATCCGAAGGAAGTTGACATCGAAGGATATATTAAATCAGATGGTTCTAATTCAACCGATATAGATCCTGAATTAGATGATAAATTAATTGGTATTATCCTTAACATGATTGAAAAGCAATTTGCTTTGAATGAAAGCGAATACGGACGTTATCAAATAGACTCAAACAACGTCCAATCTCCTTTATAGCAGAACAAAGGCGTGTCCTAAATTAAAGACTATCAAAAAGCATTAAGAATTAATTAATTCCTAATGCTTTTTGTTGCTTATATGACTATCACTATTTTTGAGACAGATAACAGAATATTAATTTTTAAAATATTATAAGGCTATGGCTATCCATAAACCGTATGACAGACACATTATCTGTCCTCCGCACGCTAAGTTGGCGGACGTAGATTCTTTGTTGCTTCAAGAAGGTCAGATCGCTATCTATGATTTGGATGGTGAGCAGACTAAAGATGGTTTGAAAGCGTTGAAAGACTTGAAAGGATATCGTAAGGACGAACAACGTTTCCAGATCAGAATTGGACGTAATGAGATGGTGAACGACCGTGTATCTGATGATAAATCATTCTCTACACCTACGTTTGCTATTGATGAAATTATAGAAGTGTATGCTTCTGCTCCGAAGAGCAAAGAAATTAAAGTAGATGAAGTTATTTTCGGTTATAACGGAATTGACGATAATACTGCTATTACAGCAAGAAAAGGCGATCGTATCCCTATTCATATTAAGCTGACAGGACGTTTGTTCGAGCTTCGTGGTTATCCGATGGGTGAGGTGAATATCGATGATTACATCATTTTCGAAAACTGTCCTGGTCGTGAGGATATGTGTTCAGAATGTGATCCTTGCGAAGATGTTGATATTTTGGCTGCTATCTTGAAAACAATCGAACGTATCAAGAATCAGCCGATTGCAGGTGGTGGAAAGGTAGGTGATTTTGTAGAAATCCATCCTATCCATTCTTGTGACGAGTTGGAAAAAACTCCGGTGGAAACCGACATGAATTTCTATTGTATGGAAATGTGTGATACTGGTGATGCTTATGCCCTGGCTCAGCTTAAGGCTGCTTATCCTGGTTTGGATATCAAGAGAGTCGGACGTCATCTTTCTACTTCCAAATATCAGGTGATGAAAGAAGGTGGTAAGCCTGCTGATTATACTCAAAAGCTGTCTTCTATAATGAAAGGCTGCGAAGAGTGTCCTGAAGGATATACTAAGGTAGACGGCGGTTTGATTTATGCCGTAACGTTAGAGGATGATGGCGTTGATCAGTCTACTGTAGTAGAAAGCATTAAGAATGCCGTTAGTAGCACTGCCGAGAAAACAGCAGCCCAAGATGGCGGAGTAGGTATGTACACTGTGGCCGTAAGCAAGAAACTGACGAAGGCTGATATCGATGCATTTGTAGAAACTAATCCGACAGCCACAGTAACGTTCGTTGCTAAAACAGCAGATATGTGTAGCAATCCTACTGTTACTACTGTTAGCTGGGAAGCATGTGGTTCTTGTAAGATTTCGAAAGAAGCTTATGAAATCACGTTGCCGGATGATGAATGTGGTGGTAGTGCAAAAGCAGAATTACAGGCGGCATTCCCGTATCTGACAATCGAAGATTATGGTACACCCGGTGGATGTCAGCACAAGTTTAAAACAGTTGTAGTTACTAACATGGTTTGCGACGAATGCGATAAAATTTTCAAAGACTTCTTTGTATCGAAAGCGCCCGAATCTTATCGTGGACGTAATTGGAAACGTTTGGGTGCTGTAGCAGGAGATCAGTCTATTATCGCAGACCCGCTTCCTAAGAACTGCAAATGCGGTATTTTGTTCCGTGGTATTGACTACATGATTTCTCCGTCTGACTGTTTGATTGACCGTCTGACATTCCAAGAAGGATCTGTTCGTATTGCTGTAAATGGTGGTTATCCGGATGAACAGCGCGAGGCTATCAGCACGTACTTCAACCCGATCCATACCGAATACAAACAGCACTGGGCTCCGCGTACTCACCTTGGCGCTGAATTGCTGGATAAAGAACGCGAACAACGTATGTTCTTCGACTTCCGTAAGACTCACCAAGAACTTATGGAACGGATGTTTACCAACGAAGAAACCCGCTTAGACCTGTTGGCTCCGTATGCTGATTATTCAGTAACGTTGAAGCCGGCGCGTTATTCTAACGGCTTCGGTAGGGTAATTGATGATCATATTACAGTACACTTCCATGTACCGTACGGTGCTCACGAAGGTATTCAAGACCTTATGGACTTGTTAGCTGCTTCGGCAAATATCAAGCCCTGCAAGATTTGATTTTCCTTTTTTCTATATATCCCAAGGGGGAGGAGGCTGGTCCTCCACCCCCTTTTTTGTAATAAAATAATTTGAAATAGATCGATTTCATATGAACGGCGTGGATTCTTTAGTCGGTGCCTTAGGTAGGGGCATTGACAAAATAACCAACATAGTTGGAAAATGGGGTTCCTCCCAACCGGTAGATGACAGCAAATCCGGTATAAAAATAGGGGACAAAATCCACCAAGTGGTTGTGTCCTTAAATGGCTGTTATTGGTATCTTGACGAAGAAGGTAAGAAGCATCCTGTTTCTGGTATTCCGGCCACAACCGAACGGGAGTGGATTAACATAGCTGAGAAAGTTATCAAAGATTTCAAAACCTGTTACCGTACACCTGGTGGAAAGGTTGAAGTATGGAGTTGGTATCTTCTTAACGATCAGATGGATGTTCTTAAAGAAACCCATAGAATTACCGACAGTACCGACATGGATAATCCGGTAGGTAAGGTTCTTACTAAAATACCGGACGAATGGGTTATGATCGACTGCGATCTTCCTGATATGACAGAACGTGACATTACGTTTGTCAACAGATGTTATAAAACTCCTGATGGTAAGGTTGAAATAGAAGGATTAGAAGCCATAGATGATAAGATAAATATCAGGGAGTCTATTTATACCGTTATTCAGTCAACTGACGATAATTTCCCTTCCGGCCATGTTTTTAAGCTAATTCCGGAAAATTGGGTTAGAATGGTTTGTGACTTTCCTGACATGACAGAACGAGACGTAACTTACGTTCTTGAATGTTACACTACTAAAAAAGGAAAAGTGCAAGTAGAAGGTTTGGTAGCCATAGATAACATCCTTGGAGCCAGGGAAGAGGTTTATACCGTTCTTCAGTCAACCGATCCTGATATTAAGGTAGGAACCGTGCTGGATTCCATTCCCGAAGATTGGGTGAGGATGGTCTGTGATTTTCCTGACATGACGGACCGGGAAATTGTTGAAGTGGACGAATGTTATAAGACTGATGGTGGTAAGGTTAATATAAAAGGTTATCAATCTATTGATGCCGTTCTTGGTGTAAGGGAACAGTATTATTATATTGTTAAGACAACGGACGACGCCTATCCTCAGTGGACGAGAATAGATAAGATACCTAACGAATGGACGAAAACCGAATGCGATTTTCCTGATCTTACGGAAAGACATATTATGTCCGTAGATGAATGTTATACTACTCCTGGTGGTAAAATACATCTTGGAGGATATAGGTCGGTAGATAGCATAATAGGAGTCCGGGACGAGTATCTTATTGTTATGGAAACAACCGATCCTGATATACAAAGAGGCGCCACATTCAGCAAAATACAAGAAGGATGGCAGCGTATTGTTTGCGATTTCCCTGATGCTACTACATCCGATACAGAAATAGTAGAAAACTGTTATAAGACGGAAAAGGGCAAGGTTCAGATACGGACATACATAACAATGGACGGATACGGAAATACAAGGGAATTGAGGCATATGATCCTTAAAACAACCGATCCTGATTACAATATCGGATCCAATATCGATCAGATACCGGTAGGGTGGTTAAGTATCGAGTGTGATTTTGCGTCTGCTACACAGCGCCATATAAGACAGGTGAAAAACTGCTACGTTTCTGATGCAGGGAGCATTTACGTTGAGGGAGAAATTGTTTACGACAATGACCTTGACATAGACAAGATGGCGCTGACAGTTATGGAAAGCACTGACCCAGCGATAGCCGTAGGGACGGAGCTGGCTGCCATTCCCTCTGGCTATGTGAAAACAGTTTGTAGATGTAATTGTTGCAACCACTAAATCTTATTGTCATGAGCTGTAACGAATATTTTTTAGTAACACTGGAGTCTAAACCGACTCCAGTCCGTCATAAATACACGAATTTAACAGACGAATGGTATGGTCCTGATGGTGTTAAGTACGAAGATCCTGATACGATAGCCAAAATCGAAGAACAAGCTACAGATAAGAATCGTATAGGGGATAACACTTTATATCAGAAACTTATTGAAATACATTCTCAAGGAGAGTCAATAAAATCAGACATCGGAGACATAGGTAAGGTATTAGATTACATAAATGGGGAGGAAGTGTAATGGGAACCATATCAGATAAGTTAATGAGGATCATCAGCACCAAGGAGGATATAAGGCAAGCCCTTATATCCAAAGGGTATGATGTACCTACTTCCATACCTTTTAAAGAGTATGCGAAAATGATATTAGACCTGCCATGTAAAGCAGATTCCTTCCCAGATATAGAAGGTATCGTAGCCAGATATTCCGCTTCCGGTCTCACTAATGAGCAGATGGCTGCCAATCCCGTATGGGTTGATAAGACGGGCAATGGACACGATCTACAGTTGAAAAACTTCTCTTGGAAGGGGATGTCCGGAATTGGCGGGTATGTTGCAGACATAGATGAGTGGGGCACAAATTCAACGGCGGCTTATTTTGAAAGAAACAGCATTAAAATAACAGCAACATTTAAAGAAAATGCCTCATTGGGTTTATTGTACCATAATATAAAATTACGTCAATCTTGCGTTTTAAAAGTAACAGGCATACCAGAAGGTTGCGATGCTTTTTTGGATGATCGATTGGGCAATCGTTTTTACATGTCAGAAGATGGTGTGTATGAAATAATTCCGTCTAACTTTTTGGCAGAAGCTCTCTATTTATCTATAGAAAAATATCCTGAAAGATGGTATGGATCTAAACTTACCATCGAACAACTTCCCCTCTACCCCGGTGCACTCGTTTTTGACGGAGTGGATGATTACGGTACCTGTGATAACTTCCCTATTCTGACTAAGGAAAAGGGATATACGGTTGTGGCGTTGAGACAGTGGATTACAAGGGGTGAAATAGCCCAAGGATTAGTATCTAATGTAAAGAATTGGCTCAAGGATGGTGCCTTCTTGTTAGAATATAGAAATATACAAGCCGAGCATCTTAATAAGCCTATATCTTTTGGAGCAATAGGGAGTGAAAATGATTTACCACACATCCTTACTTATCAGACATCTAAAAGTTATAATGGTGTTTCGATTACAACTGGTAATTTTGAAGGAACAGATGTGCTACATGTTGGGAAATTAGCTCCAACTAATGTAGGAACTTGTATTAACGCTGCTATCTGGGAACTTGTATTTCTCGATCACGACGCCACCGAAGAAGAACTGACCAATATCAAAGACTACTTCGTTAAAACCTATCCCTGGCTCTTCCCCGACCAGGCATGGACTGTCACCGGCAAAACCAACGAGGACGAAGATCGTGCTACTATTGCCAACATTACGGGCAATGGTAATGATCTTGTACTGTCGAATTTTGGGTTTGCAGAAGGGAGTGGGTATGGGTTGTATAAAACTCCATTTGAATTATATCCATCAGTTCAGCATTCGTCTAAATATAGTTTGTCTTTTTCAAAGTTTGCATTAGGGGATCACAATTTAATAATTGCACCAAAACAAAATGATTTAAGCTATGATATAAAAGTCAAAGTAACAGGATTAAAGGATGGTGTAAAATTTAAATGGGGGTGGATTGGTACAACAGGATACATAGATATAACAACAGATGGGATACACATGTTAAATAAACCCGCATCTCAAATTAGACAATTGATTGTAGAATTTGCAGAAGATTTTGATCCTGATCATGTTGTCACCATAGAGCAAATCCCCGAATACGAAGGATACCTGGTTACTGATGGGGTGGATGATATAGCATCTTCCAATACTGTCGTTTACGAAGCAGATTTTACATTTATAGGTGAATGGAAATTCATTCAAAAAGATGATACTGTGGCTGGTATAAATAGTTTGTCTCATTTATATATACAAAATAGATACAATAGAGGTGCTACTGTAATGATAAATTCAACTTTTGAAAACAAGAAAAATATCACCGACTATATGACATTTAAAGCTATAACGTCTAAAGGTAAGGGTTATGATGAAAATTGGAATGAAGTTGATTTATTATACGGTGATGGAAATAAAGGAACATCTGGAGTAAATATCGGAGGACAAGGAGGTACGGAGTTTTGTCATATGATTTTTAAAAATATGGCTTTGTATATGAATAAGGTATTTACAAAAGACGAATGTATCAAAGCATACAACTATTTACAAACCCTAAAATCAAAGTAATATGAAATTTATTATCATACCAAAAGAAGTATATGATTCCGTATCTGAAGAAAAGAGACGTGAATTAGGAATAGGCAGCCCAAGAGCGAGCGTAGATGGTTCTAAAGTTATTTTACACGTAGAACATTATGACCTTCTATTTAAGTCTTTAGACATGCAGGCTGATGACGAACCTCAATACCCGTATCTGGTATATGATAGCCCTTCTTCTGAGTTTGAATCTGTTCTTTCATCTAAAGAATGGGTGTCTGATGTTAATGACGAGTGTCTTTGATCTTGTTATGGTTGGGGCAATTACTATATTTGTAAAAAGTTGAATAATTAAAGCGTGTGGTAGCGTTATCTACCATATAATCATCATGTTTCAGATAATAATCGGATGCGTTTTGGCTAATATCCTTACGATAGCAATCATCGGTTTAGCCCTGTATTTAGTGTATCGTAAAAACGAAGATCGTTTAAAGGCTTTGGATTCTAAGATTGATCAGAAGGTTGAGGACGTAAAAACAAGGTTGGTGCGGTGATGGACATCGTAGACCAGGTCAAGAAGTTGTTGGATAAAATTAACAAAAAATAAATATGGCAGAAATAGGTTATAACAGTAAATTCGAAGGCCAGGAGGTTGATTCCAGACTTGAGAATGTGGTGCAGGCTGCTCCTGGAACAGGTTCGGAGTCGGGGAAGGGAGGCCTCATCCCGGCTCCCCCTGCCGGAAGTCAGGACGGTAGCAAGACTCTTCTTAGTAATATGACATGGGGAGATCATGTAACAAAACAGTACATAGATGATGCTGTTTCGGCAGCAGGGTGGAAGAAACAGATTGTTAGCAAACTTCCTACTGTTGAAGAAGCGAAGGATAATGTCATGTATCTTGTAAAAGACGATGTGGCATCTACAGAAACTAAAAACGTGTATAACGAATATATTTTGGTTACTGAAGAAGGTGGAACTAAGGTGCTTGAATCACTTGGTATGGTAAGTACAGGAGTAGATTCATCTTATCTTGATTTATCCATATTTCCCAGTACTTCTGGAACTCTTGATGAGGATTCGTATGCAAAAGTTCTGAATGCTTACAATAACAATATTACATTAGGTAAGCTTAGTTTTTATTATTTTTCTTTGGATTATTTTTTAGACAATGATAATTCTGAATTAAAAATAATAGCTGTTTTATTTAATAACACCAACTCAAAGGAAGACGTATCTGGATCTTATATAGACATTGAGATGGTAACTTATGTTGTTTCCCAAGATAAGACATATAGAGCTATAGCTAATACGGCTACGTTGTCTAATGACATGTTATCTTATTTGAAGTTTATGGCTAAGACTCCTAATGTTGTCACAACATTAGCAAGTTTGCCAATAGATGCTCATAATATCATAGCCAACGTAGCTTCCGCTACGAACCTGTCTATGGCCGTATCTGCTGAGGATGTTGGGAGGGAATGGCAGGTGCGGGTCAACAACACTACCGGCACAGACATCACGCAGCCGCTTCCTACCTCTGGCCTGTTCCAGAGCATGTCAGGCGATAGCGTAGTAGTACCTAAAAATAGTTTTATAGAATTAAGTATCTGGTATATTAATGATAAGTTAGTTATCAGAGTAGGTGAACAAGCTTAACAGAAAGGATAGAGTATGGTTTATGTAAATAAAAACGTAAAAGGTTTTTACTGGGAAGGATACGAGTTGGATTCCTCTTCTTACGAAGTAGGGTATTCTTACCAAGATTTCTTAGATGGTAAATGGGTTCAACTTGACTCCGATCAAGAAAAATTCCATCAAGACAATCCTGATGCGAGTGTGAAAGAAGTTATTGCCATGCAGCTTGACCCGGAGCCTCCTGGACCAACTGAAGAGGAGTTGCTTGCCAAGGCTAAGGATAAGAAAGTTTCTGAGGCCAGGGAATATGCTTATTCTGATGCTGTCCGCTCTTATAGCTTGGATGGTAAACAGATATGGTATAACAGCAGCATGAGGCAGAAGGTTAAAAACGATATTGATGTAGCAAAAGGGAGCGGGATATACACCGTATCTGTAGCAGATTCAGAATACGAGCTTGATATTGCTAATACGGCAATGAATGAAATGCATGTATATGAATCTGAATGCGATGATCGTACTGCTGCCATAGAAAAGGAAATAGCTTCTAAAATTGACAGGAGTGAAGTTGAATCTATGAAAGTGGATGAAGGATATCCTGAGAAGTTGGCAAGGACAAAGGATCAGATCATAGAAAAAAATAAGATCCTTGAAGCTAACGATCCGGAGAAGGCTACAGCCATGTACATGAGGGCGATGATCAATACGCCGGCTATGTTGGAGAATACTGACCAGAGTCTTGCTCTTAAGATAAAAGGATTGTATCCTATTTGGGATAAGGATGGAGTTTATGGCGACAAAGGTCTTCCTATGGGTACGGCTGTTGTAAAAGGGCAACGTTTCCGCAGCAAAAACAAACCTTCGGATTTGGATTGGACTTTGTTTGAAGTAAGGCAAAATCACAATCTACAAGCTGATTGGGTTCCTGGCCAGGGAGGTGGAGCCGAAAGTCTGTATATGGTTGTTCAAGAAAAGCATTCAGGTACCGTAGACGATCCTATTCCTTGGGTATATAATTCTATTTTAGAGAACGGAAAGTATTACATAGACAAAGAAATTAAGTATCTTTGCATAAGAGATTCAGGCATCCCTTTGGCTTACGAGAATCTTTCTGATCTTGTATCAGCCGGATACGTAAGGGTTGTTTAGGTCGTAATTTGTTGTTAATGTTATGGATGGCCCCTGTATATTTATTTATGCAGGGGTTTTTCTTTAATCCAAACTCCGCTTATTTTAATATTTGGTAAGGTTCTGATTATCTTTGTGAAAAAGGTTAAGTTATGGAAAGAAGTGATATTATAAAAGAATTGAGTCAGTATTTTAGTATTGTTGAATTAGTTGGTCCTAAAGAATACGGTAGAGACAAAGATCTTTGCTGGAGGTATTTAAGAACTGAATTGCTTCACACGATACTGGTTTTAAGGAAAGACATATTGAAAACGCCGATGACGGTTAATACCTGGAAGTCGGGTGGAAGGTTTGATGAGCGTGGGTTTAGGAACAATATTTCGGATATAGTAAAATCCAAGACCGTATCAGGGTCTTTGTATGTCAGTCCTCATATGCTTGGGGCAGCCATCGATTTCGATGCTAAAGGTATGACGGCGGAGGAGGCAAGGAATAAAATAATTCAGTCGCAGGATTTACTTCCTTGTCCTATTAGATTAGAATCAGGTACCAATTGGGTCCATATTGACGTATATGACTCTCTTGGAAGTAGCAAGAAAGTAACTATGTTCTAATATGGCTTACAGATTTGTAGGAAGGATGAATTTAGAAAGTTTCTGGGCTTTTCTCATTTCCGGATTATCAGCATTGTGGATGAATTTCCAGGAGATTCACCACCTTATATATTCTATATTGTTTATATTAGCTATAAATCTTTTGTTAGCTACTATAAAAAGTATCAAGCACTGCTATATCCGAAGAAAGAGAAAGAGACCTTTTAAGATATTGACATGCATAAGCGAAATGGGAGTTTTGAAAATTCTTCTTGAGTTCGCGGCCTGTTCTTTCGGGTTGTTTACCATATCCGGAATGGACCTTATTATGTCTATGGGAGGGCATAAATCCCCAGAGTTTATAGACATGCTTCTTCAGTGGATTACAATATTTGCCTTAATATTATACGGTGGAATGGCATTCAAGCGCCTCGGCGACCTTGTACCTGATTTGATGATAGTAAAAGGCGTTAAGTACTTCTTTAGTAAAGTAAGTTGGTGGCAAAAAGTTCCATTCGGAGAGGAGTTAAAAGAAGGTATAAAAAATGGTGAAATACAAGATCTTTTAGATAATAAAAAGGAGGGTAAGAAATGTGTTTGCAAAAAATGAGGGTAGGGCATGTGTTAGGAGTTATTCTACTGTGTTTTATATCTTTCTTGTTTGGTAAAACATGTAAGAAGAAAGAAATAATACACGATATAGAAATAGATACGGTAATAGATACCATTATCCAACCTGTTCCTGTTCCTCAGTATATAGTTGACGTAGGGGAGGTAGAAATACCTTTCCCTATGGATGCTATAGTTAAAAAAGACACGATAAAAGACACTGTTTATATCAATATCCCAATTCAAAGAAAAACATACAGCACAGATGATTATCGGGCTGTTATAAGCGGATACAGACCTAATTTGGATACGATGATCATCTACCACAAAAAAGAAATAATATACGAAAAGAGCCGGCGCTGGGGCATAGGGCTGACGGCAGGGTATGGAGTTGGGCGCGAGGGCTTCTCTCCCTACTTAGGCGCTGGAATCTATTATCGGATATGGTGACAATCACCTCACCTTTTATTTAATGTCCAATAGTTTAAACTTTTATCACCTCATTTACTTATCTTTGTAGAAAAAGATAAGGTATGAACTATATCGATATTTTACCACAGATAAGAAATAACATTTTCTATGTCAGGATAGTAATGACCGACTATGATGTGGAAAATCAGATGGTTATTAGAATAGTAGCCAGAAGAAATGATGGCCTGTACAAGACGGAAGTAGTACAGTATCCAAATGAAGGAACTGATTATAACGGGGAAATCATTGTTCCTATGTTTGGTATGGCTAAGTCGTTGGTAGCCCAAATAGTAGGAGTCAAGATAAATGGTACCGAGGTACGTGTTAATAGCACTGAGGTAGAGGGAGCTGATATAACAGCCAGATACGATGATTCCCTTACCAGAATGGGATGGGAGGAGAGTATGAACAACATCCATCTTGATTTTGAGGTTATAAGCACCAACAACCCTAAAACGCTTCGCATAGCCGATCAGTCGGAATGGGGGATACTGGCAGACAGACCGGCTATTATAGAGATTGTACCACCTGAAGATGAGAATAAGTATGTTTATTATCTTGGTAAGAATCAGCTGAATGTATTCAACAGTAAGACTCTTGGCATAAATCCGGGTCGCGGAAATGATTTTGAAAACCTGAAAGATGGTATATACGATATTACCATAAAAGGTAGTCCTTCCTCTTATTCATTTAACAGAAAGTATTTAAAAACGGATCTGATCCGTCTTAACATAGATAAGATATGGGCCAGGTCAACTGTGTTATGCGATCATGAGGATGATGACGTTATTGACAAAATAAAAGAAATAGAGTTTCTGCTGGCTGCGGCTGAAGCTAATATGAGATTAGGGAATTTTGAAAACGTAAAACAATTATACGAAAAAGCATCTAAATTGATTTACGTTCTCAATAATTGTGAAAATTGTGGTTGCAAAATATAATAAATTAAATATCAATAAATTATGGGATGTGGATGCGGAAGAAGCAACATTGCTTCTGTTAATAAAAGTCGGGCTATAAAGCCTCAGTCGAATACGACACCTAAAGCTGATTCTAATGCGGCTTGTATTCAGAAATATGATGAACTTGCTGTATTGGACAAGAAAATCATAGACCTTCATCGCAAGTTCAGGTTTGTAGGAGGTGTAAGTAAAAGGTATGCTGATATTCAAAAACTGGTAAGAGGCTGGATCGTTAATTTGAAGAACGAGTGCCCGGACCCGGATGATCTTGCTACTTATTCTGAATACATAAATAAAGAATACGCCAGGTATTTTACGTCAAGGTGATATGGCAGCTACCGGAAGTACACAGCAAATTCTTTTCCCTTCATCTTACTTATGTGAGTGTGCTGATCGTTTTATAGCATGTAAGGCTGATCAGTATCTACAATATCATAAGTATAAGGTAGGTATCAAGCCTGATATGGATACGGTTTTTAAAATAGATCGTATGAGAAGAATCGTCTGTGAAGGGGAATGTGGGTTGTGTCCGGACGAGATTCATAAATTCAAAGAAGAACTTAATAAGATCTTGTCATGAAAAAGATGTATTACAACAAAGAATACAGAAAAGCTTTCAAGAAATCGGATTGTCCGGAAGATCTTGGTTCTGAAGAAACGTTTATCGTTCATGAAGCTGAATTTTGTTCGGATATAAGCCAAGATGATGCAGATAGGAAAGCGGAAGAGTTTGCGGAGAAAGAAGGTCCGTTGTATGCTAATAAAGTAGGTGGATGTTGCAAGGTTTATTATAACACAAGACAGGAAGGGGATTTCTTTAAAAATGATTGCCCTGATGGTCAAAAGCAAGAACAGCCTATACATTACGTGGTAGAGGCCGGTCGTGTATGGTCTAAGTTCAGTACCGAAATAGCTAACTACGAAGCTGCGAGGATCCTTGAGCAAGAGGGGCAGGCTGCCGCTAACGAATCTGGAGTATGTAAAACCGTTTATTACAACGAAGATCAACATGGTTGGTTTAGTAAACGTTGTAAGGAAGGATGGAAGGCTCCTGAGAAATACAGGAGGATATACGCCGGTACCGTAACGTCTTTCATTAGCGTTGATGATGCCAATGAAAAGGCTAAGAAGATACTGGAAGAAGAGGGCATGAAATGGGTTAATGAAAATACCAAATGCGAGCCTGTTGTTGATGAATGCAAATTTGATTTTTGAAAATGAGCAACGTAAAATTTAATCCGACAGAAGGTGAGAATGATAAACTGGTGTCGGTGTTTTCTGAAATAAATGAAGGTCTTGATACGACTTTGAATTACACTATTTCCGATGAAGGGAATAAGGCTAAGAAGAACATCGTCGTTAATCAAGTTGGTAAAAGGGAAAAGTTTTTATCGAAGAAAGGGGAGGAATCTGAGCCTTTTGTTTTGTCTGATGGTAATACTTTCAACGTTCTTAAAGAAGGTGCTTCAGGATCGGCATCCGCTTGGGCTGAGGATCAGCTTCCTCCAGAAGCCACGGAATCAGTTGGCGACAAAAGCCTTCTCCCTTCTTGGGATTTTTACCTTATAGACATGACTCAAAATACCGGAGACAAAGTGCGTCCGGTAGGAAAGCTTCGTAAGAATAATCTCCTTAGATTTGAAAACGGAGATTTTGCTCCTACGGTGGGCATAACCGAGGAAATGAGAGCCGAATGCGATGTGGAACTGTATTTAGATAACGGTCATAAAAATAAGTATTGTGATGCCGGAGCATTTGACGCTAAGGCTTTTTATGAAGAGTATGGCATTAGTCAAAAACTTTATAATGCTTCAGGATCAGAGGTAAGGATTTTAAGACCTTGGGAGACTACTTCAAAGAATTATAGTATATTCTTAGGATGTAGCAAGAGTCTATATGTAGCTGATAAGGTAGTTGGTAAAAGCGGGAAAATATGGTCTGGTGTGTACGACGCAGACACGGTTCCTATGCTGGACGGACTTGACCTGCGCCAGACGTGCCCTGTGCTTCCGCCCACAGCCTTATCTCCTGGACCGGTATGTACAGTAGACTCCAAGGCAAGATCTTTCTTTTTCTTGTATGAAGGAGAAACAAATTGTAAATCCGGAGCCGGAGTTGGTAACGCCTGCACGATGTTTTTAAATGGAAGAACTTATCCGAGAAGCAATGATGTAAATCAAATCAATATAGCTAAGTATTCGAGGGCTAATAACGTAGATCCTGAATCTTCTTATCCTTTTTCTGAAGGTGGTTTTTTGACCTTGAATGCTTATATCATATACCTTGAAATGCTGTACGGTACTAAATACTTAGCTAATCCAGATACTTTTGGATCAGGGATATCAAGTAACTCCGGAGTAGGTAATGATGTTAATTATCGCAAATACGGAGGTGTAAAGTATCGTAAAAAAGGAGAAGAGACATGGTTGTATGGATCATGGGCTACAAATTCTTCTATTATACATTATGAACCTACTAAAAAAACTCATTTTTCTTACCTCATAAATTCAGAATATCCTAAAGAACAGTGCATGGAAAGCCAGATGGCGGCTTCTTTTGCATTTGAGGCAGGAATAGAGGAAGGATTGGAGTTCGATTTTTATGGAGGAAAATATTGGTATAAGAACGTCCAGGGAGCCAAGAGTATGGTTGAAGGTCATATGAATGTTATTGTGTTTAAGGAAATGACCGGCACTATATCAGCCTTAAACGAAAATGACGAACCGGCAGAATTTGATTTGGAAGTTATTTTAAGGATGTCTTTGTACGATGGCATGAATTTGTCTGGAGATGTCTTTAGGTATTGTGGAGGAGGATACGAACAGGTAGGAACTTGTTTAAATGACCCTAATGTTACTCGTATAGGTAATACTATTGATATCTATATAGAGCCAGATCAAAAGAAATGGACATATGAGAAAAGGTCTACTATAAATAATGGTGAGGTTTTTAATTTTGAATCTAAATATAAAAAGATAGCAACTACCCAAAATTTAGGATATAGTTATGCTTTACACCGTATCCCTTATACCGGATGGAAGGATAAAAAAGGCGGAGGTATCGGATCAGGAGAATGTTTTTGTACATGGGACAATTGCTACTGGGCTTCAGCTATCGGCTTAAGGAGTAGATTGGCTGCTCGTTTCGGCGGTTATGCGTACAGCAGTCTTTGCTCGCCTCGTAGTCTGTATGCGAATAACGCCACTTCTGATCCGCCTCGCTACACTTGCGGCCTTGCCCAGTTGTTATTAGACGTCAGTCAACCGCAGGTTTGATGGGTGCAACCCATTGATGGCGCAGCCATCATAAGCGCAGCGCTAAGGCGCAGCCTTTTATACTATATCACGGCGCAGCCGTATCTTGTTAATATAATATTTTATAGCTACAAAACAAAAATTTAAAATATTTAATACAAATTGTTTTGTAGCTATAAAATATTATACATACATTTGCAATGTCATTAGACAACAGAGATAGTTAACATTATAAACAATAAAAAGCTATTCAATGAAATCCGTTAGTCTGCTAACAAGTCTTACATTGGGATCTGATCTCTGAAATAGCAAATAACGGTTGAGAAAAAGGTTAAAAAGAATTGGCTGCTCGTTTCGGCGGTAATGCGAACAACAGTAATTGCTCGCCTCGTAATCTGAATGCGAATAACGCCACTTCTAATACGAATCGCAACAATTGCGGCCTTGCCCTGTGTGGGCTAAAAAAATTGGGTATATTCTTTTTAATCTTTCCCAGGAGTGGAGAATCAATAAAAGACAAGCGTATGAGGTTATATGATAAAAATATGATAGAGATGCGCGACGGTCGTAAGCCCGTCATTAGCCCACAACTGAAATCAGTTTCAAACTATATAGATATAAGTTTGGATGATATTAGAGAAGCATGCGAAGCAGCATTTAAAAACCATTCTAAAAAGAATGATGTTGTTAATTTCAATTCTGATTTTGATGGTAATTCGTTAAAATTGTATGAATGGTATTTAGATGGTACTTATGTTAGCAAAATCAAATATCGCAAACTTGTAAAAGAAAACAAGAATAGTAAGGTTCGTGAAATAAACAGCCCGGATCTTACCACCAGAATTTATCAGCATCTTGTTTTAGTAAAGTTAGGTCCTTTGTATTATGAGAAGGATAATATGAATGGTCTTAATTGTAAGCCGGGATTTGGCATAACAGCATCGTCTAAATCAAGGTCTCTTATTAAAAAGATGAAGCATGTTTATTATGATAGACTTGATTTGAAGTATTGTTTGGTTATAGATCAACGTAAATGTTATAACCATGTAAAAGACAAAGTGTTTAGAAAAGTACTTAAGAACTTTATTTCAAATAAAAAGTTTATAGATTTTGTAATAGACGTAAGTTTCGTATCTGGAGAGCTGCCTATAGGGACTCCTACAAGTCCTTTCATTCATCATCTCCTTATGAAAGATTTTGATGATCTTGCAAAGAGAATAGCTCCTTTTTCATTGAGATATGCCGACGATAATTTCCTTGCTTTCTATACTAAGGAGGATGCTAATACTGCCAAATGGAGGATTAAGAATTATTGGTGGTATGAGCTTAAGATAAGATCTAAAAGGCATACTTGTATTATAACAGACATGGATAGACCTCTTGATTTTTGCGGGTATGTTTTCCACCGTAATAACAAAGGCGTATCTGAACACAATAAAGGTTATGTGACAATAAGGAAGAGGGTAGCCAAAGACGCGAAGAAGTGTATTACAAATGAAAGCTGGTCTTCTTACTTCGGTCTTTTAAAACACTGTGACAGTTATTCATTAATGTCAAAAATAGAAAATATCATGAAATTACGAGATTTAACAAGCACGATTCGTATTGATAAGAAAATGGATGCGGACAGCATCGATGTCAAGAACCTTGAAGGTATTGTATTTGATATCGTGAACTACGAAATACGAAGTAATAACAAGAATGAACCAAACTGGATAAAGTGCTTGATAGGTATTCCTGAAACCAATAAAGAAGGGATTCCTACTGGCAGGAAACTCGCAAGGGAATTTCATGGTAATTATCAAGGTATAGTAAATTTTATTTCAAAATGTGAACTTACTTATGGCAAAGATGCTATTCTCCCTATTACCGATGTAGAGATAGAAAACAGATGTGGATACGTTTTTAAAGGCAGCACTAACCGCTTGGAATACATTGATTGACTTCTTATTGTGATGGTGTGAATGAAAATTATTATCTTGCACCAAAAAAAAGAAAGTCATGAATTGTAACACTTGTAAAGATGACAGACCTGATATTCTGAGATCTAATATCTGTATCGGGTCTGATCCGTGTAATGACTGTACGGACAATTGCGAAATTCTTCCAAAAGAATGCGATTGCCCGTATGGTCATTTAAGCGATCATTGCATTCATTATACAGGATGCAAGACATTCATATCCAAATTAACTCCAGGCATGCCTTATAATGAGGTTATGCATAATATAGAGCTGGTTTTTGAAAACATAGATAAGTTTTTGGATAGGATGGTTGAAGAAAATACGCTTTTAAAACAAAGAGTTGAAAAACTTGAAAAACAACTTCAAAATGGAAAAGAGTGCACAAATTGGTAAGGACTTAAGTGGTAAACACGTATATGTTCCACATGTGGACGAGACGCCGGTGCCATGCCCGGACGGATATACATGCACGAACTGCGTGTACTGCGCTGACGGCATCAACGCTGGCTACTTCAGTCTGGCTCAGAAATCTGATCTTACGGCTTTAATCAATGCAATGATATGCCGTATGGAATACCAGGATAGGGAAATAGAATTTTTAAAACAAAAAATAAATATTTTGAGTAACAATGGCAATAACAGGTAACGGTTGTTTTGGCAGTCATGGTGGGTGCGAACGCCCGCATCATTGCAATATTCCTTCTTCTAACATATTCTATGATGGAGAAACTATAGAAGAAGCTGGTTTGTATCATGGTATGCCTTTAGACGGAGCTTTAGCTAATTTAGCTAAATACGTTTCAAGGGCTATTAACGTAAGTGGATCTGTCAATACAGAAGTGTTTGACGGTACTTCTCATGTGGTTCTAAAGAAAGATCCGGCAGAGATTTTGCTTGTATCTTATTGCGGGGGTGTCGTACCTTCTGATATGTATAAAGTCCAGGGTCGTACTGTTAGGTTCTGCCGGGATATGTGTCAACAGGATGAACTTGCTGAAGTGAGGGTTGTGTACCGAGAAGAAGCAAATAGTTCTTATGGGTTCCATTGTTAATTTAGGAGGATAAGAAATGGCAGAAAAATGCAAAGGATTTATATGTGGGGGTAATCTCGTTGATGGCTCTGTGCCTTCTGATAAGTTAGATAAAGAAACCATTGTCGAGCTTATTAAAGAGATTCTGAAAGAGGAAATGCACGAATCTTGGCTTAAGGAAATAATAGAAACCATACTTAAGGAATCTATTGATTCAGATTGGCTTCGTGAGTTCTTTAAAGAAGTTCTTAAAAAATACGCTAAAGAGGAATGGTTTAAGGATATTATCTGCGGCTTAGGATGTGTTGGCGTACAAGAGATATTTGATGTTATTCCTACTGACATAACATTTGAAGCCACAGGCGGTACGGCTACGGTACAGGTTGTGGTAGATGATGGCGTTGAATGGGAACTGACACTTTAATGAAGGAGGGTTATTATGAGCAAAGAAAGAATATATAAGATGGATGATGGTTCTTGGCTTACCTCAGATAAGAAGGAAGGTGTCGGTCGTGATAAAATGAATTTCGATGCTCCATCTTGGAAAGGAAGGGAAGATAGGATCACTATCCGAATTGTGAAGAAGTCCGATACCGAAAGCATGAAAGCCATTACTTTCAAGCAAAAAGGTATTAAGATCACAGAAGTGTCGGTTAGTAGGCTGGAGTTCCCTATATCTGGTGGAGATAAGCAAATCCTTATTACTACCAACGCCGCTTCTATCAATGCCCTTATTACAGGAGATAGTGGTATAAAGGGTGTTATAAAGGCATTTACCACCGCTTCTGGTCTAAATATTGATGTCAATGATATTAGGCTTGATTATGGTTTCCCTGGTGATCCGGGTCTTGAAGACACGTTCCAGGTTTCGATGATTGTTTCCATGCCTGGCAATGAGGATGGGAATGAAGTTAATGAGAACATAACTATAAATGGTGTGCTGATTCCTATTTATCAGCCCGGAAAGGTCGTTCCTTACATTAAATTGGATAAGGAATTTGAACAAATTGAGGGTGATGAAACAAGCACGCAGTTAAGTATAGAAAGTAATATAAAAGATTATGTTATTGAAATAGTTGAATGCGAGTCTGTGGATAAGGAGGAAATTCACCTGGACAAGGATGTTGTTAATCTTGATTCCGATGGATCACCGGAGGTAATCAACGTAAATACAAATCCCGAAAATTTAAGATGGAGGATTAGCGAATGAAAGTAGGTAATTGTTGGGCGAACATAGATAAGAAAGAAGGCGGTCTTAACAGTAAGGTTAATATTTACTTTGATGAAAATGATACTGGTGCCAACAGAAGTGTCAAGATAAGGGTGTCTTCCAGGGACGGTAGCGTATCTGAAGAATGTACGTTAGTTCATAAAAAAAAAGAACAGGTAGTTTATAGAAATAAAAGACAATCGGCTCTTTTCACAAAAGAAGGATGTAATCCTGAGACAGAGAAAGGGGAAGAGCTTGAGTATGTTGTTGAGGCCGGAAAATACACGTCTGTCATATCTCAGTCTGATGCTGATGACAAGGCTATGAAAGACATTGAACAAAATGGTCAGAACTGGGTTAATGAGCATGGTCGTTGTATAACCATATTATGGTACAATGTCAAGAAATCAAAGTCGTTTAGAAAGAACGATTGCGATCCTGATACCGAAGAAGGAAGTTTGGTTACGATGACAATCGAAGCCGGGCAATTTTCTTCTACCATAAGCCAAGAAGATGCCGACCGTAAGGCTGAAGCTGAGTTGAATGCCAAAGGTCAAGACTATGCTAATTCTCATGGTACTTGCAATACCATAAAATGGTACAACGACAGGAAATCCAAGATGTTCCAAAAGACAGATTGTGAGGTGACTGAAGTTGGATCTATGGTAGAGTACGTTGTAGAAGCCGGCCGCTTCTCTTCTTCTGTTTCTAAGGAGGATGCTAATCAGAAGGCTTTGGATGCCTTGGAAGCTGAAGGTCCAGGTTATGCTAATGAGCATGGTACATGTGAAACAAATTTATGGTATAACGTAGAGAAGTCAAAAGTATTTTATAAAAATGACTGTGAAGATGGATTTATCGGAGCACCTTATACTTACACAGTAGAAGCCGGTAAATACACATCAGACGTAAGTCAAGAAGATGCTGATAAGAAAGCTCTTGATGATATAGAGAGAAACGGCCAAGAACAAGCCAACCTTAATGGTGAATGCATTGAGGATCCTAATTATTTTATAGGAAAGGCTTCGGCTCGTGTTCAGAAAAATGATTGCGATGCCGAATCTCAGACCGGAAGCTTCGTTGATTTGACTGAAAAGGATCTTGCCGGATACCCAGATGCTTTTGTATCAAGGGAAAGCCAGGAGGCAGCTAATGCGCTGGCTGAGGCCGCTATGGAAGAACAGAAACAAGATCTTGCAAATAAGAAAGGTACTTGCATAGATAAAAACCAATTTGTTGGTGTATATAGCAAGGTATTCACAAAAGACAATTGTGAAGGAGAAGGCGTAGGTTCGCAGGTAACGGTAGACCAAGACGATGTAACTGGTGGTCCTTTTACTTCATACGAAAGCCAGGAGGCGGCTAACGCGCTCGCTCAGGCTGCCGTCGAGCAGCAGGGCCAGGCCATAGCCAACCGGGACGGCCATTGTACGTGGACTGGTAAATACAGTGAAGAATTTACTAAAAACGATTGCGATGAAGGCCAGGTGGGGTCTAAGATTACCGTAACCGAACAAGATGTTGTTGGTGCTCCTTTCACATCTACCGTAAGTCAAGATGATGCCAATAACAAGGCTCAAGCTGCTGTCAAAGAACAAGGACAGGCTATTGCTAACAGTAAGGGTAATTGTGAGAATATGACGGTCTATGCCGGTCATTACAGTAAGAGATTCGTTCCAGAATGCGAGGCTTGTCATAAAGGTGTAGAGATGGAGGTTACGGCTGAGATGGTAAATGGAAGCCCTGTTACATCAACAGAAAGCCAGGATGCAGCAGACGCAGAAGCTCGTAGGATTGTAGAAGAAGGCGGTCAGGCTTATGTTAATAAGAACGGAACTTGTACACCATTAAGCACCGATCCTGTATGGGAGGACGTAGAACCGGAAGAACTTAGATGTAATGAAGGTAAGTCTCAGAAAAAGCAACGTGATACCAACGAATGTTCTGAAACTCACAATCAAGAACGTTGGGTAGATGGCGGAAATAAGGTTTGTAGCTGGACCGGCCATTATACAGAAACGTTCCAGAAAAACGATTGTGAGATACCGGATTCAGGAACGGAAGTAGAAGTAAGTGAAGCTGATGTTGAAGGCAATCCTTTTATTTCTTTCGTAAGTCAAGAAGATGCTGATAATAAGGCCAAGGAAGCTGTTAAGGCTCAAGGACAGAATATTGCTAACCAAAAAGGTAAATGTAGGTTTGTAGGCGTATATAGCAAGCAGTTTACAAAAGACAATTGTGGATCATGTCATCATGGTGTTCCGATGAGTGTAACACAAGATATGGTAGGCGGACCGTTCTATTCCAATGAAAGTCAGGAAGAGGCAAATAGGCTGGCTCAGGAAGCCGTAGAAGCCCAAGGTCAGGCTTATGTTAACAAGAACGGGACATGCGAAATAGACAACACCGATCCTGTATGGGAAGATTCGGAACCACTTGAAACCAAATGCGAAGGTGGTAAATCCTATAAAAAACAGGTTAATACCAACGAATGCTATGGTGGAGCAGATGAACGCTGGGTAGAAGGTGGAGATAAGGTATGTGCCTGGACCGGAACATATAGCAAGGAATTTACAAAACAGTGTGCTGACGGCGGTGTCGGATCTAAGGTTACTATAGACCAAGATGATGTAACCGGCGGTCCTTTTACGTCTACCGTAAGTCAGGAAGACGCAAATAGCAAGGCTCAGGCTGCCGTCGAACAGCAGGGACAGGCTCTTGCTGACGCGCAGGGAACTTGTACCTGGACCGGTAAGGCAAGTAAAGTCTTCACCAGAAACAATTGCGGAAGCTGCCAGCATGGTTCTTCTGTTACCGTAACACAAGATCAGGTAGGTGGTCCATTTACGTCCAATATCAGTCAAGCTGATGCTAATAAGAAGGCTCAAGATGCTGTAAATTCCCAAGGTCAGGCAGTAGCTAACAAAAACGGTGATTGCGTAGCTGATAGCACAACTCCTTCTTGGTCGGATACCGGAAGCACCCGTTGCGACGGTTGCACGTCTCAGAAACAACAACGTGACACCAATCCATGTTCTTCTTCTTACAACAACACAAGGTGGGTTAATGGAGGTGGAGAATCTTGTACAGACTGGTCTTATTACGGAACAGGAGACTGCGTAGGTCATACTCAGTACAATGCTTATCGTGATAGTTGCTCTGGTAGCGTAGATCGTCAATATTCTGTAAATTGTAGGAATTGTTGTAATTGTGGATCTTACGGTTCTTGGCAAGAAGCTGGATGTGGAAGCAATAGCAACAGCAATAAGGTAAAATACGTTCGTTACGATGATTGTGGAAATCAAGATGTAAAATACGAGCTTGAAGTTGGAAAATGTGGATATGCTCCATACGAATTTCAGTTCCATGATGGAAGAACGAGCAAGTCGAGGTCTGTAATTGGTAACTCCAATAGTATTGAAGAGGTTATTATAAGTACAAAAGGCGATTCATATATAGGTTTTTCTGTTAAGTCAAAACCTTCTTGGTGTTCTGTTGATTATAGAGACCAGACATCTGAAAGTATGAAAGCTGTAGTTTCTATAACCTTTAATGTTGAGACAACTGAAAGATCTGGATCAATTGTTTTTGTTCAAAATGAATCAGGAAAAGAAATCACTTTGAATATAACTCAAGAGATTGTATCTGTTTTCACCTTTAATGATGGAACAGCATCAGATAAGTCATGGTCTGGAACAGCCGTCTCTCAAACTATTCAATACACTATACTTAGTACCATAGGTTCGTCTTATGCACCATATAGTGTAAAATCTAAGCCTGAATGGTGCTCTGTTAATTACGATTCTCCAACAGATAAGGGGGCGGTAGCTAAGATAACTATGACAGCTAACACAAGCACATCTTCTTCTCGTCAGGGAAAAGTTGTTTTCTCGCAGAATGCTACAGGAAAGACACTTACTGTTAACATACAACAAGCTGCGGCAGAAAAGCCTCTTGTTACTATTTCTTTAATAGGTGACAGTTCTCGTCAACAGCAATCTGCCACTATGAACAAGAAGGGATGTAATTACAGTTGTCCGAGCGGAAATGTGATAATAGCCATGTACATGGAAGGGGATGAAAACGGAAAGTTCCAATTCTGGTATGCGCCATTGATACCTGAAGGAGGTCAAAGCGGTGTGAATGTAACTTATGGAGGAGAGACTCAAACAGTAACCGCAAGTACGAAGGACGGAACACGTCTTAACGTTCCTGCCGGATCTGTTGTTACAGGTATTTACTGTACGAGTGTAGAGAATGGATATTTCGCATTGAAATACAGACCTGTTTATATAAATGGAGAACCTGTTTCTACTCCTTCTGCTTGTGGTGGATCATCTGATACTTGCAACGCTAAAAGCTGTGGATGCTGGGTAAGATGTAGCTTTAATCCATTTACGGGCATGGCTATGGAAGGTGATGAAAACGGATGTGTTTATAGTTTCTGGGGTAAACCAACCGCATCTGTTAGGTTGTGATAAGCATATTAGGGGGTAATTAATTTAATTGCCCCTTTTGCTGTATTTCATTTTGGTTATTAGAACAAAAATGATTAATATTGCACATCATTCAATTTTAAATTTTTAGTATCATGGCTTGTAAAAAGAAAGCTCGTCAGGGTGGTGAAGTCGATAAGAAAGACAAACCTAAAATGCGCCAAGGCGGTAGTGTTGGAGGCAAGATGAAAAGAAAGAAGACGAGCACTAAAAAGTGATTGAAAACCAGGGGAAGGTGCTGATCGCCTTCCCCATTTTAGTAACATAACAACAACATATTATGAGCAACAATTTTATTAGTAAAGGGCAAAGGAATGTCTGTGTGACGTTTGTGAAGTATTATCCTGTGTTGATGCAGGTTATTATGTTAGCCAGCATTTTTGATGAGTTTTATCCTTTTAGTATCACTAATTGGCTGTATCCGATATTAGGTCATTCTCTATCATGGGACCTATTTCTCTTGGCTTTTTCAAGAATGTTCAGGTTTTGTATATGGCATAGGTTATTGATCTATAGCATGATTTTTAATATCTGTGTAGAACGGGTTACGGTTAATATTGAGATGCCTATTGAACACAATATCGTAGTGTGGTCTGTTATGGCTGTTACTCTTTTGATAATCATTGCCTCTATTGTTTTAAGATTTAAAACAGGATGTTTTGAAAATGAAAGAAATTCTGACAGAGACGCTGCGTAAAAGCGGTGCGGCGGTATGCGATAAGATAAAGGAGATGTTTTTAAGCGGGGAATGCGATCATCTCACAGCCAACGATCTTGAGACATGGACGCAGCTTGCTAATCCGGCTAAGTACTATACCGGAGAAGAGGCTGTTTCTTATCTTAATGTAACTTCTAAAAGATTTTATGAATATCGGAAGGCGAAGTTAGTTCCTGATCCGGTTAAGATAAAGGGATTCCCTAAACCTTTATATACGAAAGTTATGTTGGATGAGGCTATAAAAACCATATCCGGCATGAGTGAAAGAGATATTTATATGAGGATCTTGAATGCTAAATCAAGAGAATCAAGAGCAAAAGAAAGGAGGGGAGCATGATCACTAATGGTGAATTTGTATCAAGAGTCGTAAACGGTATTCATGCCCTTGACAAAGATTCGCATGTTAGTCGGAGATGGATATTGAATATCGGTAGAACTAAAGCCGAATCTTATACAGCACAGAGGTGGGATGACGGGACGTTACTTGGTGACCACCGGCTCCTAACTTACGTTACTTGCCTGGAGATGATTGAAGTTGATAAAATAGTTTGCTGCGATGCCGAATTTGCGTTATGTAATACACTTATGCGTTCAAAGCATAAGCTTCCAGGACTTCTTTATTCTGCCCTTAGACCGGCTATTACTAAGGTGACTAACGTAGATAACACTATATTTTTTAAGTTCGCTGAAATAAAGTCGTATCGCAATGAACAAAAAAGACCGTATGCTAAATACGTTAAAGAACGTCGTCCTTTTTATTATGTAGAAAACGACTATATTTATATACCAGATTTCCATATAGAGCTTATTAACGTAGAGTTCTTTACAACAAGAAGAAAGAAGGCGCTGGAGTTAATGGCTTGCGATCCTACACCTAAAGGGTGCGAATCTGAATGGGAATACGAATTTATTTGCCCTATTAAGCTGATTGAGTATGTAGTGGCAGAGACGATAAAGGAAGTAGCATTCAGGCTACAGATTCCTATTGATGAAAATCCGAATCTTGATTCCAATCAGAAAAGTCAAATTGTTCAATAATAAAATATTATTTATCTTTATTTGGGTCTTAGTTGTGAAACCAAGACCCATTTTTATATAACTTAGTAACATGAAAAGAACATCAATACAATCACCGTATTTTGCAGCCTACTACCATCGTCTTATGAAGAGAAAGAATGGTTTTAAGAAAGGCATGATAAGAGATAGAGGAGAGGTTTTAAGGCTGTTGTCTATTATATGGAAAACCGTATCAGAGCATTATGTGGAAGCTGATGCTGGTGTTTACGTAGATAACGTGGGCTACTTATGCCATGTGCTTATACCGGGCCAGCGCTTTACCGTCAGGCGGGACCTGGACATCGTGAGCAGGCTCGGCACCAACGGCTACCTCTACAACCATCTGGCTATGGATTTCGCAGACTCTAAAAGATATTACCATTTTGTAATACAAGATAGCTTGAAAAAGAAGTTAAGGGTTAAAATGAATAAAGGACGAAGATATCGATTTATGTACAATGAAATACTTGCTAAAAGAAGAGTGTTTAAAGATTTCCAGATTAAGAGAGTTTTCGAAGATAAAGAATTAGGACACAGAAAGTCGTAGAAAAAAAGTAGCGATCACCCTTTGTAGATACAGGATAATCGCTACTTTTGCATATCCGTCTACTTTCTCAAGCAGGCGGATACAAAAAAACAATTCCTATTATGGGAACAAAGGTAAACAATTTTCAAAACAATGCGAAGAACAGTAACATTATTTTGACGCAAAAATCCAGCGAAACGGAAACAAACGGGAGCGTAACAATCTTTAAAAATTCAGAATTTGGAGATATTAGAACCATAGTAGATCCAAATGGAGATGTGTGGTTCGTGGCTATAGATGTAGCTCGATCACTTGGCTATGCTACGCCTAAAAATCCAATAAAAAGACATGTTGATGAAGAAGATACCATTCTTTTGCAACTGTCTGATTTTCAGAGGGGCTCGTTTTGGGCTCCCTTGGAAATCAATGAGTTAGACAGCATACGTGTAATCAATGAATCTGGGTTATATTCTCTTGTTTTGTCATCAAAATTAGAATCGGCAAAGAAGTTTAAACGATGGGTAACATCCGAGGTTCTCCCCTCTATAAGAAAAACGGGTTCCTATTCTATAACACCGAAAGACTATCCATCTGCATTAAGAGCATTAGCTGACGAGATTGATGCTAAAAATAGAGCCATAGCCGAGAGAGCGCAAGCAGAGGCGGAGAGACAGCAGGCGATAAAGACCATAGAAGAGCAGCGTCCCGATGTGGAGTTTGCGGAGTCGTTCAAGAAAGTTGATCATGAAAACATGTGGTTGATTAGAGATGTGGCGAAGAAGCTTGAGCAGAATGGAATCATCATCGCCGAAAAGAATCTCCGTTTGTTTCTTGAGGAAGTCAAGTTCATGTTCAGGAATGGGCAGGGTAGATGGGAGTTATACAGTGACATTGTTAAAAACAAATTTGGTGTTTATCGATCTTATTTTGTGGATAAGTATTCTGGGGAAAGAGTTAATCAGCAAACCATCTACATGACTGGTGCTGGATATGAAGTCACACTTAAGGGGATAAAGGAAAAGTGTAGGAGCCTTTTCTTGAAGTACGGCAAGTTTGAAGATCCTAACTTTTGAAAACACAAAATAGGGTGTTATACATATTATTCTTATCTTTGTGGAGGTCAGGTTTGTTTCCTGTCCTCCATTTTTTTTAAGAGATGACAGTCAAAAATTATATCATAGAGTTAAAATCGTCTTTAAGATCATTTGACAAGCGTGATCTGATAGATGAGGTATCCATCTACAAATGGGTAGAAATTGCCCTGAAGAAGTTTGGAGGCGATATTACTATGCGCAAAGAAGCGGTAGTGGATGTCAAGCGAGGGCAGGCCCGTATGCCTGGTGATTACTTTGATCTTATTCTGGCTTTTAAATGCGATTTTAAAGGATATGAGGTGCCGGAAGGTGATACGGTGATACCAGAACTTCAAAATACAATAGCCTGGAAAGAACGTACCGAAAGAAGTTATAGGTGGTGTTCTTGCGATGAATGTTGTAAAGACGAATGCGAGAAAGTGATAGTTGAAAAATTTTATATCAATGTTCATGATCGCGATCATGAAGTTCGTTGCTATTATGACCGGCCGGTAATGTTAGGTCTTGCTAAGCCTATGCTTCGTGATTCTTGTTTGAGTAGATGCCGGAATAAAGCAATAAAGGATAGTCCGTATGAGATAAATATCGTAAACGGATTCCTGTATGCTAATTTCGATGGACCTATTTACATGCAGTATCGGTCTCTTCCCTTTGACGGAGAATCTAATATAATTATACCAGATACGCCTCAAGGCCTGGTTTTGGATTATGTAGATAATTTTGTAAAGATGAGATTCTTTGAGGAACTGATGTATAATGGAGAAGCACAAGGTGCTGCCGATTTATTTAAGTTGTATGCACAGCAAGATTTGGTTAAGCTGAAAAATGCTAAGACCGAACTTAAGATGATGGGTATGACATTGAAAGGCATGTACGAACCTCTTAGACGGCGCCGTGCTGAGTTTGAGATATATACTAAGGCGTATCCAGTTATTGACGATATACTTAAAATGGTATGATTGAGGTAGTTTTATTTATATACTTGTCTGGCGTTATTGCATCTATGATTGTTTGGTCAATCAGGCAATTTAAAGGAGATGCAAGTTTGGTAGAGACAATGTACTGCCCAATAGTATTTTTGTCGAGTTGGATATACGTATTCGAAATATTAAAAAAATAAACAAAATGTTAGAAGTTAGTGCAAGCGAAATAGTAACTGCCGACAAAATGAGAAGCGTAGGACCGGCAAACATCATTTTCACAGCCGGCCCTAATCCGGTAGCTGAAGATCGTAGAGGCGTAGCTAAGGTAACGGCTGGTGGAGAGAGTAAGAGTGTTACAATCACACAAGCTGCCGGCGAGCAGGTCGTTGTAATTCCTGAGTTCGATTATCTTGTTCTTAGATACGGATGGGAATCAGAAGACGGTTCTGATTTTGATACTGCAACTGGGTTCACCAATACAGGCATCTCGGATGTAGATAATAAATACGTTGGATGGAGTAAGCAGTGGGCTACTACCCAACAACAGGTAGGTGATTACCTTATTTATGGTGGTGATAACATGCAGTCAGGACTCGAAGGGGCACTTATTAAGATGAAGACCTTGCTATCAGCGCCGGGCATGGACGAGTCGGAGCCTAATATCAATGCTGATATCTATGGTAATTGGTATGGAAATAGAGGGCGAGGAAATGTCGTTGTGTCTTTTACAGCCTACCTCGGAGGAGAGATGGTTAAACAAGGATTTAACTTCATTAACGAAGGCGGCGAAGAAGTTTACTCCGACAGTATCACTACCAACGTTTTGGCTCATGGTGAAACCAATTACCAAAATATAAAAGGTTTGTACACTAAGATGGGTACGATGGTCTACAATAAAGAAAAACGAGATTGTGTAATCGTAATAGGGTAATGGCATGGAAGATCTGTGGAGTAAATACGATAAGATAAAAGAAGTCTTCTATAGGGATTTCGTTTATGATTCCAGCTACACAGAGCAGGCCTCGTGCATCCCACTGTCGTCGGTGAAGAACGGGGTAGGCTGGGTCGGCGACGGAACCATTAACCTGGCCCAGTATCTTCAGTTTGTATATACGGAAATGATTCTTGGTAACAAGACAGAAGATGATGTTCGTAATGCGATACTGGTGCTTACTCGTCTTGCCGATACTACTTATGATCTATTTTTTAATAGCAATAAAGGTATTTATTTCAAATTCGAAAAAGGATTTTTTTTAAGAGACGATATCCATAGCAAAGATGCAAGCAAATTCGGTCTTACCAAGATAAGTTCCGGGTACACTAATGGTATAGAGTTGAAAGACGAAGATCCATGCTTCTCCCCATTCACTTCACAAGATCAGATCTGGAATCTGGCTCCTATATTAGCTTTCTTGTCAGAAAAAGGATTTGAAGAAGCCAGGCAAGCAGGATACGATATTTTTGAGTATGTTATTAGAAACAGACACAAGATATACAATCCTTATTACAGTGCCTTGCTTCATCATTGGACATTCCTTCCTGATATGGATACCGATAAGGTCAAGCCGTGGGATAGGGTTAGCAACCGTAACAAGAATCTTAAATACAAAGTTAAGGTTAAGAGAGGTGCTAACAACTGGTACTTCTCTGGAGGGTTCAGATGGGCTTTTAAGAAGTTCGGAGGCGAGTGCAGTACATTCTGGCATTGCCTATGGTATAAGCCATTTATATTCTTAGCAGATAGAGTATATCATCCATACGTATGTAAATGGTTTGGTATTAAGGTTAAAAACAATTCTTACTATTGTCTTGGATCTACAAATGAAAAATCATGGTACGGTCCTAAGTTTAGAAAGAGGCTGGTTAATAAGTTTAACAAGTCTTTGGAAGGGGGAGAGCTATTTATGCCTCATCTGGTTTTTCTTCATGGATGTGAAGACGTTGATAGAAGCAGCTTAGAGTCCTACCTTAAGGAATGGGAATGGGATGAAGTTAATTCTCCTATTGAGTTTTTGACTTTATGCAATTGGTATAAAATATTTTTTAGCAATGAAAATATATTATAAATCAAAAATAGCTAAGTTATTTACGTTCATTGACGGCTACAAAACAATTATGTTATTTGGAGCCGTATTTACCGAACGTGATAGTATATCATTGAGAGCCGAATATCATGAGGAGGCACATTGCAATCAGTATCATACAATGTTTTGTTTTGGTATGTTTATATCATTGCTTACAATAGGATTGTGTCTCTTATTCGGTAATGCAGGATGGTGGATGCTGTGGCTGTCTCTTATTCCGATATTTTTATACTATTCATGGTATTTAATTGAGTACCTGATTAGGTTGTGCATATATCGCGATCATGATAAGGCATATCATAATATCGTATTCGAAAGAGAGGCTTTCGACTTAGAAAAGTATTGGAATAAGCATGATGTTTTGAGGGAGGAGTCGGAAGGATTTAGTTTTCTTGGTTATTATAGGAAGGAGTATCATTATGAGTAGGAGAAGATATTTTGAGGAACAGAGATCTGGTAATGGAGCTATTTATCATTGTGTAAAAACAGAAATCGAGCCTGGAGATAGGATCAAGTTATTTAATTTAATGAATAAAATCAAATCCGATACAATTAGCCAGGATAAGATAAATAGTGTACTGAATCAGCTTAGAGAAGGAACGGCCTTTAATATTCATACTCATAGTTCAGTTTCTTTTTCGTTTTCAAGCACTTCTACCGGTTACGAACCAATGACAATATGGATTAGATTTGACCCGTATCCTGCAAGTGAACAACAGGGTATTATATACAAGTTTCAGATAAATGACCATAGGTACGTTTTTATGTTTTCTAATAGATACGATGGAATGAGAGATTTTATTAATAATGCAGATGAAGATGTTGATTGTATTACTTCTGCAACAGAGAGTAGTATATATCACAATGATTCTTTTTATATATTTGTGTAAATTATGAGGAGGAGATTCGAATATAAAGACATGGAGCTTGAAGACTTTCTTATAAGGTTTTATCCAGCCGGGAATTATACCTGGATCGTACCTAAAGGATGTAGGGAGGTTGATGTGTTTCTTGTCGGAGGAGGGGGTGCAGGACATAATGGAAGCGGTGGAGGTGGCGGCTATACTAAAACCTTCAAAAAAGATACATCCGGATGGAGAGACGGTGATGCTATCTCTGTTGCACCGGGTCAGTCAATTCCGATAACAGTTGGGAAAGGAGGAATTGGAGGGTATTCTGAAGTTGCCCCCAACGGTGGATACTCTCAATTCTTAAATTCAAGTTATAGAGCTAATGGCGGAAATGGTGCGGGTAATGGTTATCCAGGCGGAAGTAATGCCGGAGCATATACTGGTGGCAACGGCGGAAGTGGCGGAGCAGGAGATGATCCAGATACGGCTAAAGCGGGTTCTGATGGATCTAACGGAATCGGCAGCCGCAATGAAAATGGCTCTCTCTATCCAGCTGGTTCCCTATATGGCGGAGGAAAGGGTCAAAGGCATACAACCCGCGATTTTGGCGAACCTACTGGGAAACGAAATGCCGGAGGTGGTGGTTCAGACAGAAATATAAATGGGGGCATGGGTGGAGAATCCGATTACGACAAAGGATGCGGAACTGGAAATGGCAATAGAAAAAGTGGCGGTTACGGTGGTGGCGGTTGTGGTACTTACGGTAACGGCGGTGATGGCACTGTGTTGATTAGGGGTAAAAGATATAAGACAGGGTGATTATCTGCCATTTTACGCTCACTTTGAAAGCCCATGATTAAATCTCTTTTGTTATCTTTGTGACAAACAGTTACAAAGATGGCATCAGAAGATAACAGAAACATAGCGGTTCCTCAAACAGGTATGAATCGCGATCTGCATCCGTCGAGTCTTACGGATCAGCATTATACGTTTGCCTTGAATGCCAACATCGAATCCGAGGATGGTAATGTTGGGATGAGATCTAACGAGCATAGTAATCTTAAATGCATTGATTTCGATGGGTTTAAAGTTATTGGTTACAAGAATGATCTTACTTCAGGCAATATCTATTTTTTTATAACAAATCCTGAAACAGGCGTATCTAAAATAACTTATTTCAAGCCTGAATCCGATACAAGTATCTTATCTGATTCTGATATAGAATCTATGGTAGAAGGATCGGAGTCGTTGTGTTCTGGCATGAAAACTTTGCTTGAAGACAACGAGCAAGATCCGTGCCTTAAGTTCTCTATCTACCATCCTATAAAAACCATAGAAATAAAGACAGAGAAATGTGGAAAATGTATTTACTGGACTGACGATTATAATCCTCCCAGGTATGTTATTGTAGACAAGGCTCTGACTCCTGATGATGAAGGTGATATATGGTATCATTATCATGGGTATAAGATATGCGATAAAGAATACGATAGGAAAAAGTTCATGCAGGAGAATGGTTGTTTTCTGGCATGTGAGAAACTTAGGGTGTTTCCGCTACTCAAACCCATGTGCATAGAGCCGGCTCAGATAGAGTACGGGGGCAGCCTACGCTCAGGCGTCTATCAGGCTACTGTGGCTCCTTGTGACGAGTTTGGAAACGAGCTTGGAAGTTATTCTAATCCTACTAATCCTGTACCTATATTCGATGAACAGTATATTACTCAAAAAGATGGCAAATGGGGAGAACGTACTAATTTAGGTATTAGGTTTGTCGTATCTAACATAGATCGTCAAGTTGAGTATTTTAAGGTTGTTATCATTCAAAACACAGTAGGATACAACGGAGAAACCCAACCGGTTGTCGACTATTTTGTAGAAGGTATTCATCCTGTATCAGAAAAGACTATATTGTATTATTCGGATCTTAATAACAAACGTACGACATTCGAACACATATCCTTAAAAAAACCTGTATATAACACATCAAGGGGGATTGTAGCTGTCGGGAATCGTCTTCTCCAATATGGTCTTACGGCGGAAAAAGAATGGAATTTACAGCCTGTAGTTTCCCTCATGGGACACTTCCTTCAATGGCAGGCATCGGTAGCCCACGAAGATCTGTATAAGGACGGTAATGCCTGTTCATTGTATGTGGGGTATATGAGAAATGAAGTATATCCGTTTGCTATTTCTTTCAAGTGCTCCAACGGTTACAAAACTCCAGCATTTGTGTTAATACCTCCCCCTTATAAAGATGCTGCGGCAGAAATAGAAAATAAGGATACCGATAGGGTATATAAGTCCATAAACCAATATGCTCCACCTTGTTCAGGGCAAGAGCGTAAATTTAAGTGGCAGTATTATAATACGGCAGGATATCCGAAGGATTTTGATGATGAAGAAACCGGACAAGAAGAATGTAAGAATCCGGCTACTATCGGTCAAACCATAACATTGCAAAATGATTTTAAAACTTATACAAACGTTAGTTTTACATTCAGAAGTCAGATTATAATAGATGAGGTGATTAATTATTTTTCATCTAATATAAAAGACATCGCATGTAATACCGCTACAGAAGAACCTAATAATGCTGCTGCCAACGAAATATGCGATATATTCAACAGCTACGGAGACCCTGACGATCCTAATACGGAGGAACAAAAAGAAGCTATAGATAGTATCGAGGCTCCTGAGTTTGGAGCCGAGTGTACTGATGCGCACCGCCAGTATTCGCTTATTACAGCTCCGGTAGATCGTATTGTGGGTTTCCGTGAAGAATATACGTATAAGGAGCTTGAGGATATGGAACACGTATCTACCGACTACCTATATACTACCGGCGGTGAAAAGCAGGATAAGTATTCTGTGTTATTTAACTGGGAACTACAGGAGCAAATGATAGAGTTCATGGACAAGTATTTCTTTGTCGATGACGAAGATGGCGGTCATTGGGCTGGATACTGGTCGGGTGATGACGGAACCAAGGCGTGCGCTGTTTACGATTCTCTGTTACAACCGTCTGTTATATTACAGTCTATAGCCGAAGCTATTTATGTTCTGGATTCTATGCCGTGTACTTGCGGATGTTTTATAGAAGAGCCTTGTCTTAATCCTACTGTTGCCAGAAGCGATTATAACTCATTCCAGTCATCTTCTACACTTCTTGGAGCATACCTTCTTATGAATGATGTGTGGAATAACGATAAAGAAGATGAAGAGGGGAAGGTTTGTTTTAATGGAAGATGCCTCCCAGATTGGCGTGCTGGACGTTCTTCGAGCACTATCCACAACGACGCCTACAGGTCAAGGATAGCGCCTGGAGCCCTGATAAGGGACACCTGGCCTGAGATAGAGAAGAAGATAGATGATTATTCATATAATTTCCTTGATACCGGTTACGTTCCAGAAGGAGATTACGGAGATGGATGGACCTGGGACTCTTATGCTAATTTAGCTGACAATAACGTAGGCGCTCTTATTCCTGAAAATGTTAAAGGTTCTACGATGTTTACATCAGAGTTGTTGGTATGGAGGTTTACGAAATGCGTGCTTCGTAACGCCCGTTTCCTTCATATTACAAGACCTAAAGAATGGGATGATCCTGATTTCCCGGCCAAGGACAAAGTTCTTTATCTGGAATCTTTGGGTAAAATAGATGGTCTTATGGATGCTGTGTCCACACAATATGTCCGTCTTTCTTTTTGGAAATCATTAGATCCAAGATACAAAGGAAGCAATAGGAAGATAGATAAGGATGATCTCAACTTTGATTGGGAGAAGATTATGGATGAAGGCGATAATTATGTTATTGTTGGAGCATCCCGTCCTTACTTTGGGCACATAGGCGAATCTTTCTTCGATAAGTACCCTGATGGATTGTATGTAGCCATAGACTGCCCTATCGTATCATGCCCTTGGATTTTTACTGTCCGACAAATTGATTTCTGTAAGGTTAAAGACGATGGAGAAGAGGAGAACAGTAAGAATCCGTCAAGAGGTTTGGTAGGCACATCTTACGTCCTTGGTAAAACTATATACCCCTATATTTTTGGTATCAGAGAAAAGGAAATAGACCGGATAAATGTACGGGCAAAAGAAATATCGTTAAGGGCCACAGTAGAATACGCCAGCCAGTGTACGATATGCGGGGATCGTCCCATAAACTGCGCTCCAAGGAAATACAAGTACGGTGATTTCGCTTACTGGGAATCGTCTGAGAAGTATCCTGCTAATTTTGAACTGTATGACAGTAGTAAGGTTAAGATAAGTGATCATGGCTATGAAGGCAATTCCAAGAAAGCTTACGACAATATCGTATCCAAGCTTACTGAATACTACGGTTCCCCTTCTACGGATGATAAGGGAATGATGTCTTTTAAAGGTCATAAATATGGTACGGTAGATACCAGTACCGTCTTTTGTCAACAACCTATCCGGCATTATAAGTTCCCGGACAACGATCATATGCTTTTCATGAATCGGGATGTTAGGTCTTATGATGTTCCTTCTGATATTTATCCTATAGGAATATTAGTAGACGAGGATATGATTAACGTCTTCCTTGATTTTGCTGTAGATTCCGGATTGATAACCAAAGAGCAGCGAGATATGGTTACAGGCTATGAGATATATAGAGGTGACAGACGCCTTAATCGTTCTGTTATAGCTACCGGAATAGCTTACGACATGTACAGGTATTCAGGTCAAAACTCGAATCTTAATCTGTATCCTAATTATCCGTATAATGATTTATCGGATGACTCTTTTAATTACGCAACTGAAAAAAGGGTATCGTTTATAACCCACCCATTTTTCAGAAAAGGAAACGTGTGGTATGCATTTAGTTCTCCTGATATTTATTTCAATAAGCCTGAAACCCCTACGGAGGTGGCTATAGAAGGTTTTATAAGGGGAATGTCTGTAGGAAACTTTGATGAGGTTGAAGATCATCCCAAATGGACGATATTAGGGAAACAATCATATAAGATGGCGGCTACGTTGGCTAACATCGAATCTACGGCCACCATAGCTTCTCAGATAGCGGAAGAGCTTATGAACCGTTCTACGTCTGCGTATGTAGGTGTGATAGGTAATATCAATATGGCAATGATATTCGCTTCAATGATTGCCACCATATCTGATACGCTTGCTAAAAGACCGGTATTGTATGGTAAGTACAGATATGATTGGCTCACGACATTCATAAACAATGGCCCAAGAAGAAACCATGCTTTTTACTACACGTCTGTAGGTTACTACAATAGCATGATGGGCTTCGATGATACGGCTCCATACGAACAAAACAGATTAAGGGGATTGGCTAACACCAAGAGTCTTAAATCAGGTATGTACCCCATATCCGACCCGTCTACAACATCATCTTGGGTTACTGGAGAAGATGTGGATGATGATAACCAAAACGCTTCAAAAGATTTTTTGTTTATAAATAACATAGATAGGGAATCTTCCATGTTCTTATCTTTTGGAGATCCGGGAGAAAAGGATCCTGATACAAGCATCTTAAATTCAAAGTATCTTGTATCGTATCCTATGCAGGCCCAGGTATATGATACAAGTCGTATCCATGACCCTGTTATCATGGCTTCTGATGCCGGATCTAAAGAGTCTTTTGAAAGGACGAAGATGTTGTCTTATATCTGTTCTCCGTATATGAAGCTTATGCGATACAGGCCCGATCAGTATGGAGCTATAGAAGATATAAAATGGATATCAGTAGGAGGGTGTGGATTCTTCCAAGGAGGGAAGCAACCTTTGTTTGGCGGTGACACCTACATATCGAGGTTTTCCATGAAGCGAAAATTCCCATTTTTTTATAATACTGCTTTTGGTATAGGGGATATGATACCATTTGCTTACAATGATTACCGGAATGTTGGATTCCCTAAGTATTTCGTTAATTACGATACTGGAGAAGATATGCTTGAGCATACTGACAACGAACGTTTTAATAGCTGGACATCATCAAGCAAAGGAACGTATTCTTTTTATCCAAATAGAAAAAGTTTGTATAATTTAAATGGTGAAAATGAGGCTAAGAAATATGTGGATGGTAGATTTTATCTGTGGTCTTATGGTATTCCTCAATTCCTTGTAGAATCGGAAATAAACTGCAATTTCCGATTAGAAGGAGTAGAGCCTCATGAATGGTTTTATCCGGCTCATGGTGATTTTGCTTGGTGGACACAAGAAAAGAACGTGTCTATCCATAGGGACAATGATTACAAGATAAGTCCTATCTACTCATCAAGAATGACGTTGACACCTAATGTATTGCCGGCGACATACGAACGTCGTTTTTATGATTGTGCTTACCAGCGACCTAATGGTGTTATATGGAGTAGGGCTGACGTATCTGAAAACAGTCAAACAGATCCGTGGCTGACATACAAACCTATGGACTATCATGAGTTCCCAACCAGCAACGGGAAGCTTATTCACATGAAGCGTATCGAGTCTAATCAGATTCTTGTCAGGTTCGAGGACCAGGTTTCACTCCATAACGCCATAGACGTAATCAAGGAGCGCACCTCCCCAGGGCAGGCCGAGATGGGCACCGGCGGTCTGTTCGCGTCCCGGCCTCTGGAGTACAACACGACCGACCTCGGTTATTCTGGAACCCAGAGCACTGAAATAATTAGTTCAGAATTTGGTCACTTCTGGGTAGATACTAAAAGAGCACAAGTGTTTATGACCGATCCGAACGGACGTAATCTCAAGGAACTTAGTGTAGGTATCAGACATTGGCTCAAGCGTCATCTTCCGTTTAAGATTCTTAGATACGGAATAACTAATATCTTAACTGGTACAGAGATGACAGAAGAAGATACAGACAATAAATTTATCGGTCTTGGTCTGTCTCTTGGATGGGATAATCGGTATAAGAGGGTACTTATCACGAAAAAAGATTATATACCTGTTAAGAACCCGGCATATTACAAATATGATGGTGGAAGGTTCTTATACAATGAAACAGAGGTGTTGTCAAACGATAAGGAAATATCTTTAAAAGACGAACAGTATTTTAAAGACGTATCGTTCACTATCGGATATTCGTGTCTGAAGCAAGAATGGATTTCTTATTATTCGTTCTGTCCTGACTATTATATAGAACAGCAACAATATTTCCAGACAGGAATAAACTTCCCGGCATCAGGCAAAGAAGGCGGCTTATGGAGTCATTTGCTGACGAATAAGAGCTTCCAGACATTCTACGGAGCAACATATCCATTTATATTAGAAGTGCCGATAAAAGAGAAATATAACGGTTCTACGCTGGCTTCTGTAGAATACGAGCTTGATGCAAGGAAATACGTAGATGATGTGAATTACACTCTTGACAGGAAAGTAGGTTTAGATACGATAACTATCTACAACGACACAAACAACTCAGGCGAAATTCATCTTGTTCCAGAAGAAAAGAATAATTTAGCACAACGTATATCATATCCGAAGATCGTAGGTGACCATACTGAGGTCCTGGATACTGAGGTATATAGAAGACATAAGTTAAATGACTTCTTCAACAGGGTTGACGATGACCGGTCAGATACCCCTATTTGGATCAAGGACGATAACGATATAAATAAGTCAGTTAATCCTGATGCTCTTAATTTCAGACGGTCATGGCTGGATAGGTTAAGAGGAAGTTGGATGCTGATGAGGATAAAGAAAGTAATTAGCAGCCGGAAAATTATATTCCAGTGGTTGATTTCCGAAGATAAGATTAAGAATAGATAATATCGTATTACCCTCTGCCTATTAGCAAGTAGAGGGTAATACTTTTAAGTACAAGGTTGTGTATAATCACCTTATGTTATTCACTACATTTATTTATCCAAATTAATACATTTTAAATCATTTTAATTTGTAAATCATATTTTAGTGTCTATATTTGCATCGTAATCAAGAGAGATTATAATGTAAGACAGTGGTGATGGAAGGTGATACTTCGGTTTGTGTCATAGGTTCGAGTCCTATATTTTTCATGTAAGAAAAATTAGATCAGTTGGTAGATCAAAACCTCCTTTCATATTAAAACACATTCCAGGTTCTCCCTGTTTTAATAAAATATATAGATGGTGAGGAGTTCGGCTACTTCGAAAATTAGCGTAGTGGATAACGCGGTATTCTGTAATAATACTTTTCATTGGTTCGAATCCAATATTTTCATTTTGTCCGGCTCCGTTTTTCCTCTGTTTGAAATATATAAAAACTAATGAGTGGTGATGGGGTTAGTTACTTCGAATTTAGCTCAGATGGATAGAGCGATACTCTTTTAAAGTATAGGTCGATGGTTCAAATCCATTATTTCATTGTTTACACTAACTTCAGCTTTTCCCTCATTGAGTATTCATTTTGATATATTTTTTTTTCAAGCAGTGGTAGTAATATCACTGCTTTTTTTGTATAACACTTTAAAGAAAACAACAACAAATGGGAAAGTTTAACAAAAAGGATGAAGGTGTTAAACCTACGATCGTGAATCACATGGGAGAGAAGGCGTATAAGCCTAACGCAGAAGAAGAGTTGGTAGCTACGGTAATGACTACTATGTTATCCGATTCTTATTATGAGAAAGAAAAAGATAAAGTAGAAAGAATTAAGAACCTTATGGATCAGGTAGATCCGTATTTCGGAGCACAAACAGCATTGTATGTCAGGAAAGAAGGGAAACTTAGGTCAGTAACGCATCTTATGGCTTCTGTCCTTGCCAGCAAAGCATCGGGTAAGGAATGGGCTTCAAGGTTCTATAACAAGATCATTATGCGTCCTGATGATATGAGCGAAATCCTTGGCTGTTATGCGGCTCTTAACGACAAAAATCCAAAGAAGTTAAGAGGAATATCCAGCGCTATTAAGAAAGGATTTAAGACGGCTTTGGAAGGTCTTGATCCGTATCGGATTGACAAGTACAAGATGGACAGTAGGGTCATTACTATGGTTGACCTCGTAAACTTATTTCACCCTAAAGGCAATCAGGCTAACAAAACGGCTTTCCAGTACCTTATAGAAGGTCGGTCTTTGTCTGGATTATACGAAAGCAAGATTCTTGAAAAAGAAATGTCTAAAGCCGGACAGGATAAGAAAGACAATAAGGAAAAGAAAGAAGCTTTAGGTGACGCTATTCGGGACGTGGTTTCTAATGTAAAAGGCATGCCTATTTTTAATATGGTTCGTAACCTTGTAAACATAATCAAATACGCGCCTGATCAAATAGATGAAGTTTGTAGGCAGCTTACAATAGAAGAGAAGGTGCTTAATTCGAAGATGCTTCCTTTCCGTTTTGCTTCAGCTTTCAAAGAGGTTGAAAATATAGGCACTGATGGTTCCGATAATGATATTGTATTTGAGTCGGATAAAAAACGTGCTAAATTAACAGCGCGTAACAAAGATAAGATTTTAGATGCGTTGGAGAAAGCCATAACCATCTCCTGCAAGAACCTGCCGGTATTGGAGGGGCGGTCGGCTATCCTGATTGACCACTCTGGCTCTGTACGTGGAGATATGGGAGGATCTTCTGAGGTGTCTGCCTTTAGCAAAACAAGTACGGCTGTCATTGGCAACTTGTTTGGCTGTATGATTGCTTCTGTGCTTCCTGACGTATTTATTGGTATGTTTGGTGACAAACTTATCAATTACGAATATGATAGAAGTAAAGGTGTTTTATGGAATAACAAAAAATCTTTTACTGCCGGAGGAGAATGCGGTGGTGCCACTGAAAACGGTCTTTTTGCATTCTTGGATAAGTGCGTTAAAGATAAGATCAAAGTAGATAACTTGTACGTTATTTCAGATATGCAGATAGGAGATGGCAAATCTATTGTATGGGAGAAAACCTCCGGTTATGGATATGGTAAATTCGCCGAACTTTTGAAAGGGTTTAAAAAAGTGAATCCAAATTGCAAAATCGTTTCTATTTCTATTCAAGGATATGGAAGTGAGATGTTTTACAGAGGATCTAATATCTTGAACATAGCTGGCTGGTCAGAATCTATCTTCGATGTTATTAACAGCAAGTTCTGCGGATATAAGAATATGATTGAAGAAATTAAGAAAATAAAAATATAATCATTGATTTTGCTTCAATAGTAAACAAGTTTTAGCTTTAAAGGTATAGCCGAAGAAGTACGTGAGTATATCTTCGGCTTTTTTGTTTATCTTTGTTGAAAAACAGTTTGTTATGAAACAAGTATTATTTGACATACTCCCACGCCTAAAGTGCGTGGGATTCTTGGATACAAACGCATGGAACCCCAGTATTTCTACTGCTGGAATTACCCATGCTCTCCAATTCGGAAATGCCCTTCCGAAGAATATTTTGGGCTGCAAGCAAATCACGATCATTTACAGACCCACATCTTGAGCACACCCATGTGCGGTCCTTTAACGACAGGTTTTTATTGACATAGCCACATTCACAAGTTTTAGAAGAAGGATACCATTTATCGATATGATGGACTGTTACACCATATTTTGTTGCTATATATTCCAGTTTGTCAACAAATGATGAATGGGATAAATCGGATATTTTCTTACCCCATAGACGTTTCATTGCTTCAATGTTTAATGTTTCAAGGAAAATGAAATCATACTTTTTACAAAGTTCGTGTGCCAATTTCCATTGGAAATCATTACGTAGATTTTCAATTTCCCTGTACGTTTGTTGAAGTTCAAAACGTCTCCTTTTTCTATTATTAGATCCAATTTTCGATCTCGAAATACATCTATTGCATTTCTTGATCTTGTTTTGATATTGTTTGAAGAATAATGGAGAATCGATTTTGCTACCGTCACTTGCAGTAAGATAAGTTTTCAGCCCAAAATCCAATCCAACAGATGCACCATCATGTGTCTTTCTGTTGGATGAAAAAGGATTATAATCTGCAACTATAATCAAACTGAAACGTGAGCAGGTCTCTCTTACTATCCTTATTTGTTTAATGTTGCCTTTGTACGCCCTACTGTATGAGAATCTAAATCGTTTCTTTCCTTTGTTGATTGTTAGACAATTACCATTCAAAGTAAAGCCGCCTTGTTTGAATACAAAAGAATTGAATTTCTCTGGTGATTTAAACTTAGATGGTCGTTTGGCTAATTTCTTAAAGAAACGATTATAAGATTCGTCAAGACGTTCAAGTATCTCTTGTGTTGTTTGGGAATGAAGAAGATTTCTTTTAATTCTTTTGGTAAAATGTTTCTTCATCTTACCAACCGGTATGTATTTCCCAAACATCCCATAATACCTTCTCTGTAAAGCTAACGCATGATTCCATACAAAACAACACTCACGAAGCATCTTATCGAGATATTTCGTTTTCTTTGAATGGTATATGTTGTATTTGTATGAAATCATTTTTATCTGTAATTTTGATTCAAAATTAATCAAACCAATTCATCCACCTTCTAAAGTATGGTGGTTTTATTGGTTAAATAATCATAAATTACAGTTTTTACGCCGGAGAAGATGAGCATGCCGCCTATCTGATGGGATGGTTAGTTGATAGGGTCTGTGATGCTTACCATAAGTTTAAGAAGGAGGAAGAAAAATGAAAGAAAAAGAATTTGATTTTGTGATATATCCACTAAAGTTGATTATCACCATAGGGTTAGATTACAAAACATTGTGTGATCGTTTTGAGAATGCAGAATTGGATCATGAAGGAGAATGGGGAGATGAAGGCGATTTAGATTCAGAAGTCTCTTTTATGAATCTTGTTCGTGATAAGGGAGATGATAGAGCTTTTAAGTTATTATGGAATTTTCAAAGTGAGAATGATATGACTATACAAAACATATGTCATGAATCATTTCATGCAGCTATGTCGGTATGCCAACATTGTAATATGTCTCTTGGTTTTAAGGTGGGAGAAGATGAACACGCAGCTTACATAGCTGGATTTGTTGGTAACTGCGCAGGTGAAATGTTTGGATTCTTAGAGGAAGAAAAAGATGGCAAAGAAGAATAAATCAGATTGGAAGCCCTCAGAAAATATCCTAAAATATTTGAAATCGTGGGAAAAGTTTGAGCCTGAATTATATGACGATAAGAAGGGAAATATAACAATCGGGTACGGATTTCATCTTCCTCATCTTCTTAAAAAATACAAGAATGGTATAACAGTAGAAGAGGCCGATAAGGAATTTGAAGGTGTAGTTAATACGTTTGTTCCGGAATTTATACGAAGAACTCCTAATTTCAAGAATCTAAACAATAATCAGCGAGATGCTTTGTTTAGTTTGTTTTACAATACAGGAGGACCAGAGTATTCTAAAAGCCCAATGCTTTTCAAATACCTTAAAGAAGGTGATTATGATAAGGCAGTGAAAGAAATAAACCACAATGAAAACGAGAAAGGTATGGGCGGCCAGAAGAAACGCCGTGCCTTCGAGCGCCGGGTGTTCTCTACTCCGACAGACCGGCCCTGGACGGTGGATGATGACAGTAACTATGTCCTGATTGAAGACAAGCCTGTAGAGAACGAATCTATAGAAAAAGATACTAATGATTCAAAGTATGAAGACGCTCGCCATGTGGAAGCTAAATATGGTTATACAGGTTATATAGGTGGAGGATATGACGGAAATAAGGTCAGGGTATCTGATTCGAATATGAAATCAGTTGGTATATCCAATAACGCTGATCCTGATAAGTGGTATGAATCCGTTAATCCGATATTAGACACTGATCCTATTAGTTTAATAGCCGATTTTATTCCTACTATGAAACGAATGTTGGATCCTAATAGGGAGAGATCAGGGGAAGATACAGCCACGGATTTTGAAGAAAAAATGTGGAAAGCTTACACGGATGGAGATATAAGTAGATTGCCGGCAAGCAAGTATCGTTTTGATGACGATGATAATGATGCTCAGTATGTAGGATTGCCTCAAGAACAGGCTATTTTGATACAATCTTTATTAGATAAAGAGTATATGAACAATATGCTTGACGAGGCATATAAGAATGCTGATGAAAAAAGTAAACTAAAAATAAGAGATTATAAGAAGGTCCTTGATAAACTAAATAAAAATATATTTGAAAATCCAGGAAAATGGATTTTAGTAAATGAAGGCGTAAGTCCATTTAGAGAAGAAGTATATGGTGACAATTTTGAAAAAGTGAACGAAGCTTCCGGATTAGGTGCGTTGAAGAATTTCAGTGTAAGATGGGATCCGGATGCTGGTATGTTAGATGTGAAGGATGATTATGATTTTAGCCGAAAAAAGATAGCGGAAGACATCATACCGGAAAGGGATGTTCCTCTTAGAATAAGGGAACGTATCAAATACGATCCTAAGAAAGGTAGTGTTCTTCGAAATAATGACAAGGCTTTACCTAAAAGGTTTGTAAGGAAATACGAAGAAGGTGGTGTTGTAAATAAACAACGTGAAGCATACGAATACTTTACTAATAAGAGAGGCATGTCTAAAATACAAGCGCTCGCTATCATAGGTAATCTTATGGCTGAATCCGGTCTTAAAGATGACATATACGGAGACAACAGAACATCATACGGCATACAGCAATGGCATAATGAGCGCATGGATAAGCTATTCAAGCACGCTAAAAAGAAAGGTCATTCTACACCCACATTCAAAGACCAACTTGAGTTCTTAGCTGACGAATACGAAGGAAAGACCGGATATTCTAATTTCTTATACACAAGAAAAGGAAAAGAAGGACCAGGGTATTACAACTACAGCCGGCAGGACTTTATGAACGCCGATAACCTTAAAGATGCTGTAATAGCTTGGAACCAAGGAGCAGGGCGCCCTCATAAGAGTGTTATAAGAAATGATGACCGTTATAACTATGCTATGGAAGTTGCTAAAAATCTTGGTTTGGAAATTGAAGAAAATTCCGTATCTTCGTATGGTCAAATGGGATTCGGAGATGATGCTGAAATAGCAGCATCGGTAACACTTCCAGAGGTAGAAGTGGCAGCCACCCTCCCTAATCCGGAAGCCCCGTCCCAGGAGGGACAGTCCGAGGAAGAGAGATTCCGTACATGGACTGAAACGTATGGTAAGGACATCATAAATCATTTACTGACGTTAGACGGGAAAAAGGATGGTGATGACAGTGATTACAGCATGATGTATAAACAGCATGAAAAAGAAAGCGAAGAGGATAAGAAAATGGCTTTGATTAATGCCGTGCTTCCCAATATTCAGCTTCGCATTAAAGGCGTCACTGATAATTAGAACAATTATTTTATTTCTCATATTAATAAAGCGAAGCCGGATTTGAGACTTGTTATGCGGATACCGAAGGTTGAAGAACGATATCAAGATAATCCGGCTTTTTTGTGCGATTTCGTGAAGGATGGAACTATCATCGCCTTGGTTTAACAGAACAGACCTACGTACCTCCACTGTCCTGACGGGCATGGACGCCCGTCTCGCCTACCAGCCTGCCTAATTCTCCACTGGCTACCTAATATAACTATTAACGTCACTCCATCACCTATCTCCCTTCAGTCGATAGGTTCAGTCGTTTTTAAATATTATAAGTTCTTTCGCATCGTTCCCTTCGGTCACGATACTCAATCTTTTAACACAATTAGGCGAACAATACAATGACGGAAAAAGTAATTTGTCAATCCGTTCACTCACTTAACTCCCTTCGGTCGTTAAGTTTATTCACTGTAAACAATTATATGAATAAATGGTAAAGTATATAAAATAATATAAATAATATAATGAGTAAGATCATTGAAAATGGTCTTAATATTAAGGAAAACGGAGACTATTCATAGGCGTAGTTTTAATTCAAGATTTGTTGTCCCACTCCTGACGGTCAGACGGTTACGTTCAGAGTCGTTTTCCCGTCTCTTGTTCAAACCGTCATAAAATAAAAAACCTTGTATCCTATTTCTCTCAAACCGGATACAAGGCAGTGCATTTTCTTCTTTTTATATAAAATCATATATTTGCACTAAACAACAAAAACAATATGGAGACAAAAATAACTGAAATAATGAATCCTCACAAGTTACACGACAAGCTCTTCAAGAAAGAGCAGGTCTCTCCGATAGAAGTTATATACAATAGCTTCAGCAACTTAGGGTACAATGTAGTACGCCGTCCAGCCGGTCAGTGTTTAGGCAATTTGAGATATTTTAATCTATTTTATGACAAACATACTCATCATTTCTATCAGAAAAACAGGAAGTTGAGATATTGTAGTAATTTTCTCATATCTGATTACTGGAAAGATAGAGTGCGATGTTTCATAGTTTGGAACTTTGGATTTGGAAGATTCTTTCCGTACAATGACTTTATTGAGGCTATGGTTTATGATTATCTTCGATATGGGAGAAAGTCAGTTCCTTATCTTAAAAGCGTGCAAGAGGCTGAAGAAAAGTGTGTAAGGTTCTATATCCGGTCTCAGATAGATATGCTTCGTAAGGAAGGATATGCCGCTTATCGGGCTAAGTTCAAGGAAGAACGTCCTCAGTATTTCATCGGAGACGATAGGACGGTGTTTAGATGCCTTGACAGCTCTTTAAAAAGAGAAGAGAAGATTGCTGCATGCGTAGCCCACAAAAGGGCTTTAAAAGAGGGGATAATGACTTCCTTCATCAATCACCTTAAGAAACATCCTACCACTTTATATTCGTGGTTTTCATCAGAGGTAGATAGCGAAGGAAAGAATAGGCTCTGTCTATCTGAAAAGGCTGTTTCGTATTTGAATAAGAGACTGGTTCGCAATGGGTTAAAGTCTCTTTCTGCATCATATCTTTTTAGAATGTTTAGAAAAATGGTGAAGACCTTGTTCGGTTCCAATGTCAGGTCGTTCTTGAATAGCTGTCTGATGTCTGTTTCAACAGAAGAGGTTTTAACCAAATCTATGAAGAAAATAGTTTCCAAGACGGTGCTGTTTTTGTATAGGAGAGCGCTTAAGAACTATCGCCGGGCATGCGGTCTTAAGTACGATCCTGATTCGGGTGGTTTGTCTGCCGTACATGATTGATTTTTAAACGTATCCCATAACGTTGGATTTTCTCGTTCGTTTCTCTTATCTTTGTGAAAAAAGATAGTATGAAATTACGAATCATAAAAAATCGTCCGATATTCGCTCCTGGCGGTAGTGTTCAGGATAAGAAACAGGATATTAATGTATCCTCTACTCAGCCTATTCTTGATTATGGAACGCCTGTTAATAAATGGGGTGAATCTGATATTCAGAATATATATATGCCTTCTGATGTGATTTTAGAAACAGAGGAGGGGGAGATAAATCCATTTAGTAGTATGCCTACATCCGATCCGTTTTTTGAAAATCATGATGCAGGATATGCAGGATATGCAGGATATCTCGCTGATAATAGGGGTATGGTTAAAAACGTAGAGAAATCAGTCGTTGATAATGCAATGAATGTAGGTGGTGTTGATTCTGATTCCTCTAAAGAAAAACGTTCCCAAGATGGGAATCCTCTGGATCCTATGACTGCTCCTTATTATTCTCCTGATCTTGGAGGTCGAGCTCAAATGTTCGGTACAAGTCTTGGTCGGATAAGAGCAGGTAATAAGGTCGGCGCTAATGTGGCACAGGCTGCTTTTTCTGGATTGAGCCTTGGCATGGGTCTTGCTCGTAATATCATGGGAGCTTCATCTGCTGCGTATGCAGCCAGCAGAGACGAGCAGGCGGCAAGGGAAAAGCTCGAAAAAGAGCGCCGGCAGCAGTTTATCCGATGGGAACGTGAAGGCGGTGGCGTTAATCTTGGAAATGGTCAGAGAATAGATACGTCTGATTTGACAGGAGAATACATTTACCCTCTTCCTAAATCTATGGAGGATAATGCTAATGTTGAGATAGAAAAAGGAGAATACGTTTCGACTCCGGATGATGTTGGTCCTATGGAGGCAAAAGGCAACAGGCATGAAGACGGTGGCACTCCCGTTGATTTGCCAGAAGCTCATATTATTTCAGATTACCGTACTATCGATGATGATTTCGCTTCTTACGTAAGGGAAAATTATGGCATTAGCGCTACGGAAAAAGATACGTATGCTACGCTTCTTGATAGATATAAGAAAAAAATAGGATTGTCCGAAAAGTATGATGATCAGGAACGTGTTTTCAAGAGGTTAGAAAAGAATAAGGATGTTAAGGATAAAAATACTTCTGAGTTGAATAAGTCCATTCTTTCCAAGTACGTAAATGATAATCAAAAGGAAATAGACGAACTTGAGGTGCAATTCAGGTCTTTTGCTGATATTGTCTATAACAAACAAGAGGAATCCAAGCGCCAAGAAAAGATAGATGCTTTTTTTAGGGATGGCGGGGTTGTTGATCTGAATCAGGTAAAGAAACAAGCTAAGGCTTTTAATATTGCAGAATCAGATGCTAAGAACTGGATATATGACGAGTATGTTAAGCAAACCAGAAAAATGGCTGAAGGTGGACCTACTCAGAAGGAGCTGGAGGAACTTAGAAAGAATGCTATTGGCTACAATAAGCTTATCAATCAGTTATTTGGACGAACTCTTAATATGACTGTATCTGATGTTAGTGGTCGTGAGCAGATTCTTAATCCTGATTCCAGTGTCAATGCCAACCAGAATCTCCAACATAGAAGCAATTTAGGATACGGCAGGGTAAATGATAAGGCGGTATCTAATTTGCTCGACATAAACCGATGGGCTAACAAGTACAATACGGATGGTGATTTTGATACAGAAGGTTTCCAGAAAGGATACAACAGGCAATTAAATGCATTGTGGGCGTTAGCTGATGTAGGCGCTATTACGAATGCTGATGCAGCCAAGAAATTCAGAGATGAATACGGATTCTGGGGCCAGGACGCCGGAAGCTACGGAGGGAATCAGGCTTATAATTCATTTGCCGTAGATGATAAGTTTGGTCAGACAACAGCTACTCGTTCTTATTATGGGTTGGACGTTGTTTCGGCAGAGCAAAAAAGATTGTTAAACGAAAAAGGGATAAAGAATTATGTTGACTTATTTGGTGATAAATCTGATGCCGCTAAGAAGATTCTGGGCTCCGATTATAATAAGTTTGTTGCTTTAAGAGATAGTGGGTTAATGCCGGAAATAGACTTCGTTCTTGAGTCTGTTAAACCAGAAATGAAGCCTATTGAGGCCGGTCCCATAGCACCAGGCCTTACACCGCCTAAGATTGGATCTACTGGAAGGATAGAGGTAAAACCGAAAGCAAGTACGCCTACGACTGCAACCGACACCGATACAGAGGAGGTGGTTGAAGACAACGGACCTAAAGGACAGGGCAGACCGGCGGCGTTCGGTCCTATTTTCCCGGAGATGCTGAGAACGCTCGATACAGGCTTGGAGATAGAAGGTCTGGAAAGGCATCAGGCTCCGAGAATAGACCCGGTTCTTCAATCTGCTGATCAGTATATCAACGAGCTCAACCGCGCTACATCGGCTCAGTTGGACGCAGTAGGTGACGTGCCCGACTCCCAGCGCTCCGCTATTCTGGCTAATATGAACGCCATAGCCGGAAGCAATATAGCCAAGTACATTAACGAAGTAAATTTCAATAATGCAAGGCAAATAAACGAAGCTGATAGATTCAATGAAATGGCTTATGTTCAGACAGACGATAAGAACATAGCGGAAAGGCAACGTTATGAATCTGGGTTATTGAAGGCTATGGCTATAAGGGATGAAAATCTTGCTCGTTATTATGATAGCATAAACAGCGAAATACAGAATAAGTTCAATGTTCGTACATCGTTGAATACCATAGCTTCCATAGCTCCGAATATGAGAATGCTTCCAAGTGGCCAAATTATTTACGTTCAAGGTAATCAGGATGTGATGAATATGGGTGATTATTCTACACCTTACTTGAGAAGTTTAAATGAAGAAGATGACGAAAATAAAAGAAGAAGGAGGACCAAATAGTGGCTTCACAGTATAGTATTTTAAGGCAATATGCCCCGTATGTTAGTCCTTACAACATAGATCTTGTTAAGGACGTCATGATGTACAAACAGCAGAAGGTTGATGCTGCTCGTGAAAAGATCTATACCCAGGTAGATTATCTTATGGGTCAAGAGATAGATAAGCCTGAAGCCCGCGCTTATATGGAAGATAAGATGTCAGGTGTGATTGCTAACATCAATCAAAAATTCAAAGGCGTGGATCTTTCTTCTGATGGTGTTACGAGAGCTATACAAGGAGAGATCAGTTCAGTGTTGGATGATACGGTCATTAACGCGATTGCCGGCACAAAAGAAGGCAGGAGAATGCATAAAATGCTATCTGATTTACAAATAAATAATCCAGAACTTTATTCTTCTGCGAATGCTTATGCGGCTTTAAAGCCGTATAATGAATGGGTGAATGATGGAAAGGCTGGTTCCCGTCTTGCTCCTCTTCAATATACTCCTTATACTGATTATAATAAGGAATTAAAAGATAGGATAGATTTTATAAGCAAGCTTCATAAAGGAGCTAAAGTTCAGATTCCTATTCTTGACAAGGATGGTCATCCTACCGGGGCAGTACAAGAAGTAACTAAGGATATGCTTACTCCTGAACAGATAGCTTCTTTCGCATTGTCAGGGTTATCAGATAAAGCAAGGCAGCAGATGCAGGTGGAGGCTATTTACATGGTAGACTCTAATCCCTCTTTATATTCGTATGATTCTGTTCTTGGTTTTATGAATAAGCAGATAAGTGATAAGCAGAGGTATGTTGATGCTCTTACTGCCGATCTTTCCGGTTTGGGTTCTGATCCTGCAAAGAAAGAAATGGTTGAAAATGAAATAAAGAGAGCCAAATCTGAAATAGCTTCCATGAAATCTGAATTTAGCAGAATGGATGAAAGGACTTACGATCCGTATCTTGGAGCGATGAAGGTTATTGAAAATAATTTTATTAATAATGCTGCTGCTTCATATGCTTATGATAATTCGTCTTTCATAATCAAAGCCGACGAGCTTTACTGGAAAACCAAAGAATATAATCAGAGGGAAAGATTAGCTAATTTGAATTTCGAAAAATGGGAGATAGAATTTGAATATGAAAGAAATAGGGATATTGCAGAGTTTGAATATGGTAAGAATAAGGATGAAGCCAGATTTGGATTAGACGAAGAACGTCTGAAGATGCAGAATAGGCTTAATGAAGCCAGAATAGCAAAACTTATGTCCTCTGGTGCAGGAGCGGCAGGCGGCAGAGCTGGAAGCCGAGCCATGCAGGTGGGCGTTGGCACAAACTCTGGTGGAACTATTTCAGCTAATCCTATCGAAACTAAAAATATTAGCATATCAGAAGAAACTCATAAGAAGTTTAATAAGGCATATACAGATCTTGTAACATCCGGAAGTAGACTATCTACGGCCCTTGGTGCTGAAAACATGAAAAATATTCAAGCTGCCATATCAAGAAATATGACGGATGAAACATCAGGATACAAGTATCTTATGGATGAAGAAAAACTTCTTAAGTATATAAAGGACAATGGAGGTCTTTCTAATGATATGTTTGATAAGCTACCTATGGCAGAGAGAAAAGCTGCCACAGATGCTTATATGCAGCTTAATAGCGCTGTAGACAAGATGGATATAGAGAATGATAGAATTAAGAAGGAGAATAAGATTTATGATAATATTGTATCTGAAATAGCAAATGCGATCGCGCAGAAGGAAGGAGGTAAACCCGAAGAATATATAGCCTATGCTACAGCGTTATCCCTTAATGATATTTTAAGAAAAAATAGAGGTACAGTCGGCGATGTAGAATCTGGAGTAAGATATTATGAAAAAGGATTCTCGCCTGCTGATATAGCTACTATAAGAAAGAGGGTGAAAAATGATGGCATTGATTTATCTAAAGTATTTGAGAGGGATAGCAAAAGTGGCAGGTATTTCTTAAAAAAATACGATGATGTAAAAAATAGTTTCTCGGATGGTGAAGAAAAGGTGTTTTTTAATGCACTGTATTCTATTAGTGGAATGGAGGGTGTTGGAAACTATGCAGTAAGTGATATTAATATAGCTGATCAAATAACTAAGGTTCAAGATGATGGTATAAATGAGATACGTAAAGAATATCTCGAACTGTATTCACCTAACACAGTAACGTATTCAACCAAATTAACCTCCAAGGAGGCTGGTTATAGAGAGATGGGGGTTCTCAGGGATCTATTTACTAAGAAAATGGCAGAGCATCCTGTTGGTAAATCGAAATCATCATCGGCAACTATTGAATCATTTTCTTTGACAGAATCGGGAATAGCCGACAATGGAGAGAAGACTTACAGTTTGGTTGCTAATCATACTGGTGAAAGAGAGGAAATAGATATTGTTGAGGTATCTGAAACAGAGTTGATAAATAATGGCATAGATCCTGGTATTGATACTCCTTCCGTCGATATAGGTGGATATGAAAGTGGTATTATAAGACCTACATTTGGAAGTGATACCAATATGTGGTATCCGAAGATGCTTAAAAATTCAGATATATCACCCGCTTATGCTTCTGTATCTTCAATGATGAAAGTGTTATCGGATATGATAAATGAATCTGGTAATAATTTAGATGATATGCCAGAACAAAAGGTTTGGCTTCTTAATGCAGCTAAAGATATATTGGATAACAGTGGAAAGCTTGGTGTAAAGGTTGAAGGTTATGATCCTAAGACAAGTTACGGTTATGGATATGAGACAAGGCTTTATCTTATGGAGAATGGTAAACCTGAGTTAATAGATTCGTTTGATACTCCTAATATATGGTTTGCGGATAATGTGTCTAAAGAACTTGCTGTTGCGCCTCAGAAAAAAATAGTTGATTTTGTTGTGGCAGCCATAACAGAAGAGATTAAGGATATGGTGGCAGCAAAAGAAGGAGGTAATTTGCCTACGTCTTTGAATAAAAACGGCAAGTTGATGAAGTTGTTGAATAGTGTAAATAGGGAATAATATATGGAAAATAAGGAACAGACATTGGTAGAGAAATCAGGTTTCTTACCATCTACTGGATTGAGAGGGTATAATGCCGGAGTTCCTACGCGATATGAAGAAGAATCTTCTCTTATTGAGGGAGCAAAAAGAGAGATGGAGAGGATGAAAGTAGGTTCATATACTCCCCCGGTATCAGCCATAAATCCTGATGATGATTCAGAAAAAGGATATGATATTAGCGGAATAGATACTTCTTTTGATGTAGACACATCTTTTTCTGGACTAAAATCGGCTCTGAATGGTGGAGATGATCCAAGAAAGAAGAAAGAGGAGTCTTATAATAAGTTAAATTCCATGATAAAATCTATTCAAGATAAATCAAGGAATACTTATTCTGGTAAACAAACGTCTTATGGTGAGGTTATAGCTGGTAATCAACAGTCATCTGCTGCTGATTTTGGTGTATTTGGTAAAGGAAGAACTATTAAGTTAGATGAAGCATATGACTTTTTATCCGATGGGAACATCGGTCTTGCAAAGTTTAAAAGTTATATGCCAGGAAGGGATAATGAAGATTATTACGGAAGAAGTCAAACTACTTGGAATAAGGCTGTTAATGGCATAGGGAAGCTTGTCACAAAAACAGCATTATATGGTGTATCAGGAGTAGTAGGTATTATCCCGGCTGCGTATAATCTTATAAAGACTGGTACGTTATCTTCTGCATTTGACAATGATTTTACACGAACCATAAATGATATAGATGAAAGAATAAACCACTCTCTTCCTCATTATTATACAAGAGAAGAACGTGATATGGGATTTTTGCAGAGTCTTGGAACTGCAAATTTTATTTTTAATGATGTTATTGGAAATGGTCTATCGTTTACGACAGGAGCTATTTTGTCTGCCTACCTTACAGGTGGGATGGGTGTGTCAAGTCTTGGAGCTGTTGGTGCTAAAGTAGGGATGAGGGTGGCCGGAAAGATGGCGGCGTCTAAGATTGCGGCAAGTGCTGTAAAATCTGCTTTTGGAGCGTATAGGGCAGGAGCGATGTACGGCAGGGCTATAGGTAATATGGCCAAGGTAGGAGTAAATACGTTTGTGGGCGCCGGCTGGGAGTCTGCCGTGGAGGCTCAGTCCTTTATGAAAGACTCTGAAAGTAAATACAAGGAATATTTTAAAAATATGTATGGTCGGAATCCTAATCAGTCTGAGATGGCTGAATTTAAGAGTTCTATTTCCGATACGGCAAACAGCATATTTTTAGCTAATATGGGTATAGTTGGATTATCCAATTATCTTCTTCTGGGAAAATATCTTGGAGTAGACACTGGTTTTGCTTCTAAATACATACCTGGATTAAAGGGTGTATCAAACACATATAGGGGATCAAAGAGTTTTGTAGATCGCTATTTGTTTGGATTAGGGACTAAGAAGGTAGCGGGTGATGCTGGAAGATTACAGACGGTAAAAGCAAATTTATTCCAGAAATCCTTAGCTACTATTTGGAATGTATCTAAAAGACCCATATCTGAAGGTGTATGGGAGGAAGGCATGCAAGGTGTTGCTCAGCGCATGGGAGAAGATTTTATTAGATCAAGATATGATAAGACGTATCTTGATGCTACGTCTTCTATAGTTGATTCTTTTTCTAAGGCCATAGCTGAACAATTTACAACCAAAGAAGGATTGAAAGAGATTGGTATAGGATCCCTGATTGGTGGTTTATTTGGAGCCAGAAATGGTGCTTTTGGTTTATATGAAAGGAGAAATAAAGAGCGTACTATTAATACTGATGTTGAGAAATTTAATAGTAATAATGCTTTTACTTCTCAATCTGTAAAAGACTCTATGCGAAATTTAGCCGAATTTAATGCTCAAATGAATGATCCTGAATCAGATTATTATTCTAAATTTGAATTATCTGACAGAATGGGAATGTTAGAGGATACGGCTAACAATTTCAGGTCAATGGTTAAAAGCCTTGACGAAAGTGAGTTGGCTTCTGAAATGAAAGTAGATGAAGAAACTGTTAAAAAATACAAGGAAGATATTATAAAAGATTTTGATAAGAAGTTAGCCAATTATAAAAAAGCTTCTTCTTTTGCTGAGGCTATTACTGCTGAGACTTCATCTGATCTTTATCGATCTAATGTTGCTAATGCTGTGTTTAAGGGGTTGGATGCAGAGGATATAGCAATGCAAGCATCAAATGATATTGCTGATTATGTAAATGACAATAATTTGTTTGATGATATAAATACGTTTTATTCATTATCAAGTCAAGCTTTTGATACAGCTAATCAGTTAAGGGAATTGCGTAATGAGATTAATGATCTGAATGCTGAAATAGAGAGGTTGGCTACAACTCCGAGAAGAGTAGAGGATGGCAATGATACCGAAGCAGAGGCTATAAAACAAAAAACTATTAAATACGATAATCTTAATAAGGAATATAGAAGGTTGTCAGAAGATCTTCTTAGTAGTTATAAAGAAGTATTTTATTCTTTTGATCCTGGAGTATTAGCTCTTGAGTTGTTTAAATCCGAAACAATAACTGCTGAAGATATATTGAAGGCTTATGACTCTGTAGCTTCTTTAAGTACTTATATTGAGAATAATAAAGGAAAGAAAGAAGCAGAGGATTTAAGAAATATGGTGGTGAAATACCAGCAAGCCATTACCCAATATAAGGTTTTACGGTCATTTATGAACTCCATACAGGATAAGAAATTCATGAGACATGATTTTTCTTTATTTTCTAAGTTCTTAAATGATATGGTATCTTCTAATACTAAATCTATAGAAAGTGATCGTTTTTACCAGACAGAGGATAATAATATCAGTTTGGATGAAAAAATAGATGAGCTTCTGAATAATGGAGAAATAAATTCAGATGAAGCATTTACCATGAAAGTATTTGGTCATCTAAACGATGGTATAACTCAGAAGCCGAAAGAAGATATATTGTCTGATTTTGATTATGAGTCGGCAATGGAAGATCTTTTGTCTGCACCTATAGAGGTTAAAGAACGTATCGTAGATAAGATATATACAGGTAATCAAGATCTTTTATCTCCAAGGGAGAAGGAGATATATGAAAAGTATAAACAGGATATTGATGATTATATATCAAATCTTGGTGATAGTCCGGCTAAGATGATAAAAGATTTATCAGATAAAGTTAGGAGACTTACTGAACATCGATCTGTGTATGAGGATAATAAAGCTATTATTGATATGGCTAAATCCAATTTGGAACCAGATCAAAGGAAGGAACTTGATGATGCTATTTCTTCGTATGTTGATATAATGAACAGACGGGATAAAGGGGAGAAGGTTGACGAAGATAAGCTTGCCGATTCTGTATTTACCATAGAAGATCTTGGCCAGGTTGGAAACATCACAGATCTCCTTCCTTATATCGAACAAAACAGGATTATTGATAAAGGTCGTATTTCCGAATCTACGTTAAGTAATTTTGGGGAGGATGATACCAATATAGATTCTCTTGTAAATGAGTTAGATGAATCCGATAATACGCCTGGAGCTAACATAGATAGTGCCCAAAATCCAGAGACGTTGATGGTTAGAAGAATATCCAACGATGGCAACGAAAGGTATGAAATTGCGGGTCTTAGAGCCGATAAATTTATATCTTCTATAAAATCATTGGTTCCTATTCAAATAAGCTCTGAAACGAACGCTAATGGTACTAAAAGGTATTCTCTTAACATAGGTGGAGAAACGGCTACTATAATTGAACTGCCTTATCATGCGAGATGGTCTATAGACAAAGAATCGGCTCGTGTTCTTAACCGTTACACAGACGTGTCTATTCAGGACGTGGGTAATTCCTATTCTTTGGTTTATAAGCGTCTTGATTCAGATGAATTGGTTCCGTACAGAACGGGTGTCGGATTCGGAGAGAATGAGGTAGATAAAATAGATCAGGAAGCATTATCTTCTTTGAAAAAAGGAGATAAGGTTAATCTCGAAATAGATGTAAATGATACTTATAATCAGTCTCTTTTTGCCGAATACAATGATGCTGTTCAGTCCGGCGATAAAAAAAGAATAGAATCTGCTGAGAATAAACTGGTGTCCAATATGGTTATCAAGGTCATGAGTGGGAACAGATTCGTTTCTGTTGTAAAAGCTGATACAGGAGGCATAGATGGTATAAGTAAAATAAGAAGAACGGCTTTTAACAAGTGGAAGAAGGACGCCGGCCGGTCGGCTACCATCGGCGTCGGCACGCATGTTGTTGCCCAGACCCTTCCCGGAAGACCGGTGTTTAACATGAAGGTGAACGGTCAAGGATATGGCCAGATAGAAAATCTCCCTATTACCGAAAAAGGTGCTGAAAAAGTATCTGATGTTGGATATGTATTAAATGGCAAAGTCGTGCTTAAGAACGGATCTAAATACACAGGCTTCCCATTTGCTTATTCTATATTAAATGACAAGGGGAATAATTACAAAAATGTAAGAGTTCCGGTAGTCGTCATCAAAGGTAAAAACGGTCTTAATTATCTTTTCCCAGTTAGCCTACGTTCTGTAGAATCAGAGGAAGGGCAGAAATGGATGTCTTTTATAGATATGCTGCTTGAATCTGGTGATTCTGAATTGCTACAGATGGGTCAAGATGACATACAAGATCTTAATGCGTATCTAACCAAGTTAGGTCTTGATCCGGCTTCGTATCAAGTATCGTATTTGAATCCTATTTCAGGTCTTAGAAAAGCTCGTGAGGCTATAGAAGAATTATCTACAGTTCCTGATGTTGTTAAGTGGGTAGAAGATGGAAGTAGGAGTGTGAAAGACATTGTGATGTCTGAAGTAGAATCTGGAATAGATTTCGAAGGTGAGATGTTTGTCGCTCCTAAGATCAGGATTCAGTTTGGTAAATCATCTTCCAGACCTAAATCACTTATAGAAGATGATCTCCCTTTCTCCGATGAGGGTAAGACCGTTACTTCCAAGGAAGATGTGGATATTTACGAAGATGAAATGCCAGAGGAAGACCCTGTCCGGGGGACTCGGCCGGCGCCACCAGCTCAGCCGGCTCCTGCGGCACAAGCTACGCAGTCCTTACCTGGCAAGAAGCGCACCTCCAGGAAAAATTTCTCTATTATGTTGAGTGAAATAGAATCTCATATAGAAAAAGAGGGATTGCCGCCTTATGCTAATATTTTTGATTTTATAGCAAGGAAGATTGTAGGAGGTGACTTGAGGTTTCTTCGTGAGAGAGGTAATCCTAAAAGTCTTAAGGAGGAAATGGGATTAGAACCTAAAGGAACAGTAGGTGATAAAATATCCACTCCTTCCGGTAAAGGTGGTAAGACTTTAGAAGAATACGTTTCTTGGCTTCGTTCTCAAACAGATCAGGTAGTCGAGGATTATGTTGGGCCAAGATCTGACGAACAAATTATATCAGAGTTGAAAAACTTTTTGAAATATATTAATTTTGTTCCAAGCAAGGCTTTGAATTATTCTCTTAGAGTCAATGGCATGGATACCCTAAAAGAATATGGCACAAAAGAGGAAGTAGAAAAAATGGAATCTGATATCAATAGTTTGGTTTCTAAAGTTTTGCCTACGGTGGATAATAAAACTGTAGAAGATGTTTCTACTGCAATAAAATCAAACAACTTGCCTGCCATATGGGAGCCCGTGGAAAGCCTTGATATGACAAACGAGGAAAAAATAGAGTTTTTGAATAACGTAGCAGATTTCCTTAGCGGCATACCAGAGTATGATGCTGTCGTGGAGTTTATAGAGTCAGAATCAGATAATATTTTAAATGATGGAAAAGAAGGAAGTACAGGAGGCGGTGCAGTACGCACTGAGGAAGATGGCGATCAAGAGAGCAATGGAAAAAGAGAAGGACAACCCGGAAGCGATGGAGAGACTAAAGGAGATGTCGAATTACCTGGATTTAAAGAAGGAAGGATAGATAATTACAATGAAAATGGGTATAAGTTCTCTAATCCGGAAGAGGTATTAGGCTGGTTGCTCTCTGAGATGTCCGGTGTCACAGAACTTATAGAAGGTGCAGAGGTTTATGGGGAAGGCAATGATGTTAATATTATCTTGGATCGTATGGAAGCAAGATACGGTATAGACACTATAGCTCATTCCAATACAACTAAAGCCATAAGGAGTTTAAATAAGGTGCGTGGTTATGATGTTGAATATGGATTAACTTTTATGCACGAACCTTATATCCATATATCCAAACCTAAATCAGTATCAAACGAGCAACAGATATCCGAAGAAAGCCCGGTCCAGGTCCATAGAGTAACAGTCCAGTCTTTCTTGTATGGTGGCGACGCAGCTTACGAGGCGGTTCCAGCAAAGGTAGAACAGATATCTGATAAGATCATGGCTCGAAATGGAATCCGATTCGGAATGGGTATGACTGATCTTACTAAGTTAGGATACAAGAAAGCCGGCGGAAATTGGGTATATAAGTTCTATATGAACACTGGTGTGTATGATTTGTATAATATCAGTACCGGTGAAGCGTTTAGGGCAAAACCGGATCTTGGAGTTAAGATAAGTTCCAGCGCATTCATCCGTTCTTTATTTCAATCTGGTAGAAAAATACAAAATATGATAAGTAACATGAGCCAGGAAGAGATAGATAGGAATAAGAATCTTGTAGAAGGTTCTGATAATTCGGATTCGATAAATGAGTTAAATAAGGAGTGTTGAGTATGAGAAGGAGATTTTTTAATGCTGCGGATAATTTCGTGGGAGGATGTTATAATAAGTTATCCAATGAAGATATAAAAAGGCTTGGAGGGAAAAGACCTTATGTATGTCAGTTTAATAAAATTCATATACATATAGGACCTGTATTAAAAGATCATGATTCCTATGTCAGTGATATAGTGTTTAATAGTGACTGGAATTATGGTAATTATGAATCTACGGTTTATCATCATAGCAATAATGGTATTTTTATATTAGGTGGAAATAAAATTGGTAATATAGAAGACCATATGCAAGATCTAACATATTGGTACGAATATGATCCGAGTCTTAATGAAAATTATTGTTATTATTATTATGAAGCTGATAATAGTGGAAATGCTATTAAGTTGAATGGTGAGTTTAGTGATGTTAGCACTGTTTTTAACATTCCCAGTTTGAAGGTTACCACTCTTCGTGATGGCAGTTTGAGTTTTCCAGAGATTTATATAGAAGGAGTTTGGGATCCGTCATTGTATAAGTCGGTTTTATAATTAACTTTGCCTAAAATATTTATCACTATGGTGCAAAATAACATTAAAAATAATAGATTCTATTCTGTAATACAAATGTAATTCGTATCTTAGATGTATGATTTGTAAACAGCATTTAATGTATTAAAAAATCATGAGATTAGTATATAAGTTCAACATAGGTCAGAATGAAAATATATCATCTTTGTGCAAGATTAGCAATAACTTGTACAATCGGGCGTTATATATTTTCAGAGAAACACTTTCTAAAGAAGATAAGTGGTTATCTTATTTTGAACTTGATACTATCATGAAGAATACTAAGAACTTGGATGGGAATATCAATTACAAATTATTAAAAGCGCAATGTTCTCAACAAGTTCTTCGTATTATTGATAAAAACATTAAAAGTTATTACAAAACGGTCCAAGATTACAAAAAACATCCAACTAAGTATAAGGAAAAACCTGGTCTTCCAAATTACAAAAAGAGAGGTTCTGAGTTCAATTTGTATTACACGAGCCAGAGTTGCAAAATAAAAGATGGGAAAATAATCCTATCAAAAGATATTTCAATACCCATTCCTCAATATGAGAAGTATTCTGATTTGATAAAAGATTTCAAACAGATTAGAATAAAACCATCATCATGTGGATATAAAATAGAAATCATTTATGAGGTAAAAGATATTGAAGTGTCTAAAGGTATGGAAGAGAAAGTTGCTTCAATCGATTTAGGGATTGAAGCAACTCTTATCAGTGAGGATTTTACTGTTCTATTTAGTGGTAAATTTGTTAAATCATACAATAAGCTATTCAATAAGACATTAGCTAAATTAAATAGTATCAAAGATTTACAAAAGATAAAAGGGATAACGAAACGAATAAAGAAATTATATTATGATAGAGAACAGTACATAGAAGATGTCTTTCATAAAATCAGTAGAAAGATAGTTGATTTACTTATCGATTCCAAGATAACAAAATTAGTTGTAGGCTATAACAAGGGATGGAAACAAAATGTAAATATAGGTAAAAAGAATAACCAAAAGTTTACCCAAATCCCTTTTGCGAGATTAGTTAGTTACTTAGAATACAAATGTGAATTAGCTGGTATTGAAATAGTTATCAATGAAGAATCATATACTTCAAAATGTGATTCTCTTGCATTTGAGAAGATAGGAAAACATGAAAACTATTTAGGAAAAAGGAGAAAACGAGGATTATTTCAATCCTCTACAGGAAAGCTCATTAATGCCGATGTAAATGGAGCATTAAACATTATGAGAAAAGTAGTCGGTGATTCTTGTGAATCAATTCGTAGGATAATCGATAGAGGGTTATTGTTTAACCCGGTAAGGATTACGAATGTATTTTGTTAAGAAGGTACATTCCGAAACTTATAAAGAAATGTAATAGATTTTATTGAATTTAATATTTTTCATAACATGGGTGTCAAATGTCAGATAGAAAAGAAGGAAAATGAAATAAAACGGGTTAAGGCTCCTAACGGGGAGCCTTCCGTTCTTTACGAAAGTGCCTTAAAGGTATTAGGAAACAGTGAGCGGGCTCTTCAGGTATGGGCTAAGGCTTACACTCCTGGTTTTTTGTCGTATTACGGTCATTGGAATAACCCGGCTCCAGGGGAGATATTTAATACCGATCCCAATGGCGAACCTCTTTTAGAAGACGTGCTGTCGTATATGAAGCGTCAGACTTATTTTGCTGATCCTTTAACGGCTCAGGACATTAAGGATGTAAGGGATTTCCTTTTGTCTACTCATTATTTTTTCAATGCGTCTTCATTGTCTAATGCTATCCTCTTCGATTTTTATGTAGATGGCAGTTTGATACTGAATGAGCAGAAATTAAGGAGATCCGGTTTGTATGATGAAACAGAAATAAGTCGTATTTTATCCGATCCTTCTGTTTTAAATGAGGTTTCGATTTCCATGAGAAAGTTAATAGATTGTTCTATTAACGAACATGATAGGGAAAAGGATAATTATTTTATGTCTGTTGACTATCAGTATGGTCCTATTGTTTACAAGAAGGGAGTGTTTAACCAATTTGGTAAAAAAGTGCCATATAATCCTTCTGAGCTTTATTATGCTATGCGTAAAACAGTAGCCGGCATAAAAAACTTTTCTGAATTTTCATCTGCTTTTGAATCGTTGAGAAACTCATATCCTGAACTGGTTGAGAAATTCGTTTCTGATAAAGAATTTGCCGAATCTATGTTTGATGAGTTTTCATCTATGGAAAAGATACCGGTAATAAACATAGAAGGGGATGATATGGTAGAAGGCAAGAGAAGATCCTTGTCTAAGCTACAAGATCTGTCTTATTACAATCCTGGCAAAATAGAGTTCCTAAGAGCTCGTATATCAGCTTATTTACATAGGGTTAATGCCGACACCGAATCCGATTTAAGAAGCATGATATGGGATATAGAAGAGGCTTGTACGTGGTTTGGCATAGATATAATAGGGACATCGGAAACTTATGATGGCACAGAAGAATCTTTGAATAAGATAGATAATTTGATGCTGGATCTTGATATTTATGTGGCCAGGCATAATGATGTAAATTATGCTCCAACGCTGGCATCTTCTATAGATGATGTTCTTGGTGATAGCACAGATTATTATTTTGGATTATTACCGGAGTATATGGATAATTTGAATATCGTTTATTCTGAATCCGATATAGACCCAGTAGAGGCATTTGAGAAACATTCATTGCTTAAGGTAGGAGATAATCTATATCAAAGGATCAGCAAAGATGATCTTAACGAGATGTATCAAATATCAACAGTGTTAGCCAAGCACAACCTAACTCACTTTCCTGCTAAAATATATCCTGAATCTTGTTTTAAGAACGGCGTTTTGGATAAAGAGAAAGTACGGAACGTAGATAATAATACGCTCATGGATTCCATTAAAAAATACGTCAGATCGTTCATGGATTCTCAGAACACGGAGGACATGATAATGACCAGGATGGCGTTTGGGCACCCGGCGGTACTTGATGTTTCTTACGCGGATGTGGATCGGGAATTTAGTCGGTACATGAACAAAAAACAAGATAGCGAAAACCCATTATCCTTATTCGATTTATACCAATATTACCTTGACAATAAACTCCATAAAACAAAATTATATGATAATGCCTATAAGTATCTTGACTTCAAATCTGGTCCATCTTTGGGTCTTATTTCTGATGATCCTGATATTTTGAAATCAATAGAATTATCTTTATCTGGAAAAGACAGGTTGATGTTGTTTGATTATAGCATGACCAGCACCGACCCTTTTTTATCAAAATTGTTTTATTTGGATAGGTATGACCCTTCGTATGCCGAGAATGATTTTGAACACTATTTTTACACCAGGCACCCGTATCTGTTAAAAGAAAAATCGGGCCCTAATATCGTAGAGCAAGATGGTGTTATAACAGCCGAAGGTATTTATGATAATTTTATAAGAGTAGGTAATAAGATATGGTCTAAAGTAAGCGAAAGTAGTTCCGGCTCTATCTACCAAAATCTGACAGGGACCGAATCGGAGGTGAAATACGATTCTACCCAGAAGGCTAAGACAGTAGAAACCGATTACGCTCCATACCAAAACAGATCTGGCTTGACGCAAGATATGACCATAAGCAAGTCTGAATTGGATGATCTTAACAAATTAGAATGCAAATAATTTTTGTATATATATAATATAGTTTTTTCATAGTTATAATTTGGGAAGTGAGGCTTGTGAAAGTCTCACTTTTCTTATATATGCACGTATATCAATAACATACAAGAAAAGTTAGATTTTCGTTGTTTATGAATTATTTTTATTAAGTTTGCAATATTAGTTTCAGGAAGGGATTATAGAAAATAGGGAAGGTAAGAACAGAACGTAACTAATAACGGTAGGAAATGAGAATCAGTACCATCAAACGTAATAACAGCATTCATCTTATGTATAAAAACATTATGAATGATTTAGGTCAATTAAGAACTGTAGTTTCAAAATCCTATATTTATAATCTGATACAAAATCAAACCGGATTAAGTATCAGAACTATATCCCATGTCTTGAATCACACGAAAGAACAGGATACAGATTCTTTGTGAAAACCATACATTTTCATACATTTGTGTGTTCTTTAGTTTTTAGATTTAAGTTTTTCATGGTATTAGTTTAGATTAGTGTAGATCAGGGTTCGCAGTGATGCGGGCCCTGGTTTGTTTTACAGTGCTTTACCCAAAATGGGAAAGGCAAAAGTTTATGATTATCAGGTTTTCCCCTTAAATGGGGGAAAATTAATTATTGTGTATTATACTTCCGTTTTTGCTGAAAATACTTCTCTTCTATAGGAAACAAACACACCTGTATTCCACCCTGCAATCATGATCTTTGTTACGTGCTTCATGCACGTATGTTTAACAATTAAATACTATAAAATTATGGGTGGTGATAAAATCGTCCTTTTAGATGGAGCCGGGGCTAACGGTGGTGGTGCAGCCACTAACGGTCTTCTTTCAATGATTCCCGGCATGTTTGCTAATTTGATAGGTGGTAATAAAATGGATCCGAATCTGGTAGCGGCTTTGATGAATGGTCGTAACAACCAGGACGGTTTCGGTGGGGCTAACGGTTGGTGGCTCTGGATAATTGTTTTGTTCTGGCTGTGGGGTGGACGCGGCTTCGGTAACGGTTTTGGAAATGGTGGTGATTGTTGCGCCAATGGTTTACCCGCTCAGTTGAATAACGATTACGGTCGTGAGCTTCTGATGCAGGCAATTCAAGGTAATCGCAGTGCCATAGATCAGATCGCTTCTGCTTTGAACTGTTCTACTACTCAACTTCAGAACGCTATCTGCAACGTACAGGGTGCTATTGATAAAGTAGCTGGTCAGGTAGGTATGACTTCTCAGGCTGTTATCAACGCAGTTCAACAACAAGGTTGTGAAATCGGAAATCAAATCAGCTCTTGCTGCTGCAATCTGAGTTCGTTGATCAATCAAAGCACTTGCCAGACTCAGGGAATGATTACTCAGCAAGGATTCGACAATCAGCTAAGAACGCTGGAGCAGACCAACATTCTGCAAAACAATATCAACCAGGGTTTGACAAACAACCGCGAGCAGGAGACTGGTCATTTCAATGTGTTGTCGGCAAAGATTGACGCGCAAACGCAAATGATCAATGATAAATTCTGTCAGTTGGAAATGAGGGAGATGCAGAACACTATTGCTCAACTTCGTGAAGAAAAAGCGGCTTTGACAGCTTCGGCATTATCTCAGCAACAAACCCAGAATATCGTTGGTCAATTACGCCCGACGGCCGTCCCAGCCTACCCCTCTTGTTCTCCTTACCAGGCTTATTCTTGGGGACAGGTATTCGGAGGAGGTTGCTGCAATAACGGATGTGGATGTAACAACGGATGTTGCAATAACAACGCTGCTGTCTGATTTTATTAAGAGAGGAGGCTAATATGGCTTGTGTTTCTAAAATAGGATCGTTGTATGAGATGGTTACGAAGAATGTTATTGTCAGTACGACAAATACAATCTTCGGTATTAACCCACGGGCTTGGATCGCCCTTCCGTGTGAGGGTCTTATCCTTCTTAAGATAAGGCAAGTAGTCCCCACAGCCGGAAGTGCTCTACCGGTACAGATTGCGGTCCCGGCAAACAGCACAGTTTCAACAGTAGGGTCCGACACCTGTTGCCCGGTTACGGGAGTGAATGTCGTGAATCCTATTAACGTAGCTGTCACGGGTGCTGCTATGGTAAATGGCACAGAACGCCTTCTGTACTTCAATAAAGTTCGTGGCGTGTTAAGATTAATGGATTGCTGTGTTCCAGTAGCGGCAGCCCAGGCGTCTGAAGTTAAAGCAGGTAAATGATTTCAGTAGGGTGATGGAGATCATCACCCTATTTTCACCTAAATAATATTTTGATCATGTTTTCAGATTTGAAGAAGGGGTTTCAGGTACATACCCTTGATACTAATACAGTACCTAAATACGAATTGGGAAAGGTAGTAGCCGTATCCGAACCCAGGTATCTTCCTCCTCAGCCGGGTCAGTATCAGGCGATGCAGACCCGCGTGGTGGATCTGACGGTAGAGCTCACTGGCGAAACCAAGACCTATACGGTCCCGGAATCCCAGAATGTGGCTAAGGCTATGGGTATAACATTATCTACCAGCATAGATCCGATTATGAACGAACTGAATGCTATAAAAAGCACCAGTCAAGACATAATAGACAGCGTAGATACCCATCGTGCCAAGATAGAGGCTTGTGAATCTATATTAGAAGACATCAATCCGGCATTCAAACAAACGAGAGAGCAGGATCGTAAAATAGCTGGTATAGAAAATAAGGTGAATGACCTTACTGATTCATTCGAAGATTTAAAGAAGTTGATTGTAGAACGTTTGAAATAAGTATAATATGATAGTATATGATTTAAATTCAGGACACAGAGAATATCCTGGATATGACGAGATAGAAGACAGACGAGGTGGAGGCAGAGGCAGAAGCCGTCGTTCTGATGGGACGTACATGGAGTACGGACACGGGTTCCTTCCTCCTTATGATCATTACGGTATGCATGAGAAGATGAAGGAAATGGAAGAACGCGAAAACGAGCTGGAAGAAAGGGAAAGAAGGCTTGAAGAGCGCGAACGTCGTCATGAAATGGAGGACCGGGAATACCGGAGGATGGGTTACGAATCCTACCCGACCGATTACTATGGAGACGACAGATACTACGGTGACGGACCTCAGATGCGTAGAGGTCGCGGACGTGGCAGAGGTCGTTCTTATTGAGGAGCAGACGCAGAGGATCCAGCTTATCAGAAATATGTAGATACTTACGGCTACCATTTTTCTAATGCTCTTGCTGATGAGGCGGTAAAGAAGATGGTCAACGTCGATGGATCCAAGAGGATCTGGAAGCAGCCGGAAATAAAAGATATTTTTGAAAAGTGCGGAGCGAAGAAGCCGGATAAAGCGACATGGGGCGATGTCCAATATGTCTTTGCAATGTACTATTCGGATGGTTTTCCGAAGGTCTTCAAATGTGAGAACGAGTTGGTGAAAGCTACGTTAATGTATTTGGATGATCCGGATGCTCCCGAAGGAGTAGCCTTTATAAGATGGCTTGCCGTGCAAGATTACCTCGGCGAAAAAATAAACTGGAAGGATCTGACCTGAGATCCAGGCCCAGGCCCTTCCGGTGGTGCGGGAGCCATAGTAAAAAATATGATTCCCGCATTCCCGTTTTTCCCGTTTGGAAAAAAAGGAATAAAAAAAATGTTATACCGGTCGGCGGGCAATAGAATACCCGTGGCCGGTTTGTTTCACATAACTTTTTTTTGGATATGAATATGGCACACGAATCTAAATCAAATAAAACCCCATTGTATTTAATAGGAGAGTTGATTGGCGTACCGAATACGGTTATGGACTCAGCATTGCATGAACTGAAAGATAGAATAGACAAAGACCCTAAATATAAAGATGTTAAAAATTGGCTCGAATCTTTACCCAAGATCTGAACCTATTTTTTTCAATACCAGGCCCGATGCGATTTTAACGTATCGGGTTTTTATTTTAATTCATATTGTTTTATTTTAAATCTAATTAATTCATGAATGTCGTACTTTTGTTGAAAAAGTATTCTATATGGAAAATAAGGAAGATTACGTTGGTTACGAAGATCAAGAACTATGTAACCGGTATTACAAAGAGGCTGAAGCCATGAGGCAAAAGCAGGACTGGTCTCGGCTTAGGGTTGTCCCTGCTCCGGCTAAGGGAACGCCATCGCCCGGCTGGGGTCAGCTTGGACGTGGAAATGATGTCCGTGTCAAGTATGTTAGCATCAATTCAGGATTAGGAGGGGACAGATTATGACCGTAGAAGAATTAGCTAACAAAAGATACGGTGGCGAATTTGTTTTCATGTTTGGTCATCTTGAAGGTAGAACAAGATTCGTTTTTGAATGCTTTGATCCTAAACCTGATTACGAAGGTAAAAGCACTTATATGGTTTCCTATTTTGAGAAGGGACTTTGCAGAAGAGATGTGGTAGATGTACCGTGTTATATGAATGTTTTACCAAAATCATGAAAACACTACTTTTAAACGTACCTTCTTTCTCTGGTAAGATAGTTTCTCCTACCTGGATTAAAGCCGTAAGGGATTTCCAATCTAAATCGAAGGCAGAAAGAGATTCGTATTGTTCGGCTTGTGGATGTACGGGAGGGTGTAACCTGTGCGATGATATAAGTAAATATAGGATTTCAGGACAACTAAAATATTATATATAATATGGTTAGAATCGCATATTTCGGAACCGATGGCCGTCCTGGTCATTACGCTATTCCGATACGAGGTAAATTCACAGAAGAGGATATTAAGGTAATAGAATCTGTAGATTGTGATGATTTCTATAAGGTGTTTGACGTTATGCGTTTTAAGATAGCTGAGTTTAAAGGATGGACGATATTAGGAATCCCGGCAAGCTTAGACGATCATAGACCTGGAAGCAAAACCGTTATCTTCATAGAGGGTAAAGCTAACGAAACTGACTTTATGGAAGTTATACAAGAGTATTCTTTTCTTAAAAATAAGGTAAAGAAACTTGCCGAATTGTATCATGATGGAGAATGGCTTGCGACTGGTAAATTGAATCAAGATCCGCCTACTAACAAGGAGCGGTTTCAATTTACGTTAGACAAGGATGATATTATTAACATGATTAGGGGAGTCGATTTAGATCCTTATTCTGATGTGGCGAATGAAATGGAGAAAATCGGATTGGGATCATCATCTGATTCTTCATATGAGGGTCCCATATGGTCTTGGTTTGTTAACAAAGTAGAACTTTGGCAGAAGAATAATGTATGGGATAGTTTCTCCGCTGAGTTTTTGTGGGGTTTGTATTGTAGGATAAAGAAAGTATAGTAACAATTAATTTAAAACAAATCATGGAATTAAAAGATTTTAAAGATGTGGTTAGAGTAATGACAAAAGAAGAGTTCGAATCAGCAATCAACGAAGATATTAAATTCGTTGAAATATTTAAGCATTTTTTTAAACATGATGATGTTGCGAGGATAATAGAACACGTAAAGTCAGTGTTAGAAGCATCAGTGGACTACTTCTATCCTAATCATCCTGAAGTAGAATTTGAAAAAGATTTTAATATACAATACGATGTCAATAATATCTTGAACAAATACGGCCACACCGAAATGGGTATGTATAAAATACAGCTCTATATAGAGAACATTTTGGGTAGTATTCAAAACAAGAAGCCTGTAGACGTGGGAGAAGTCTCTGACGGATACCACACTTTCAATGAATTGTATCGGTATAGCATGTTGTATAACGCTGCCTTCTTTAATCTATTAGCCAGAAGCGGACAGGTTGAAGTTTGCAAATCAAGGAGACACAGCGACGGAGAAAAATGCTTCGGTTCTGATGATTGGTTTATTGTGATGGCGATCCTGCCTACCGGTCAGGTATCTAATCACTATGAAAGCAAATACTGGGATTTGTTTGATGTTCCTGAAAGAGAAACCGCTTTCGAATACGATGGCCATACACCAAATGAAGCTGCCGACAGACTTAAAAAGTATCTCAAACTGCCTCGTCGTGGCATGACATTCGAACAGGCTTTAGAACGGCTTAAATTAGGTCGTAAGATAAAAAGAATCGATTGGGGTAAAAAGTATATCTGTATGTTTGACGTAAATATATTGATGGTAGATACAGGTCAAAAAGTAGCATCAAATTGGAATCCAACCGAACATGATATTATGTCTAATGACTGGGAGATTGCGGGATGAGTTTGTTTGTATGTTCAAAATGTGGCTGTATAGATAATACAGCCACATCATATTACTGGGCTCTTATAAGACCTTGTAAGAATCGTATTTACGATAAGTCGCTAAAGGGATATGAAGGCAAGCCTCTTTGTTCTGAATGTGCCGCTATTGAATATAGTAAGGGAGGCGAAGTGGTGGTAGTTCCTGGAACGTGGCACGGTAAGTTCAAGAAAGAATGGCCTACTGAAGAAGAAAAGAAGCATATTGGTAAAAACGGTATTTTAAATTATTGATTTATGTGTGATAAGGAAATTGTTGTATGTGCAGCTATATGGGTTCAAGATCACAAGAACAAGCCTCACGGTCCAGTAAATATACCATCTGGAACCGTATTTTGTGGATTGAGACACTGTTCCATAATATCGCAACTTGCGGCATACGGAATAGCTCATAAAAACCGCAGTGTTCAAGGATTTTTGACAAGCAAGAATCGGTTTTTAACAAGAGAGGAAGCGTCTGAACTTGTTAGAAACAATAATCAGGAGATGGTGGTAGATAGAAATGCCATTAGAGAACAGTTGTATTCAGAAGATTTGTATTAACTAAAAAATAAAACAATATGGGATTTATAATCAGAAAGTCAATATTTTATGATATGATGGACGGCAATCAATTAAAGTATGAATTTGACAACAGGGATTTAGATCATATCACATTTAAAGGTGATGGTAAAGAATCTTTTTCATTTAACAGAGCACTTGTTGAAAATTTAATTGAGACATTTGAAACCATGCATGATATATATTCCGATAATTACAAGCTTAAGGTTTATACTGGTAATTGCATAATTCAATTGAGCGAAGATTCAAAGGACTTAAGTAAATCCTTTTTTGACGTATATGATAAAGATGAAATGAAAATGATATACGCAATAAATATCAGTATCTTGAAAGAAATGTTTGTCATATGATCACCAAGCAAGATATACAAGCAGCAACATCGTATATTTTCCGAAGCAGTTTTGTCTCGGAGGACCAGGCAAGGAAAGCAATGGTAAGAGCCGGCAATAACGCTACCAAGAACCTCGTCAAGACCTTTAGAGGCAAGTTGTTCAAGAAAGCTTTTGAAAGAGCCCGTAGAGGAAAGGATATCAGTTTTTTTGAAAGACAGGAAAAAGAAAGTGGTTTCAACTTTCTTTACAATCCTAATAATGGTCGTATGCAAAGCGGTCATATTATAATAGATGGAATTGATCTGTTTAAACAAATAATTCATGAAAGGTAAAAAAGTTGATATTCGTTTAGGTAGAGGTCTGGCGAATCAGATTAAGATAAACAAAACCATTCCAGTGTCTCATAAACCAAAAGAAGAACGTCGAATGATGTTTATTTGTGGTGATGATATTGCTTCTCTTATAAAGCGGTTTGAAAATGAATCAAAGTAATATAAAGTCGGGCATGTGTCTTGTCCGACTTTTTTTATATATTTGTGGCATGGCAAGAGGTTATTATTGGATACCGCAGACAGATGAAACGTTAAATGGCAGAAGCTATTACGTGGCTAAGATAGTAGGGGATATCACGTTTGATACTAAACGAAAAAGAATCGTATTTCAAGCTGATAGGTATTTCCCTGTAGGATCTGTTTTCCATTTTACGCACAATTGCTTCAATTATATCATAACTTGCCGACTTCGTAAGCCGGGGCTTTGGTTTGAAGCCAGGAGAGAGGATTCGGGCCCTATTTGCCCTGAAGATATTGAGCGCTTTGAATCGGGAAGGTTTATACACCGAGATGGGTACATGCATTACATATAAGCTGAACTTGACGATTTTTCGTCAGATTATAATTTTTTTTCATATCATTTTTAAGCCATCAGACTGAGAAGTTAGATGGCTTTATTTTTTATGATATGCTTGATTTTTAACTACCTTTGTCTCATAACAAAAATGTTTTATCATGGTATCAACGTGTATTATTAAAAGAGATAATAAAAAGAAAGTTGTTTCTGTCTCTACCAGATCAGGGGACAGGTCTATGTTGTTTGATAAGATAGCATCTATTCCTCTTATGGAGAACAGGGAACGGGCTACTACTGTTTTTAAAACCGTATTTTCTAATAAGTTCTTAAAGGATTTTGGCGACTGGAGAAAGAGAGTGCCTATCAACAAACCGGCTTATAATAAGGTTAAATCCAACATTGATCTTATTCCGGAAGCTTATAGAGAAAGGGTACTGGATAAGGCTTCTAAGATGAGTAATCCTGTTCTTGTATCAAAATCAGATGCAACTTATGGGATTCAAGAATCAGGCTTCGGATTCTATAGCCAAGATCTGGGTGATAATATTATGTTGGTGGATGCTATGATCCCATCAAGTATTTCCGTACCGGAAGAACCAGGAATAGACGCCGGGCAGTATTTACAAGATGCTATATCTTCGGACTTCACTCCCGTATCTGTGGTACAGGATAAGGGTGTTAATTATATGGTTATAAAAGACGGTCTTAAGATATTTAGCCCAGAAGAGCTACCAGAAACAGATTCTAATCCTGTGGGTGTAACGTATCAGACTGGAGAGCCTCGTTTGTTTTTCATGAACGATCGTAGTCAATTATTTGAAGATTACGGAGAAGCTCTTCGCTCTGGCGGGAATGATATTAGAATAGGATTCTTATCAGGAACCGTTCAAGAATCTACCGTGGATGGCGTGGCAGACATTACTTACAAAGCTGGAAAGTATGTTCTTAATAATCCCAAGTCTTTTATACCGGTCATGACCGCTTCTGCTTCTACTTCTTTATCAACAAAAGGCGGGATAATTAACTACCTTATAAAGAAAGGTCTTTTGTCAGGATCTAAGATATTCGATTCTGAAACAAGAAGCTATTATCTTACAGGAGAAGGTTATACAGGACAAATTAGACTTTTCAATTCAGCCTTATCATACACCGAGCTCCGTAATCATTTTGGTTCCGATGTTTCCATGAACGACCAAGGTATGATAACCATAAGCTCGTTGGATAACAGTAAGGTAACTATGAGACTCGCCACCGGAGGAACGGAAAGGGTTAGTAGGGAACAGATAAAGAACGATCTTAAGTCAGGAAGATACAATGAATTGGACGCCAAGTACGATCATTTTGATGCGCTTGTAGTTTCATTCATATTAGAAGATAACGATCTTTATGCTGATACTAAAGCTAAGATCGTATCAGATTATAGCAGGCAGGAACGTGACCAACGAAATTCTATTGTCGAGATACTGAAAACGCTTGGCGTTAGTGTCATAGGTATGACCGACTATATAGAGAAGTACCAAGCCAAATACGGGCACGAACCTTCTGCTAAGGCATTGGCGGATATTGCTAATAACGTAATAGCAGTTGGTGAAGATGCTACTTTATCTGATTTAGTAGAAGAAACAGCCCACTTCCTTGTAGAGGCATACAGAGATCAGAATGCTGTTGAGGCTGTTCTGCAAGATGTGGAAGGTACGGAAGAGTGGAACCAGTATGCAGGTCAGTATTATAATACATACGGTAAGGTATATGAAGGAGCTGAGCTTGATAATGCTGTTAGGAGAGAAATTCTTGGAAAGATCCTCGCCAGGGAGATGCAGACCGGCACAGCACAGGCGCCGGTAGAGCCCACCTCCTTCCTGGGGCGCGTCCGGCGGCTTTTCTCTGGAATAGTAAGCTGGCTTAAATCAGCTTTATCAACCCAAAGACAAGATTTGAATAACGTTATTAAAAACATTCGTGATCTTGCCATTACTGACATAGATAAAGGATTTGACACTTCTCTGTTAAAGGATAATGACTTTACATTATACTCCCTTTCTTCTATGAACAAGAACAAGTTTCTTGAGTCTAAGATCAGATCGCTAAGAAAAACATTAAGAGACTTACGTCAGATAAGCTCTGATAGGGCTGTAACTACGTCTATGACCCTTGCTCAGCTTAAGACCATAGAAGATAAGATAAATAAAGTAGAGACCGAGATAGACAAGAATGAGATGGCGGCTGCCATGAACAGCATGATCTCCACAGCCGAAGCTCAGGTCAGATACTTAAGCAATGTGGTGAACACCATCCTTCATGGTGATACCAAAGACGGTAAGCTTCACTTCAATACCAATGATCGAAAGAACGTAGATATTATCAACAATCAGGTTCTTCCGATCATGAACGATCTTCGAGGATATATCCGTAACAGAAGTACCGAATTTGATGAACGTGAAAAGCAGGATTATACAAATAGAATCAATACCGTCATTGCCGACATCAATGGTATTCAGTCTGATATTAAATCAGTACAAGACCTTGATGAAAGTACGTTGCTTGATAAGTTAATGAACGAACTTCATGTGCCGGCAGATAAGGTAAAGAGAGTAAAAGAATTTTTCGACAAGGTTCAACACGATGTTTCTTGGATAAGTAGGTGGTTTGGTATATTAGAGCATTCTTCCAGTCCGTTCAATAACGCTCTTGGAGCTATGATTGCCAAAGACAATTACAATGCGATGGTGAATGCCCAGCCCGCCATATCCGACTTCCTGGCATATGCTAAAAAGCATGGTTTTAACAAATCTGAATTTGAAAAACTGCTTCAGAAAGTAGACGGCAAAACTTCTAATTACCTTCGTAGTGCTCTTGATATGGCTAAATACGATCGTAATAAGAAGCTGGCGCAGATGCGAGCGTTTGCGACTGCCATGAACATAGAGATATCAGAAGAAGAAATTGGTGATGTGGTTGACAATAACCGTAATTACGTATTTAAAAGAGAAGTAATTGACAAGGATGGAAATACGGTTACTGAAAACGCTAAATTCAAACCATCGTCTGATAGAGTTAATACCGATATTTTTACCATCGAGCAGGAAAAGATTTATACAGAACAGATGGAAAAGTGGGATGCTGAAAATTCGGAACTGGAATTTAGCGAAAGTTATGCCACAAGAATGGAATCCATATACAAAAAGGCTGAAGAAGAATTAGGGCATCCGGTTTCTCAAACAACCAAAGAATACCTTAATGCTCTATCCAGGCAAAAACGGATATTGAGGCAGCCTTTTATTGATAGCGGTGGTAATTTTGATGAAGTTGCCTATTTTAAAAGCAGCAATTACGAAGAAGAAGGACTGCTTCGTAAACAACGTAAAGGAGCAGCTTCAGAATACATATATGTAGGAACCAGGAGAGTGGAAAAAACCGGCGACCAACTTAAGATGGCCAAAGAAATACAAGCTATAAATGAAGTTTGGAGAAAGGAATCAAATAATGTCACTAATGCCGTATCAGAATCGTTTTTGCAAAAATTAAGAACGATTCAGAGCGAGTCAGGAGGAGAAGCTGCGCTGAAGACACTTATGTTGGGAGGTCACCTGTCATTTAATGATCGGTTTTGGAATGATGTAGAATCGGAACAGTCGGCACGTACCGAATCAAATAACAAGGCTTCGTATCTTAAAATGGCGCATGATATCATTAGCTCTACGACAAGTGATAGAGATGCGACTGACGTGGATTCTGTTGTGAAAGATATAGAAAAAAATAAGGCTATTATCAAGGAAATAATCGGAAACAATCGCGATGTGGCTGATATCGGAGAAATTAATGAAGCGACATTTACCTTATCTGAAAGAGATGCTTTTAGGGCCGCATCTGAAGCTATTGAAGCCGATTACGCTATCTTAATAGATTATGCTAAGATGGTGGGTCTTGAAGATATTGATAAGTACCTTACTAAAAGCAGTAAGGCTGAAAACGAAGTAAATCAGTCTTATTTAAATGCTCTTGCTGACTCCAAGGAAGTGGAATGGAAGTTCGTACAACGTCATACTACGGCGAAGAAAGCAAAAAGGATTCAAGCCTTAAGGGATAAGTTATTCAAAGCTGCTGATAACCGGTATCTGTTTACCGTATCTGAAACCAACTACTTGTCAGAAAAGCTTGGAATAAGCAAAGAATTAGACGGTAGAGATTTTAGGAATGCCGTCAATGCTAAAATGGCCAGCTTGTTTTTAAATAACACAAGAGAATCAGGTATAGAAGAGGCTAATGCTATTGTTAATGAATTTGCCAGGAGCCAGGTCTTTTCATACTATAAACGCATGGCGCCTACCGGATATGCGGCTATGATCGACAAAATTGGTCGAGGTGAGATAGATGTGGCGCAGATGGTTAAGGACGTACAAAACGGTACATCCACCCAAGATTATGGCATGGACATATCGTACCTGTCTTTCGACCCTGCAAGGGCATGGGTGGCTGAATCTGAAGCCGAAAATAGCGGTCGTAATCCTGATTATGTAAAAGATCATGGGTATGGTCATCGCATGCCTAAGAAAAGCCTGTATCGTGATGAATCGTATCTCAATGACTTTGGTATCAAATATGATGCTGATGGTAATGAGGTCGCTACTAAAAACGTAGAGCAGTGGAATATGATTCAAAAACTCAAGGAAATAAAAAGACAATCCCTTGATCTATACAAAGAGCAGAGCCCGAACCTGTATGCTATTCCACAGATATCCAAACAAGATATAGAACGTATAGAAGGGTTAGGTATCAGCCTTAAAAGTACGGTCAGGAACTTCGTATCCGACTTATGTCTTGACCGCGTAGATGACTCCCTGTATGGTAAAACACGCCAGGGTGAGGTATATGATCCGGAAGATAGGGTTCGGTCCATACCTAAATACTACATATATGAATTAGAGAACCAAGATGACGTATCTCATGATTTTGGTTACTCTTATTCGATGCTTATGATGCAATCATCATTATACAACGAAAAGCAGAAGTCTATAGAGCTCGCTCAAGGACTGGAGCAGATGTTACTGAATAAACAATTTGAGGGCGGTAAGAAGGCTGAAGCAACCCAAGCATATCAGATGTTCAGGGACTTCTTCAACGATCATTATTATGGCATTAGGATGAACACCAAAAAACTTACGGTGAACATCGGAGGATATACGGTAGACCTTACAAGAATTATGATGGCTGTTGAAAGATTTATGTCGGTCATGAACTTGGCACTGTCCCCGTTTGTGGCAGCTACCGGCGCCTTAACAGGTCATATCAACCTCATCATGGAATCTGCCGTAGGACAGTATATAAGTAAAGATTCCCTTAAATACGCATCGGCTGAATTTTCACGCCTTGCTCCATCTTGTATAGCAGAAATCGGAGACATAGATAGGAAAAGCAAATTATATGTCATAGGTGAGAGAATGGGGATATTCAATATCCGAAATCGTATGTATGGTGCCGGATATAATAGAGTGGCCAGGACCTTAATGCGTTCACCTATGTATGCTTTTATGGAAATCCTGAACTACCCTCTTGATCCGCAGGTTATGATTGCTACTATGGACAATGTTCGTTATTACAAAGGCCGGTTCTACACGTTCCAAGATTTCAAGATGGAAAAAGAACGCAATAAAGAACAGAGTACCATAAAAAGAGAATGGAATGCATTAAAAGATCGTACTTTATGGAGTATGGTAGACGTCGTGGATGGGAAGGTGGCTGTAAAGCCCGGATCGGGTGTTACTGTTGAGGAAGTTGAAACCCAGATGGCTATAACCAGGAATCAAGTCCGTAGCTTGTCGCAGATATGTAACGGATCTTTGAATGAAGAAAACCGAACTGCTGCATCGCGCAACTGGATAGCCAGGTTCATGACCGCCCACCGAGGATGGTTGGTGCTGGCGGCTCAACGTCTGTGGAAAAGACGTGGCTTCAATTTCCAGACAATGCAAGAAGAGGAAGGGTTGTCAATTACGTTAAAGAATATGATAGCCAAAACATTTAGCCTGGCTTCCGAGTCTGGTATGAAAAACATCATAGATGCCTGGAATGAAAATAAAGACAATATGAATGAGGTAGAAAAAACCAATCTCAAACGTCTCAGTGTCTATGCCGGCACGTTCCTTATCATGCAGGCCGTATCTATGCTTCTTGCCGGATGGCGTGATGATGATGAAAACGAAGAAAGTTGGCTTACTCAATTCGGATCCTATGTCGGATTCAGAACCATAAACGAAATAGCTTCACAGATGCCGTTTATTATGGAGCTTAACGTGGTAGATATCATTAACGATCCGTTTGTTATGGGGCGGAAACTGAAGGATCTTACCGATCTTAGGAATTATTCACTTGATAAAGTAACATCCGGCACATACAAAGGAGAGTATAAGTTATTTAGGCAACTCGCCAAACAGACGTTTATCAAACAATGGTATAATATCAAGACGCCGGAAGACGTAGCGCGCGCTTATAATTGGTGGCAGCAGACGAACAACAAGTCAATGATGTTCTTCATCGGCGCCACTCCTGATTCGGAAGGTGATGAGGATACAAGCTACAAATAGACGAAAAATATCAGACTTGCATTGTTTTTGTATGATTCCAATATGCTATATTAGCATCGTCAAAGAGTAGATTGTACGTTTTTTGTTTTTACTTGAAAGGTTATGTAGGTTTATTTTTTCTGAAATTGTTTTCTTACCGGTTCTCAGTCAGAGATGATAGGGAACCGGTTTCTTTTATGTTGTCAATTATTGCTATCTTGCAAACAAAAATCATGAGACGAAGATTTCAAATAGGGATGGGGGTAAATCCCTCGCTTATAATCAATAAAGGCATATACATCCAACATGTAGATGGAGGATTATATACAAAAGAAAATTGGTCTAATAAAGGATATTCCAATGATCTATGCAATGGAATAGCTCTTGTAGATAAAGTGTGTTTTGTTATAGCCACCGAATATATTGGCACATTTCGTTGGGGTAAGGATGGAGAAATAGACAATATATTTGCACAAGATAGTTCTCATATTGGAACTATTAAAAAGGATTATTGGGGGCGTGAAAATCAGAATGCGTATCTTGAATATGATACCAGTAATACAGATTACGCTTTTAATAAAGCTAATAGCTATTTATTTAAAAATGGTCAAAATGGATATGTAGGTGGCGCCGGAGAGTTTTTTTTGATATCATTGTATGCTAATGAAATAAACGAATGCCTTTTAATGGTAGGAGGTACGATAATGAGTAATAGAATGTGGACATCCACTCGAAATGAAAAATTTACCTATTCGTGGTATTATGATATAAACATCCAAGGAGATCATTTGGATACAGGTTCAAGGGGTAGTTCACATTATGTCCGTCCTTTTACTGAATTAATTTTATGAAATTATGAGAAGAAGATACGAAAATGATATTAAGCTATACGAATATGTAATAAATAGCAACTGTATAGGCGGAACCATATTCGTAGATGGAAAAAATGTAGGTGTCGTAAGCTCCAGTCCTTTGATTTACGTTACTCCAAAACCAATCATCTCTTCTATTAGTATCTCAGGGGGGGATTGCCCTCTGATAATAGAGAATTGATAGATACATATACTGAAAATAGTACAGATATTCAAGGATTAGATAAAATAGCTATAATTGTTTCTCCACAAAATGGAAATGATTATAATATTCTACACGTTAGTTTGCCTGTCATTAACTTTGTTCTTGTTTCTACTCCTATTACTTACAAAAAATATAAAGTTTATCATAATCACGCTCCAGAGTCTATTTACAATGTTGTTCCTGGATTATATAACCTGAATTACACCTACGAAATAAAAGAGGAGACAGATGAAGGGACACCTGGCAGCCCTACCTATAAAGCTCTTTACAAGGATGATTCAAAATGGAATCTGGGGGTTGTTGATAGCAATGTCAATATAGAAGGTAGACTTAATAATACAGTATCGTTAAACACTGTTTCTATAATACATATTCAGTCTAATATACAAGATGATAGCTACATAGTATTTAAAGCTGACGTAAACCTGTATCTAATAGATCCTTCTGATAGATATAACCCTGTATATAATAATACTATAACCAAACAATTGCGATATGAGTTCAAATAAAAAAATAATTATGGCACCAAGAACTATTGGTGCCATAATTATTAAAACCGTTTCTTGTAACAAGAGTCCACTACCTTTACCTTTTCTTCTTTGTTCTTACCATAATTAAATTCATACGCATCTTCGAATGAATAAAAAACAGCATAACACGACATGCCAAACATATCGTATTTTATCCTGTTTTTCCATTTCCCAAAAATGTTTTGATATTGGCACCAATATTCTACTTCCCCATTAGTTAATTTCCTTTCAACTATTCTAAGAGGAATATGAAACAAGTTTCTAAGCATTAACTTCATGACCTTCCCTATCTGTGAAAACTAAACCAATACCTTCTACAATATATCCTACTACAGGAGCTTTGTCAAATTCCTCCTTCGTAGCCCAAGTAGCATTATCAGGCATAAGATCCTTGAATGCGTCCGAAACATCACCTTGGCACCAGCAGTTATTTGATACAACAATGCCTTTCCCTTCGATATTGATATACATCTTTCTTCCACCACATCCAAGGCTGTTCCATCCGCTCGGTACGTTTTCCACCATAGGCTTAAGCACCCAGCTTTCACCGTCTATCCTAACCCATCCTGGATCGTCTTTGTGTTTGTCGTACATATTTTGCCAAAAAGAGCACTCGTAGCACCACCCCCTGTCTTCCATGACAGTCCTTATCTCACACCTTTCAAATCCATCTGCATCCATCGTGTGCGGAGAATGAGGCTGGTGAGGGGTGCCACATTTTGGACATACGAGTTTTAAGTTCTTTTCCATATTATTTCACTTTTACGATTTTAATAGAATCTCCGATATTGTATTCCCCTTGGTATCCAACGAATTTTATAAGCCTATTATTATAAAATATTGAAATTCTTTCGTCTTCACCATAATACATTATACATCCATCTTCTAAAGGACGTAGATCATATATAACCCATCCGTTATTAACCTGACTATCATCATGCGAACATGATGATAACACAAGTGCCATCAATAAAACAAAATACCTCATGTTATTTTCAACATAAAAATTTATAACCTGGTTTTACTGCCTCTGCTTCTTCTCTCGTATCAAACATTAATGTAATAGTTGATTCTGTACCTTCACAAACGTAAGACACTTTCACCCACCACCTAAAAACCCCAGAGCCATAATCGTCATAGTACGGCTCAGAAAGAACTTCTTCTACATACCCATCCAAATAATTCACGATCGCTCCTCCTTATTTTTAGATTCAGCCTCTTCAAGTATGCTGATCACTTTATCAACAATATCCGAATCAGACATTTTCTCAATAAAAACATCCATTGCCTTAGTTATGTCATTGGCTTCTTTTTCTTCAAAAGCTATTTCTCCACCGGTAATAGTATCAGATAATGATGTAGATAAGTGTCTTATCTTATCAATGCTCATAAACGTAAATGGATTACCACCTTGACCCCCACCCATTTCTTTCATGATCTGATATCCACCTGAGATAAGTCTGCCTGATGTCGTGGCCAAGGAGGATACGATTAGGGACAGTACCGCCGCTTCCGTCCGCTCCTCGGACACGCCCCTCGACCACACGGCTGCCCTTATAGCGCCGGCCAGGTTGTCTATGTATGGCATGAGGCAATCTTCCATCGCTTGTGTTATATCAGCTATAACCTCACTACGCTCTTTATTTATGTAGTAGATAGAAGCATTGTACCTCTTTATCTCTTTGTCCATATCATTTAAAAGACGCTTGATATTGTGCTTATACATAGGACTGGTTTTAATTACTTCCTTTAGCTTAAGAATGTAATTATAAGCCTGGTCGTTTACGAACAACGTCATGGTCTCAACCGTAGAATGAAGCGTGTTGAGACTGTTAAGAATCTTATCGAAATTGTTTATCAAATAAGCTTTTCTGGCTTTTGCTGCATAGTTAATCATCGCATTCAAATTTTAGATTTTCAAGTTCGTGTATTTGTAACTTAAGAGACTTAATTAAATCCGTTCTCTGCTCCTCTGCATGTTTTAAAGCCTCTTCCTTGCTTTCAAAAGCACAATCCCCTATCTGATAAGGGGTGTAACGACCAGGAGTGTCGGCTAATAAAAGACCACCACAATCTTCTATTCTGGCTTTTACCTTTCTTATTTTCCCATCTTTTAGACACATGTCCGTAACCCATACGAATTTACCATATAATTTATCATACTCTTCTAATCTCTCTTCTTGCAATTCATACCATTTAGGCTTAGGAAATCTTAATGTGAATTTAATTTCGGTATCTTTCTCTAAGACATTAATATCATACGCCTCCGGCCACAGTTCTTTTATGCTGTCTTCATCTTCAGCATACGCCACCAATACAAATGAATTATCGGATTCTGCACTACACCAATATGGATATTTTATAGGCCATTTGACTGGACGGTAGTCGTTGTCGCAGTCGGATTTTTTAATGTAAAATCTTGCTCTAATCATGATTCTTTTATTCTTTTAAGTATATGTTCAATAACTTTAATAGTCCACCCGTTTCCCAACATCTTGTACTGTTGGGTTTCGCTGCATTCCCATTTATACCAATCTGGTACAGTCTGTAACCTGGAGCACTCTGTAGGGGTTAATCTTCTTATTCTGAAATCGCCATGTAATGTTCTCTGTATGATAAAATTGTTTCTATCATATGAATTACAAGATAATGTTGGAGTCTTATCTTCATGAAATCCACCTTTGTTAAATCCTCTTGGTATTTGGAAAATAAGATTATCTTTCTGAACTGTTGTGAGACAATTGGATTTTCCATCGTTTTTAAATTCAATCATCTGAACTGTTTTAAGACCAGATTCTCTACATGTAGGTTTTTCTGGATTCCTACCTCTCATTGCTACACAAATAAGATCGTACGTGTATTTACCCTTTACGGTAACAGTATTGGATTTTTCATCTTTTGTTTTAATATTAGCTCCATAATAATTCCCCTTGTCGTGATTTCTTTTCAAGTGAAAAGCTAAATTGTTTAAAACTTTTTCAGATAAGTAATATTTTTCATCTACTTCATATTCCTCTATATCACTTATGGTCAAACCCTCGTCTTTAGGCTGAGGGATAATGCCGCCTTGAATATTAGTCCAATAAATACGTTTCCTGGTTTGAGCGGAAACAAGTGCTGAATTAATATGATTGCCTTTACACCCTATAGCATCATCGAATACCGGCTCCCATTTCTTTCCCATCTTAACGTTCTCAAGAAGAAACAACACATCAGGATTAGTTTTTCTTACATCATTCAAAATACGAATAAACTCCCAGAATAAGTAAGACTGACCGGCAAATTCAAATCCTTGTTTTTTTTTAATTCAAGATACTCATCAAGTGATTTGATTTCTATTCCTTCTACGGTAGACAACCCTTTTCTTTTTCCAGAAAAGGACATATCTGTACATGGGCTGCCGGCTAAAATAAGATCTATGTGTCCAAGATCTTCTACATTCAAATCCCTTACATCTCCTACTTGTATCGTATTAGGGAAATTTAATTGCGTTTGTTTAATAGCAAACTTATCTATTTCTGATGCATAATATACTTCAGGTGTGATCCCTACTTCTTTTAACGCTATTTGACCACATGACATTCCGTCAAATAAACTTAACACTCTCATGGCATTATACACATTTTTCAATTTTAATTAATTTTGATGATAGATACATATTCCATTTTCCTCTGCCTCTATCACCTTTTTCGTTTTGTTTTTGGATTGTCAAGTACAGATCTCCGTCTTCACATACTTCAACTTTTTTCAAGAAGCCTATCATTTCATCTCCTGTTTCGTGTAAAATACGGATCTTATCTCCTTCTTTTAACCCATAATTGGAATCAAAGTATTCTTTTTTGATTCTATCAATATTGTCTTTATGTTTTTTTATAGCATAAAGCTCTTTTCTTAATAAATAATTTAGTTGTTCTATTGTCATTTCTTTTCCTCCTTATTTAATGGTATTAATCCTTTCCCGTGCTTATCATACCACAGCATAGCTATACAATTCCATGCACATTGTGCAAGATGAAAACATCCTGTATCAGAATCCACTCTTTCTCCTTTCATGTATTCTATCAGGTGTCTAAACATTGCCGCGCGATACCGTTCAAAGCCGTTGTCAAGATTCTGCCAATTATTAGGCCCATATTTCTTGGCTCCAGCATGATAGACTTTTACAATGTCCTCAATTTCTTCCATCGGAAGCAAATCCCATCGTAGTTTATCGTCAATGATGTCATTTTTCACCGATTTGTTTTCTCTGGATACTTTGACAGGAATAATACCCATAATGTCCGTTCCTATGATAAACGTCTCTCCATTGCAACAAACCTCAGCATATTCATCATCTACCTCTATGTCTGATACTGCCTCCACTATAGCTCCTCTGGCTATTTCTAATTCGGAACTGATTACATCACTTTCCAACATGCGAAAAATAGATCCTTTTGGATAAAGGATGTTTTTAGTATTATTGTCCATCTTTTCCATTGTTTTATCGTTGTTTTAATCGCTTGATATAATAATATAATCCATCATTCTCCTGTAAAGCGGTCAAATTCTTCTCCGCTCATGACAATGCGGTTAATGATAATTATGCCGTTATTGCTATAATTATCACTTTTAACTCCCATATCATCAAGCTCCTTCTTTAAGTCTTCAAATGTGGGACCTTTCTTGTCTTTGAAAAATAAAGTAGCATGTACAACCTTTCCATTGTTTAGTTTTACTCTCACGGTATAGACATACCCTTTTTCATCTTCATCCTTTTTATTGATATCATCAAGGATGCTATTTATCATATCCTTGTCCTCACGTGATAGGTTGGATATGGCTATTCTGCCCTTTAATCTAAATACTTCATTTTCGTTCATGACTTTCTGTTTTTGTTGTTTTCAAAATATTGTCTTACGGCTTCTATGGCTTTATCATCATCAAAAGCTTCTTCAAACTCCGTGTAGAACCTATCTCGCTCCATGCAGAATGTGTTTTTTCCTTCCGGTATAGGACGGAACACAACCACCCTCTCTTTGTCGTGATTGGTTCCTATTATGTTATTGTCTAAGATAATAGAATACCTTCTTGAACTTTTGTTGATAACAACATCATGTTGAAGACCATACAATTTAAGTATTTCCCTTAATTGATTTGTTTCCATTTATATTATTCCTTCCAAATTTACTTTAATAGAACCATTTATGGTTTTAATGCTCCCATCTATGGTCGAAATCACATCATCTATATCATTTATAATACTTTCCATGTCATCAACCACCTCCTCCATATCAGTTACAGCCTGATCTGACTCCCAATATCTTTCTGAGTCTTGTAACGATTCCGGTATATTATCTCTCGCCTCAGTCTCTTCGTCTAAAATCATATCAACATCATCTTTGGCTGAATTTATGTTGCACTTCAACTCCGACAACTTTGATTTGATGTATTCAAAATCCGTTTTATACTTATTTACGTTGTTAATAACATCCAATATTTTTTTTCTTCTCTTGTTGTTCATGCCTTTATCCTATTATAATATTCGATAATCTTTTCTTTTCTATCTCCTGGTTTTACTGCCATATTCTCAGCCAAGAACCTAAAATAAGACACCGGTATGTCCTTGAATCTAATTCCTTCATATTTTCCAAACCACATTATTATACTGTCAAGATCGTCTTCTCTCCTACCATCTCCATTCACAGATTTAAGCGAGGCTGCCCGGCGAAGGATCTCGTCTTTGGTAATAATATCACCCATCCTTATATTGGACAGAAGTTGATCGCCGGCAAACATACACCATCCCTTAGAAGGGAATTGTTCGATTGTCAAGTCTTCTATCCGACCGAAACGCCTCATGTTGTCGCAGCAATCAACTATCAGTGCCTCTTTCTTGTCAGGATGGATGCGTACGGCGCGGCCTAATATTTGGTAATAAGTTGAATATGAGAAAGTTGGGCGACCAAATATCACACAATCAAGTTCAGGAAAATCAAATCCGGTAGCAAGCGTTGAATAATTAAAAACCACCTTCAACTTACCTTCTTTGAAATCTGATATGATTTGTTCTCTTTTCTTTTTGGTTGTTAGCGATGTTACGACACCGGTTATGGCTCCCATCCTGGCATTCATGAACTCTGATATTCTATTACATGATTCGATAGAATCCATACAAACCAAAATGGCTTTACGTTCGTTCATAAGTTGAAGAAGGCGCTTGTAGATAGAGTTGTTTAAGCCATTTCGTACAATGCTTTCTTTAATAGATTCATTGGTATATTCGGCTCCGGTACTGTTTAACATCAAAGCCGATTCATCAAACGACCATCGTTCGTACTTAAGTGGACACCAAAAACCTTGAGAAGTTAGCTCTTGTATTTGAGTCACATGAACTATTTTCTTGAAGAAATTATGCTCGTCTTTCGTCAGCATATTGAGCTTGCTGTAGTTTCCTTCCAGCATGGAACTGTAGGTTCGGAGGCGGCAGGGAGTGGCGGTGAAGCCCAGCACCTTCGCCTCTGGGAACCTGTTCATAAACTCCATAAATTCAGAACCTTCTTCAGGAGAATACCCGCTATGCACCTCATCTATCAATAATGTGTCTATCCCTATATCTTTCAACCTTGCTACGTCTTTCTTTATGCTTTTAAGTGTAGCATAAGTCATAGCCGATAACTCTTTTTTTTTACATGAAGCAGAATATATGGTAGGTTTAGAACCGAATGATACAGCCTTCGCATAATTCTGCTCCAGAATCTCTTTAGATGGCTGTAATACAAGGATAGGTCTTTTTAATTCATGAGCTATCTTGCTAATTATCAAAGACTTCCCCGCTGCACACGGCAAGACTTCTATGCCAGGCTTCTTAGATCTTCCTGTAAGGAACTTAAGCCCGGCATCTACTGCCTCTTTTTGGTAAGGTCTAAGTTCAAAGCCCATCGCAATCTATTTTACTGTTTTTTGAAAGTTCTATTATCGCCTCTTTCAACATCTCCCTTGCTTTATCTTCGTTATCTTCAAGCAAGCATACACTGCACGATATGCCCATACGATCCCCATAAGCCTCGGCATTACCTAATGTGAATGCGCAGCAGTAATCATAATCCATGTTTTTTGCTACGGCAATAAACTGATTATCTTCTATCAGTACAGCATATTCAGCATCAGTTTCACACATGATAATGGCTTTATCTTTTTTTATAGACAACACCTTGTTTCTGAAAAGTCCGTTATAAATCCATAGTTCTTTTCCTGTATTTTTATAAAACGCAGCTATATCTTCCTTGATTGTGACTTCTTTTTTCATGACTTACTTGTGTTTAACATCAGTAATTAAAATGTGTTTTTTAACAATATCTTCAAGACTCACAGAAGAACGTATATATAGTTTTTCTTCGTACTCATATAGAACGTACCCTTCTTTTATGTCTAATATCTTAATCACATGCTTGCCTCTTTCAAATGGATCCTCAAAGTAGTTCTTATGTTCGTATCTTTGACCTACTTTGATTTTGTCAGTTTTCTTCTTCATCTTATAACGATCTACTGCTCTACCTGTTTTTATGAAAGCTGTCGTGAGCAAGTATAATAAAACTAAATACAAAAGGATCGCTACTCCACATATTAGATCTTCTTTCATTGGACCTCTTTTAAGTAGTTAAACCATATATCCTCCAGCTTCTCCTGAAGCTCAAATGCTTTCTTGAAATTCCCGCATCTTACAGCAACATCTCTCATGTATTCTACGTTTATAACTTCCGGATCTTGCCGGTATTTTGTTCTTAACTTTTGAACGTCCTCGTATTTCATCGTTTTATCTTTTTAGACGGATCCCAATCTGAAGAGAAAGGGCATTCGTTTTTGTTATGTAATCCAAAGTCACAATAATAACACAGTGCCGACGGGCAGGGCAGCTTGTTTTGCGAAACAGGCTGGCTTAGGGTGGCACGCCGCTTGCTATACCTGGCTCCTTCTGCTCCCTGGATGTACGCTTGAAATGATTTTACACTATTATCTTCAAAATCATACATTTTAGACAAAGTGTCATTTAGCATCTCTATAGATTTTGTTTTACGTTCCTCATCCACCTTAACCTTTTGGTACTGCCTGGTCCTGGTAAAGAAATAGATGTTCATATCTGGAAGAACTCCACCATATTTTCTATAGATGTAAAATGAATATATAGGATGCTGTAAATTTGTTTCCAACTTCTTAGAATCAAAAACCTTATTACCTGATTTCCAATCTATGACATAATGGTGAACTACGTTCTTGCTTTTTATAGCCAGATGAAGGTCTACCGATCCTACTATGTACACATGAGTATGAATTACTCCATTTATGTTAACAGGCTTAGGAAGACGGTACGGTAGCACAAAATCCTCTTCGACTCCTATTATGGCACCGTGTCTGATGAGTTTCTCACAGGGATTAAGATCACTATCAGCTATCATAAACCTATTCCCGTCTTTTTTAAATAGATCTACAATCCAAGCAAGAAGCTCTCCAGATTGCTTCATGGCTATCATCATATTTTCCGGTGATTGCCAAGGTATGTCTTCCTGGTAAGCATAGTAACTTATTGCTTCTCCAAGGTCTTTACCAGAAGGCTGTCTTCCGTTCTTAAAAAAGTATTCCAGTGTCTTATGGATAACCGTACCATAAGACGTAGCTTCTTGTTTTTCCGTAGACCTTTTGCCCTCTACGTAAGTCTTATACCATTTCATTGGACAGGTAAGAAACGTATCTATCTGGGAATAAGATATGGCAAGACGTTTTACACCATTAAACTCCTTATATAGCAAATGCGTTTCCGGGACCATCATAAGTCATTGTCTTTAAATCCTTCCGGGTAATATACGACATACTTCTTACCGTCTTCTGGTGTCATGGCAAACTGCATGTAGTTATTACGATTACGATGCTTGCCATCTAATCCTCGCTTCCAATACAGAATCCCATCTATATCCACATAAGACCGTCCGCGTTCGGCTCTAACTACGTCCGTGTGTAGCAGATACCCGTCGGAAGACACGATCCACACTTTATCCCCTTTGTTTAAATAAGATATTCTTTTTCTTACAACAACCTTTTTCTTATTATCTAATGCAAATTCCTCATCGGTCATACTCTTCATCCTCCTCTTCTTCTGTTTCAAAATCAATTCCATAACACTGATCATAATGCTTGGTCAGTTCTTCTGGTTCTAAATCTTGTCCAAAATCCATGTTAAAAATATCGTAATTAGTAAAGCACTGTTCCTGCCGGCAGGAAATCTATGAATGCTGCTTTTATTTCTTCAATTAGGCCCAAGTGTAACCTTGGGCCATTGTATTTATTTTTTGTCATCTCCTTTTAATTTCTTTAAAGTATCTGCAATCGGAAGCTGATCAATGACTCCCAATGCCGGAGCGACGGTCTTGACAACATTGTTAAGGAAATTACCGGTACTGTTCTGACCGCCGTCAAATACCGTGATATTTCCGAGATTAATGTGCTCAAATGCTTTAACCTGTTCTCCAGCAATTTCTTTCCACTGATTAACCATCTTGTACTGGATGGCTATCTGAGGATTGGATTCTGCTGCTTCCACCATAGCCTTAAATCCGTCGGCTTCTGCCATCAACGACTTTTTCTTACCTTCGGCTTCTGCCTCCAGCTTCATCTGAATAGCTTTTGCTTCCGCTTCTGCTTTTGCCAAATGTGCTGCTGCTTCGGCATCAGCCCGACGTTTGATCTTCTCAGCTTCAGCATCAGCTTGCAACATAGCCTCCTGCTTCTGAATTTCAGCCGGCACAATCTTTTCAGCTTTAAGCGCAGCTTGAACCTTCTTAGCTTTAGCTTCTTCCACTTCTTTATCAGCAAGCTCTTTTGCCGTTTTCACAGCCGCTTCCGATTTAACTCTCTCTTCTCCGGCTTTCTTTTCTGATTGAGCTTTGATAACCTGTAGCTCTGATTCTGATACAGCAACCTCCTTCTGGGCATTGTTGTATCCTATAGACGCATTTTTCTCAGCCTCAGCCTTCTTAATCTGAGCTTCAGAGTTTTGTATTGCTATAGCTGCTTCCTTGTCAGCTTCAGCCTTGTTCTTTCCGACTTCTTCCATCCTTTCAGCCTCGGCTTTATTTACTTCAAGTTCTGCCTTAGATCTTACGATCGCCGATTCCTTGTCGGTTAAAGTTTTTGCGATAACCGCAGCCCTATCTCTATCTGCTTGAGCTACACCAATCTGTTTTTCTTTATCGGTTAAAGCCAAAGCTATTTCTTTTTCTTTCTTCGTTTCAGCTACTATTGTTTCCTTTTCTTTTTCAGTACAAGCAATTTGAATCTCTTGTTCTTTTTTGGTATTAGCCACAGCCGTTTCTTTCTCCTTCTGCTGTACAGCAATCTTAATAGCCCCCAGCTTCTCCTGTTCTTCGATATTAGCCTGTGCTTCGTTCAGAGCCCTACTTTCAGCCTCCTTACCAAGGTTCATAATATAACCGGCTTCGTCTCTAATGTCACTGATGTTGATGTTCAGGAGGTAAAGACCTAACTTGTTAAGCTCGTTATCAATGTTCTTTCTTGCCTTATCCAAAAACTCATCCCTGTCAGAATTAAGTTTTTCGATTGTCATTTCAGCAATAATCAAACGCATCTGACCGTAAACGATGTCCGTAATAAGATTTTCAGTAGATTCGGTATCCATTCCCAAAAGTCTTTCTGCCGCATTTTGCATGATCTCTGGATTTGTACTGATAGCTACTGTAATAGTCGTAGGAACATCTACTCTAATATTCTGAGATGACAAAGCACCGGTAAGCTTGCAATCTATTTGCATAGGCTCCATTGACAAAACATCATAGCTTTGAATAATAGGCAAGACAAATGCCGCTCCACCATGATATAATTTCGCCGATTTCTTTTCCCCACCTGTCTTACCATAAACGACCAAGACCTGATTAGGCTTACATCTACGATACCTTGATAAGACTCCGATGATTGTCAAAATAATCACTACAGCTAAGATAGCTGACACGTACATGATTGTTGTCATAACTTTTAAAATTTAATTGTTGATAAAAAAAAATTAGATACTTAATTCTCCTTCTTCGTATTTTATATTCACCTTGTCACCGTTTTTGTAATTTTTTCCAGACAAGCACCTCACTCTCATCTGTTCCTGTCTTCCATTTTTCGAAATATTTACCATATAATGATTCTTACCTGATCTAAATACTATCTCCGCCTCTCTGCCATTTAAATCTTCCGGACATTCGTACACCATTTCTTGTTTTAACTTAAGAAGTAACTTATATACGTAAAACAAAACGATAAAGAAAAATGACCCTATTACGATCCCTACTAAATGGGAACCCGAAAAGTACGTAGTCCAGCTATATCCAAGAATAAAATGTGTTATGCCTTTGAATGATATGATGTCCGACAAAGACATGCTTAAATCAGAAGCGTTATCAATGTCAATATCCGTATCCAGATCAGATCCTAATATCGACAATAAAAACTGTATAACAAAAGCAAATGACGCTATTAAAGCCATGCATAAAATTATATCATTTCCCATATCCTTCTGTTATTATTTTGTAAACAAGATCAGTCATATCTTTGATGGATTCTGTATCATAATCAATAATAACGATATTGAATTTTTGTTCCACCATCGCATCAAGCTCAATTCGATCAATAGAATCTAATCCAAGTTCTTTAAACGACACATCTTCTTCATGAACTATATCCATTTCCGAATTAAGAAACTGAGTAATAATTATATCCTCTATTATCTTTCTAATTCTTACTTTTTCCATTGCTTTCTAATTTTGTTAAATAAATACGTTTTTATGTTTTTCAACCTCTCTTTGTCTGTTTCCGAACTTCCGGTAAACAAATAATCCGGATTGCCTTTAGCCGGCGGCGTAGGCAATTTAGATACGGCAAACAACCAATCCATTTCCTTATTCTTCTTAGGCTCCAAATAAGGCTCGGTAGCGATCTTAAATTTTTCAGCTATTAGGTCAAAGAGCTTTGAGTTTTTAAGGTTCATATGGACTGAAAAAGCCTGAGAAGGCGGTTTCCATATGAAGTTACATAAGCTCATTGTGTAATCTCCTGACTCTGCTATATAAGATTCCGTTACTTGAAGTATGACCTCTTTCTTAAATGAAGTATTACCCATAAACCAACACAATCTGGATTCCGCTTCTTTTCTGCTGACACCTATGTCTTTTGAATATGATTCGTACATTCCTATCATAATCTTCAACGTTTCCAGAACCTCGTCCGTCATTTCCGGTGTCTCTATATAATTCACAAAAGACGTTCCTTTGTTGGTTAATCTCATCACGCCTGATTTTAATTTCTCAACCAGGCCAAGCTCTATATATCTTCCAGCGTCTTCTTCCGGTATGGCTTCGATCATAACCGCATCCTTCTGTCTTATGGCAAGAAGATTAGCGAGATCATTAGGAGTCATGTCTGATGCTGTAAGTTGTCTGAAATTGATGTACATTCCTAATCAGCTTTAATGAAAATAACATCTCTATTATCCTCCCTCTCCGCGTGACTACACGGACCTGCAATCACATCCACTGCCCCGCATGTAAAGTAATTGAATATACATCCTTCACATCCTGCATTTGGCGCCGTAGGTTCCATACATTTTAATCTCACAAGTCCGGCATCAAACACTTCTCCTACTTTAAATTCCTTCTTTTCCATATTTCCTCCTTGTTTTTAACTGTTGTACCCTTCTTTGATAATCGAATTTCTACCGGTAGATACCGACTGTCGAAGATCGTCATGTACAGAATCTACCGTAGAATACTTGTTTCTGGTTGTAAAAATCACTTCCAGCATCTCCTTGTAATCACCTAAAGCTACTTCGTATCTCGGATCCACTTTGGCTTTTCTTTCAGCCTCGGCATTACTTTTAGCCAGCTCTCGGTCGAGAAGGTCTTCTTTGATCCGGTCAGCAATCATATCAAGTTCTTTTTTAATAACTTCTCCTGCTGCCCGAAGTTGACCTTCTACGTCACCAAGCTGGTCTTGGACGGTACCTATTTCTTTCTTTAGACGATCGTATTCGTTAATCATACCCATATCACCTGCATAACCAGAAAAGTCTTTGATTATTCTGGTCCCTTCTTTAAGAAGCTCAATGACTCGTCTTTTGCGTTCTCTGCTTATTAAAGACGGAAGACGATAATTCATATCCGCTACTGCTTTATCATGTATGGAGTTGATTAAAAACATCTCTCTTTCATCCCCTGCGAACTCAGTAAGAACCAAAAGGAACTTACTTATCAGGTATTCGTTTTCTTCTACGGTAAGTCTCATACGTTTCTTTTTTTTTAATATACTGACTGTTCTTCCTTTACCTCTTGTTCTTGATCTTGATTGTTCGTAACGTCTTCCACAGTATAGAGCTTGGGCGGCGTCGGCGGCTGGTTGGGGTTCACGAACTTCGTCCCTCCCTCCCCGTACATCCATCCATGCCCCGGCAGGATCTCTGGGTGGATTGTATTAGTAAGCTCTTCCATACTAACTTGCCTTACCTTCAGTATATGATGAAACACCAGTCCGGCTGTCCTGAATGATGTTTTGTTTTCAGTTTTAAACCGGTCAAGAGTCTGATACCAGTCTTTCCCAAATATCATATACTTGTCCAGCCCGTATCTGCGAGGATTATGCAAACCTATCATTAACGTACATAGTTGCCCCAGCGTATCAGACTGATAAAAGTCAGAAAGACGGGGAGGCTGCTCTTGAGGGCTTTTTATCCTTCCTTCTATCTCTCTGTTGAATTGGGATATGATGAGGAAAAATATGTTTTTATATACTAATTTAGCCTCGTTCATAACCGCCACCAAATCATCTATAGCCGACTTAGGATCTAATCCCATTCTTTTTATCAAAGCAATATGATCGACTTTAAATATTATAAGACGTTTGTCTTTGTGTTTGGTAGCTATATGATACACAGCCGCCTCAAACTCTTTTACCGTACACGGAGCATCGATGTATATTATATTATTTCTAATTTCACCTTGAAGGATTTCAAACATCCTCATCTCTTCTACTGTATTAGAATCTTGCCTTCTTAATATTTCAGGAGCCCGTTTTTTCATATCCTGGCTCATTCTGCGAAGAAGAAGATCTTGAGGATTCATTTCGAACTCGCAATTGACAAGAAAATAATCTTCTGCTTGCGGGTTGATCATCGGATTCATCACATTTTCCAATATCTTTTGGGCCACATACGATTTACCCACAGATGGCCGAGCTCCTATGGCAATAGCATGCTGAGGGAAAATACCTCCAAGCAAAGCCTCATCAATATAATCGTATCCGGTTTTAGCGGGGATAAGCTCTCCCCGCCTGTATTTCAAGATATTCTCATACGCCTCCTCCATAACCTGTTTAGAGGTCTTGAATATCCTTCTTATATCTATCTTATTTGCTATCTCCTCGTGCATTTTTGTCACCTTTTGTATCCGATTTGGATCCCCTATTAGCTTTTACTGATTTATACCTAAGACCGTTCTTGGTATGAGAACAATCCTTGCCTTTCCTCCAGCCCTTGCCCTTCTTCTTGTCCGTTTCGTAGTTTTTACGACCAAGCTCTCGGCGTTTGGCTTTCTGTTCCGGTCTGGCATTTATCTCCTTGTCCTTTTTAGCCTTTTTCTTCCTGGCTTCGGGATGAGTCCTGTAGTACTCTGTTGATCTGCCCATGTGCTTATATTTTTTTTGATTAATAATAGCACAAAGATAGGCAATTCGCGCCCTATTTCAACCTACCGTAGCTCATGTCGGGATCACGCCAGACATACCCGTCTTTCTCATCATGAAGATACTCAGGACATCCTCTGCATGCGCTACTGCCTGACACTATTTGATTGTTTTTGTTAGGGCACTTATCTCCAGGCTTATGCCATTCTATTCTCGAACCTGATCGCTCTTTGTTTACATGACAGAACTGAAAGATTTTCCCCATCGTCTTCTCTCCGAACATACCTATATGTGTGTACTCTTCCGGTATAGAGAGAAATTCAGATAAATCTTTATACATCCTTTCCCGTTCCTCCGGCGTAGACCATAGTCTGTCAAGTTCGGCATGGACTCTTATCTTAAGAGACCTCAGTGATGGCCCCGCAAGCCGGCCTTTAGCTTTTCCCTTATTCGGCCCTGATTCATGAACACCGACATAAGCATTGCATGGTTTACACATCATAACCATCCCTAATCCTTTTCTGTTATATATTTTATCGGCATTGACCAGCTCGGTTTCTTTTCCGCAATAAGGACAAATTTCGCCTCTTAAAACCCGTTGTTGGCGCTCATTAAGTTCCATACCCTATTCTTTTGTTTTTCTTTAAACTTTTCATACAAACTGCTTTCAGTTTCCATTTCCGAAATCTCTACCTCTACGTCCTCTCTTTTGAAAATTACTTTCTTGGCTGTCGGATATGCACATTTAGAGATACGAATAGCATTACGAATAGCGTAAACAAAATACGTTTCTGGTGACGATTCGATCACCACTACCTCATTTAAAGTGTTTTTGTAATTTTCCATATTATCTGCTTGCTTCAATTACACACCCTGGATTATCTTCACATGCCTCTTTGTATTCGATAAGAAACTTAAGAAATGAATCATAAGACCCCCATCCGTTTTCTGGTTCGTATCTCAAAAGACTCTTTCTCTTGGAGATCATAATATATATACCTTTTGTGAGTATCTTCACCATCTCCTTAGTATCTATTTCCCTGCCCAATTCTTCCGGTCTCCAAACATAATCGTATAGTGTTTCTTTGTTTTCTGATACGAATATTTTTTGTGCCATCTTGTTCATGTTGTGGGTGATGTTTGCAACCCATTTACGATCCTCTTCTTTCTTCTTGCTCTTAATATAAACGTCCAGGCTCATAATATTTCTCTTTTACTTTGTTATTAATTATCAAATCTGCCACATCATCTCCGTCCCCTACATTCTCAACACTCTGAAGATAGTCCGATACTTTTATCCTTGACTTCATCATCATCCCATCTATCTTTTTACTCCATGTGTCAAATGCTTGTCCTTTGTCCGGAAAAGCTACAGTCTTTCTATCTTTTAAAACATCTATCACTTCCGGTCTTAAGTTCTGCAACCCACCGGTAGCTACAAATAACTCATCCGGTTTATTCACGGCGCATATAATAGCCGTCTTCTCTGACTCCACCAAATTAACTACCTTATCCGGATACTGGCTTAAAAGATGCTCTCCGAACAGGCATTGTCTAAACAAGAAGTCTCTTGCATGCAACGAGTGATAAAACATGACATGAGGTCGCTCATTGTCACCGTCTTTTTCCTTCACTCTTTTTACATCAATCTCATTCCCCTGGCTGTCGGTCTTTATATAAAAGTCCATGATCTTGCCGGTTCTACATACAAAATCTTTGTCTATCTGCCAGAATATACAACACCCTTTCCATCCCCATAAGTCCATTGTTCCGACATGATACCTCCTGAATACATCAGATACCCTTTCTTTTCCCCATAGAGACGATAAAAATCTAAATACGGTGTTTCTGTCGTCTGGAACCACAGTCCTCTCAAACTCGCTAAAAGGTATGTAATTTACAACGTCAGGATTTACAGGAGGACGATAAGCTCTTATACACTTGTTTCCCGAAATCCAAAGATCTTTGTCACCTACATCCTTACCAGTAGGTCGTTTATCGTAACCGCAAGTCCGTTCATGATCGCATCTTCCGAACTCGTTGCCAACAACCTGACCTGTTGCCACATCAATATAAGGAGTGAGGCACCGGCTTTTTCCGCAAGCCGGGCAGGTTAGCTTCAGCCGGCTCCTTCCGGGCCTGCGGTCAAGTTGAAACCGGGGTACGTTTTCGTATCTTCTGAAATCAAGCATTTTTAACTCCTCTCATTGCTTCTATGATTCTATCCGCTATAGTTATAGACCATGACACCACATCTGGTATATATACTCCGCAATCTATTTCTCCTTTTCTATCTTGCATTTTAATGAACTCAATAGAATAAGCCTTAACAAGATCGAATCTACGTTGTTCCCAGTCTACATCTTTGTTCTCATCATCCACAGGAAGGGTATCGAGATAATAATTTAAACTCTCATTTATCACACTTCCGTTGCTGTCATAGAATTGTATTTGGTCATAGTCGCTTCTTATAGTTGAACCACTGAAGGTGATTACGTCTATTATCTCCCCGGTTCTTCTAATTTTTCTTTTCATACTATTCTTGTGTTTCTAACCAGTATAGGCATTGTCACATTAACAGTCTTGCCATATTTCTCGTAAGATGTGAGTATGCATATTGCATACTTATCCCCTATTTTCAAATCTTTCGATAATCTTAATCTTGAACCCCTTTTGATGTTAATAAAACAATTACCAAAAGGATTGATACATATCGGTTTTACGATTTCCACATAATCTCCTTTAGGAATAACAATATCACTCATATTACGAATCTTTTAGACATTTCCTCAGCAATATCATATACGACAATATGATCCTCTTCATTGTACGGCTTATTGATATTCAGCACTCCTTTTCTCACTTTAAACTTCTTATCTTTTCTAAGGTGATTCAACATACCTTGTTGGAACACACAGTCCGCCTTTTCAAGTGCTACACTGTCTTCTGTCCATTCTTTCAGCGTATATCCTTTACTGCTCGTGCTTTTTGGAGAAAAGTTCATAATACGTGCATCAATGCCATACCATGCTTTAACCATTCTTCTTTCAGCTTCCAATTGGAATGCATATGATTCCCATATTCCTCCCGATTTAAAGTCAAGAATGACCACTTCTTCTTTTTCCACTTCTCTTACTTCCTTCTTCGGATCACCTTTTTTGAACTGTCCGGTAGCCCTTTGATACACGGCTCCAAAATAACCTTCTTCTTTGTATTTGAATGTCATTTTAACCATCGCATCAATAGGTGTTGCTACAAGGTAATCCTCTAAAGAAAGGATTCTTTCTATCATCATCGGTTTCACCTTGTAATCAGAACAGAATTTGGCAAACTTCATGACCCTGACAATCATATCGTCAAGATCATCTATGCTATTAAAGAACCGATCAAGATTTTTCTTAGATATCTTCAGCTTGCCTTCTTGCACTGTCTTAACCACAAAGCTTCGATTTAAGACCATATCTCTACCTGTTAGGTACAATCCGTATAAGTAGTGCATGATCGTTCCCTTATCGGCTTCATACTGCGCCACCTCTTCTGGATTGCGACCAAGCATCTTTATCTCTTGCTTCCATTCCTGAAGTGCTGTCTTATCGTCCACATACCCATCTTTGATTAAGGTTGTTACCGAAGCATATATCTTAGCCGTCCCATCATCCATCTTTCTTACATAAAAACGATTATCGTCTAATGTCAATCTTACGAATTTGGGAGTCTCAATCTTCTTCAATTCATCACAGATATAAAATGGCTCTAACGTTTCCTGATTTTCTGTAAACGGATTCAAATCTTCTTCTCCAGGGTTAGGAGCGGCTTCCTCCGCCGGAGCTTCCGGTTCCTCTCCCTGGACCGGCTCTGGCTCAGGCGCCGGCTCTTCAACTACTGGAACCTGTCCACCTCTTTCGGCTATGTCTTTATTCTTTATCAAAGTCATAACTTCCTTTTTTAACTGCTCTGGTGTTTGATTAGGATCTGATACCGACATCACAACATCGTTCATTCTAAACAACGTATTTCCTTCTCCTTCCACCATAGGTACAAACCCTAAATCTGTTAATATTTTAATCTTTTCTTCTATCATACCTATCAATTATTTCAATAATCAACCTGCCTCTTTCTTTAATCATTCCCCTGCCTTCCATATCCAGCACCTTCTTTACCGCATACTTCCATACAAAAGGAAATTCTGTTTCAAGTTTATCAAATTCCATCCGGTCGAGATACATGTCGAATATCGTATGCTCCGATTCATGTAGGAAAACTATATTATCCCTGCAAGTAGCAACCGACTTATATATCCTTTTCGGAAGTATGTGACATACGTTACATACTGTAGGAAAATGAATAGCCTTACCAGTCATAGACATTCGAATAGTACTCAACTCCTCCAACATAAGACGAAAAAACCCGGATAAATCCGGGTTCTCTAACTTTTTCTTCTTGCTGCTGTTTTTAATGGATGTAATTCTGTCTTTTTTCTTCGGAGTCAACTCTTTGCTCCTGCAAGCCTGGCATAAGCCATGACTTCTTATCATTACTTTTCGTCCGCATTTTTCGCAGACGTATAATTTCTTTTCCACTTTTTGTATTTCAATACAAGCGATATATATTTAGATATAAGCGATATAGTTGAAAAGGATAACGCCGTTAAAGACAACGTATATGGTAAGTTCATTAACCATCTTGGTACCTCTTCTGTCTTAATCACTATCAGCAAAGTAGCACCTGCCACTACCAATAATACAATTGCTATCGCAAGTGCTACACGGGAAACAACATCACTCATCAGTTTTCTTTTCTCCCAATTTTTCTACGCCTTTTTGCAGATCGTATTTAAACACTTCAATGATTTTCGTTTCTGCAATAGACTCACAATTCCAGTCTCCTAACGTGCCCTGCATACCTTTAGTCAACACAGCCTCAGCGTCTTTCGGATTGCCGGCCTGGACATACATATAGCATGGCGTTTTCTTTTCTTTACCTTTCTTTTCATTCAGTGTAATGTAATTCACCTTACACTTATACCAGTACTCAGCTTCTCCGTTGAAGAAGATTTCCGACACTTTAATAGGATTAATTTTTACAACCTCGAAAGAATTGTACAAATCCTTGAAGATTTCCAACGATCTTGATTCTGCCTCTGTATAAGACAAGGCATCCACTAAATACTTTTCAGTTACTTTCTTTTTTTTGCCGTTCTCGATATTATCAATCTCGGCTTTTACCGTAATTTCAAACCAGCGATTCATTGTATTAATATTTAATTAGTTGATTTCTTTCCTTTTTCTATACTGTTTTTAAATCTTTCAGAACACCACTGCAAAACATCCATCATCATCATCTCATTATTAGATAAGATACCTTTTATAACTAACGCCAATTGATGTTGTGACATTCTTTGACTCATATCAAATCTTCTTTCCTCTTCATTTACTATCGTAGCCACGAAATACTTACACCCCTCTAAGTGCGTTAGGGCTTCAATCATAGCTTCTTTTATCTCTTTTTCTTCCATCCTGTTTGTTTTTTGGACAAAGATATGTCTTTTGATAATAAAAAAGATTCAAAATGATTTAATTTAGCTTAATTACTACTCTTTTGATTCTTCCGGTATAGGCATGTCAAACTTTTTTCTGATAAACGACTCTGTTTCTTCATTAAACGGATAGGCCTCCTTGATAAATTTCATAGCTACTTCCAGGTCGCCGTCTGCTATATCTTTATACCTTTCAAAGATACCAACCAGGTCATTGTTATATGAACGCTCTTGTTTTATGTTGTACACGTATTTTAACACCCTGTCTTTGATTTCATTGGCTTTTTTCACAGTATCATTGAAGGAATTTATACTTTCCAATTCTGGATCTTTGTTTTCCTTGTTTACCTTATCAAACTCTTCTTTGCTGTATCCTGCTTCTCCTGTAATGGCTGGGCAAACACTTCCATTTATGATCCAAAACTGTTCATACGATCCTATCAGGAACTTTGATTCCATTTTAAATGCATTATATTTAATAAGCAAATTAGCCACCTCTGTTGCACCTTCTATGGTTCTAAAACCGATGCCGATATCTTTTAACATAAATACTGGAACTCCAGTTCTTGGATACACGACTTCTTTTTTGTTCTTTATATTCCAGTTTTTAGCTTCAATTGGAATACCTTTACCAGCAAGCTCTTTGTCTATATACAGATATATCTCTTTGCATGTCAATGACACGATCTCATCTCTGCTTAAATCAAAAACTGTTTTCATTTCTTTTTATTTATTAAATTAAACAATCTACCTCTTTGTTCAGGCTCCGTATATTCCACCCATATATCGGCTGCCACATTTCTAAGAAATTCCATAAAGTCTTGATGATCCCTGTATTCAACAGAGTCAACTTTTCTCACAAAACTTAGAATTTCCTTTAACATCTTATTGTTTTCTTCAAGAAGTTCTCTGTCAGTCATAACCTTTCATATTTTCTTCTTTTCGCTTTCCATATTGTTTATCTTGTTTTAAGGTAATAAATCTTTGATGTATGCCCAACGCAAAATCTTGTTGTAATGGCAAGATTTTATCCATTCATATTCAGAACGCCAATCAATACAAATGCAGACATTTCCGTCTATATCCATGTGTTCAACCAAACAATCCTTTCCTGGTTCAGCTATGTCACTCGGTTTGTGCCATACGCTGTTAATGCGCCACTCTGCACCAGCTTTAAAAAGAGGAACAGCATATTCTATATCTTGTTTCATGTCTTATTATTGTTTAATTAATTTAAATATTTTTAGTTTTGAAATTATTTAATATGCTTATCGGCTGGATTGATTATCAATCCATCGTCACATGAAGGGAATGATATGTTAGATTCTCCATTATCAAGATTAGTCAGTTTAACCGTTCCAGCATATTCATCATCCACAAAAAACAATTGACCCGAAGAAACCACAAACCTGCATTGATATGCATTCATCATTGCTCCAAGTTGTCTAATCTTAGTTTTAATCTCTAAAAGTTGAGCGTTGTTGATTATATTCTTATTCATATTTTTTTTAGTTTTGAATTAATGTGAAAAGGGCAATTATAGTCGCAACTGATATAATAGATAAAATAACATTTGCCAATGTATGCCTTAAAAGGCGTCTTTCGAGATTTGCGATATGCTTTCTTAGTCCTTCGCAATGTTTTTTTGTAGACCTGGATTCTTTGAGTTCTTTGTTGTATTTTTCCATATTTTTGTCACACCATTTCATTATATCAGCACTTGCTTTGTTAAGCATATCTATGATTTTTTTATCATCATAGAATGGTATCTCAACATCAACACAAGTATTTGGCCTGTATAATAATCCGTATGTATCAAAGCACACTTTCAATGTGACAACTTCAGGCTTAGCCATTTCTTCGGCTTGTTTCTTTATCTGTTCATCTGTTGCTTCGGCTTTAGCTTTAAGCTCATTGTAGTCTTCTATATTCAGCAAAGCCATGTTTTCAAATTCTGTATTCATATCTACTATTTCTTATTTAGAGTGAATGTTTGCCAAATGCTTTATCCCAACGCCTGCTTGCTATCTGTACACATACTACCAACGCATCACGATATTTACGGGATTAGATGGTTCTTATGTGGCGGATGTTGATAATCCTAACAACGCATTCGTACTGATTTTTGCAAACTGTTCACTCAATTATTTTTAATTTTTAATTAATTCAACTCCTATAATATCTTCGTAATCAATATAGTGCATCATTGAAACACCGTTGTCATCATCAGCCATTATTTCAACACAAGCAGAACAGCCATTGAACGCACCTTCGATTGTTATACCTGTTAATTGCCTAAAGAATCCGAGAAATTTCTTTGGTTTGATAACCCTAATGCGGACAAGATCATTCCAAGTTATTCCTTTCTCTTTGCAAATAGATTTAAACTTCTCGGCTGTCATAGCTCACTTATTTTTTACGATTACGTTTATTCATTTTCTTCTTCTTACGATCTTTCTTGATCTGTTTTTCGTTTCTTCCGGATTTGCAAGAAGAACCTTTACATGCTGGCGGTCTATTTTCCCACATCGGGAGGCTGGCTTCTATTTCATCCATAACAGGCTCTTTAGTCGTTGGCTTATTGTAGTAGATATACTCGTTATCCATGACTTAGTTCTTTTTAGCTGTTAGTTAATCTTCTAAATTGTCCTTACCTTCTAATTCAGATAATGCTTGTTCAAATTCCTTTATTTCCTTTAAGGCATATTCCTTACGATAGGTGACAATATCAAGTTGTGTATAATCCGTAAAAAATCTGTCTATCATGTTCTTATAATGAAACCGTACAGGTTCTTCACAACAATTTAGTAAAATCACAAAATTGGAATTTCTCGGATGAAAGCACAAGAATCTGTAATAATTCACTTTCCCTGCTATACATTCAATTAACTTTTCATCCATCTTCAATTTATTGATGTCTTCTATGTTTAATATCGGTTTCATATCTTTAGTTATTGGATAGAGATAAAAGCGATTCGTTTGACTCCGCAATTGCTTTTATTTGTTCTGGATTGATAAAACTCTTGACTTGTTCACTTATATTGCAAATAGACTTGATCATATCAACGAATAATTTTGAGGTACATTCGTTACATTCCACTTCCATTACCGGTTTATATCTATTGTATGATATGCTCGTTACACAATTCAGCCAGTGCGCATAAGTTTCTTTTTCTGTATTTAACCTATCGTATTCTACTTTTGTCTCTCCATTTCCATATTCAATTACTCTTTTTAGAAATGGTTTTGCATAAACACTAAAACCGAAAGGTTGGGTGTTTAAGGCATCTAAACGGGAAGTTCCATCTCTCCATTCTCCATTCTCATAGTTCCCTGTCCATTCCACAGAGGGGTTAGGAACAATGTCTCCGTTTTTGTCATAGGCAAATGAACAGAGAGTTTCTAACTGATACTTAATAACAGGTACTTCTTCTACTATTTTATAACTCAAACATCTCTTCAGAACTTTCCTGATTTGACTCACTAGATCAGAAAATGATGTGCTATTGAAATATCCTTCGTTACCTAATCTGTTTGTAGGTAATTTGATCCCATAAGAACGAATCTTATCCACATCTTCTTTTGATAAAGTAGTGGTAAGCACTCCTTTTTGGGTGATATTCACTTTAACAGTTACAGATAAACTGTCGTTATCATTCTTTTCCGTTATATTTAGTGTTGCTAATACTGCCATAATCAGATCTTTTTAAAATCAATTCGAATAAATATAATACATTCCTGCTTCATATACCTTATGTACATCAGGGTCATTCTTGTCTTCCGGTTCCAATTCACTCTCTTCACAAGTATAATCCCATTCAGAGTTGTAGTACATATCCTCGTCTGTTTTCTCCAAGGAACAATCTTTCATTAGATTCATATTTTCTCCCCATACTGCAACTTCTTGTCGTTGCTCTTCTTCCGTCATAAGGGATATTTTGTCTTTCAATTCTTTCCAGGTCATGATTTTTAAAAGATGATTAATAGTTTATTCTACATCAAAAAGCTGATCTAACACCAACAATTCCACATTCATATCTTCATCTTTCGGGAAACGAACTTTTATATTTCCAAACTTAGATGTCTTAAACAAGATGTAGGGGTTCATGTCTTCGGCAGTCACCGGCTTATATTCCTTAACCTCCGACATCTTGAGATACCAGTCGCCTATTTTTACAAATTCGGAGAAGACAGAACACAGATGCGCTTTTACAGACAGTATTTCCCTTTTATCTTTAAGGGGTATAATTTCCTCCTTCCCTCTTATCCTGATTGACAGGAAAGGACGAATGTTGTCTGTTTCATTTTGGAATCTGAAGCCTGTTATGGCTTGCTTGGGGATTCTTCTTCCCATTAATATAAAATAGCTCATTGTTATAAGTGATTTTGTTTTATATCAGGTAAGTAATTTGTAATAACATCAAGTGATATCCATAACTCTGGCTCTATGCTGTTTTTTATTCTATCACTAAAAAGCGAATTATCATCACAATCACAATGAGAGATTGTGATATAACAATCTTGATAATCCCACCAATGAGCCGATTTAAAATCGTCCCCTCCATTCCAGAATCCTATTCTTATACCTCTTGGGTTGAAATCTTCATCTATCCAACTTGGATGATAAGCCAACACTTCTTCTCCCTCTGGAGGTTTTTCCTCTTTGTATTTCTTCCAGTTCATATCACTTTTAATTAGTTGGACACAAATGTACAAGTTTTATTAAGATACCCTTCTGTCATCTCTATGAAATTCACACAATCTAATTTGCTTAACTTGTAAATCAATGCCGGATTGTGTATTATGGCTATAATTTGCGTTTGTGGTTTATGGAATGACAATACATTATAAATTTGCATTATGTTGTCAATGTCAAGATTCCTGTCTGGCTCATCCATGAGAACCGTGTATTCAAAACTGCTTTCTGTTAATGTTATGCGATTTCTTTTATAATACTTCAACAGATTATCAATTCTTTTAATCCAAAACGCATTTGATTTTTTCTTGTATTCTACAAGATCTTGTATTGGAAATGTATAATCCTTTTGACCGAACATTAAATTGAAAAGTGATTCCAATGATAACACCACTTTCTCTCCATAAGATCTTTGAATATTATTCACATACAAATCTAAATTGCTGATGTTTTTCAATACACTATCTCGATTCATCTCCGCCGATGGCAATAAACGGAATACTTTCCCTGCATAATCGGATGATATGTCAATCCCATCAAGAACCTTGTCATCATCATCAAATATAGGTGGAAAATCCAGTGCCTCGATCGGTATTTCAGAACACATGGATTTCTCACATAACGCATACATTGATATGATGTTAAGCAAAGTTGATTTTCCACTACCGTTTTTACCTATAATTACATTCACTCCTGGCTTGAAAATAAATTCTCTGCCATTTTCAAATGCTTCTATGTCCGAAACATATTTAAATGGAGTTTTCGTATTGTCTTTTATTTTTACTGATGTTATCATTGTAATCCTTTTTTAAAATCAATTACCGTCCGAACCATGTCTCCGATGTGCTTGTTGCCGGTGCCCGTGAGGCCACTGGAGAAGACCACGTACCACGCGACGGCCTGGCTGCTCTCAGTGCTGGACCAATACCACGTCGAGGAGAGGGGAGATGCCGAAACATAAGCGAATGCTTTGTTTAGTTCGTCCATATAATGGGCCATTAAATTTAATTGACCAAGAGATGGTATATACTCATCATCTTCCAGCAGATTTCTCAATTTTGGATTTCTGGCTACAAGGCGTTCCGTATTGCCGCGTCCGTCAATGTCAAACAGCGCATCACATTCACGTTCGTAATATGTCCCACTTCCGGATTCTTCACGGCTATCATCGTCAAGCAATTGTACGATATCATGCTCCGTCAGTGAGATTGCAAATGACATGTATCTGTGCTTCAACCCAATGTATCGTACACAATCTTTGGAGTTATCGCCGGTAAACGGCTCTGCATGTCCGTCTTCGTAGATTATATACAGTCCGTCAGTTGACTCTTTCTTATCCTCTTCGGATGGTACTCTGTTTTCACATGTACATTTCTCACTTTTGGATCTTACGATTATATTCAATTCATTTAATACATGATTCCTGATGACATTCTCGCACGCTCTTCTTACAAAATCATAATCTCTTTGCTTAAGCTCATCTGCTACCATACATCTGATCCAATGTTCTATCTGATTGTTTCCTCCGTATGTATTAAGCATACACTGTTTTACAAGTTTTTCCAATAATGGCTCTATGTTTTTGATTATATCTTCTTTGGTAAGGTGAAGTTCATTTAATATACAGTTCCTTACTGCCTTGTATTCTTTACTTGTGCTCATAATATACCGATTTAATATTGTGAATCATATTTTCTTTCTCTCCCGCTGTCTTCCCCTATCGGATTGTCCCATCCATATTTTACAGCCGTAGCTTTAAATAGAGGGAGTCCATAAAATGCATAATCATCCTCACCCCAGCTTTCAAGACCTTCTTCCAGAATGTAGTTCCACATCATCACACATTCAAACATCAAACTGGCTGATATTCCTCTCTGATTTAATGCCTTTTCAAAACCGAATCTTACATCTTCTTCAAGCTGTTTCAAAACATTCTCCCTGGTAAATTCAACTACAGTACTGTTCCACCTTTCTTCGTTATTGTATTCTTCGTTCGGCTCCATACCGAAATCCTTTATCATGTTATATGGGATAAATTTAGCCAGTCTGTTAAAATCTCTACCGTCTAAACATTTTGATGTTAATTCTTTAAGTTGTTCTAATGTTTTCATAAGCAATTTTGTTTTATAGGTTAATCCCATCCTCCAGTAGTGTACAAAGATATATCTTCCTCCTCTACATTTACACCTTTAAGAGCCTGTAGAAGTTTTTTCTTTGTCTCCCGGCACATATTGTAACCATATCCTTTATACCGATATGAGCGCTCCCATGTGCTTACCGGAAAAGGAATATTTTCGTCAATTACCAGCCTCTTCATATGAAGATGTTCGAAGAATTTCTCATGATAGAGTAGCTTATATTCGTATGCTACTATGCTTGCGGATGAGAATGGAAAATAATCATCTTCCTTTTCTTCGTATTTAGGCTCCTTATAGTAAGCCATTTTTGCCACAGTAAAATCGAAGCTCCTAAGAATCTCTTTCGGCTTTCCAAACTCTGACTCTATGAATTCTACCCATACCTTTTCTCCCTCTTTCTGGAATGCGCATACCTTCTTATTTCTATATTTAAATTTCCATCCTTCTTTCTGATGTTTTTCATCATTGAACAAATCAACAGCCTCCTGAAAATCGCTTTCGCTTTCAAAGAAAATATCAATGTCTTTTACTCTTTCTCCGGAAAGGATATTCTTAAAACATCCACCAGCTATGAACCCCTTGTGACCTTCCATATACTTGTCAAGCCATCTTATTTGCCAGAAATTATCTGGAGTATCTATTACAAAATTGTTCATATTGTTTGTATTTTACTATTACCAAGCGAGATAAAAATTCCGCTTTACGATAATACAATGAGTGTAATTACTCAGGTCGATTCCGTTGTCCGTAAATGTATCCAGGACCCGTTTTTCCACGTATTTGAGTTTTACTGTTATCCCCTTCTTAAACACTTCTATTAACTTCTCATTGCACTCAATAGGTCCAATAAAACAGTACCTATTTGAAGGACTGTCTGATATACAATATGTCTGACATCCTAACATGTTGCTTAAAATATTCTCATACATATTTTCTATATTTTACAATTTTTAGCTATGTTACTTAATTCAGCGGTCATTATCAAATCTGATAGTGATCGCCCCGCATGCACATTTTTGAATAAATTTTATCTTTAATAATTTTCTCATTAGAGTTATCCTCTATTTACTTTTTTCTTTATTTCTTCCGCGATCTCTTCTAATGTTGTTGGAGATAAATAATCATCTATCCTCAACTCTCTTACATAACCTAAGCAATCCAAATCTTTAGCATCCATCTCCTGCTTCTCTTCGTCGACCCACCTTAAAGTGCCATTTTCTCCACATTCCGGGCATTTATCTGCCCCACACGGAAGAAGCATTTGCGCCCCACATAAGACACATCTTACCCAGTCTCCGTGCTGCACCCCTTCGTATGTTCTTGTTTTCATATTTGTCATTTTATCATTTACAACTTTCACTTCTTCGCTCCACAAACGTCTCTTATATATCGGAGTGATGCCGATCAGAATACCACTACCTCCACCCCAATACTGAAGTGTTTTGGACTCAATTTTATGATGCAATTCTTGTATTCCTCCTTTGTTTCTGTCATAAGGAGAAAAATCAGATAACTTTACCGTTTTCATTTTTCTGGATTTTCAGCAGTTCCTAAAAGATATTCATTGCCCTCAAAAGGAATGCAACAGTCCCATAATGTTCCATTGGAACATTCATGCTTATAAGACAATCCATCAGAATCGTCCACAATTTCCCTTGCAAACAAGCTGATATGCCATTCTTTATCGTCCTCGTCTCTTACCAGCACTTTGTCAAACGGCTTAAAATCATATTTCGGCTTTTCTTCAATCCCGAAGAAGCGTTTCATATACTCTTTAGCTTTAGGTTCTTTGCTTGCCTTTAATGCGTCAACCAACTTTTGTCTTTCGGACTCAGTGGCAAATCTGTATTTTTCTATCTGATTTTCCCAAGCAGATAAACCATCTTCTATTTTAAGAATACCTTTTTGATTTAAAGAGGCATAAAAAGACGTTAAATATTTCCCATGTGTATTTAAAATAAAGATATAGCAACCATCTTTATTACTTAACACCTCTCCATCTTTAAACGTAGTATATTCTGGAACTTCAAGAAGGAGTCGATTTGCGCTGCTAAGTGCTTTTCCTGTAGCAGAAAACCAGTCTGCCGATACAGAAATCGAATGAATTACAACCAATAACGGACAATTTGACGAATTGTCTTCATATACGATTTCTGCTCTATTTTGTCCTTTCTCTGTCACAATACGACCTGCTATTTCCCCTATGTTTATTTTTTTCGCCGTTTCTAAATCAAACGGAATTGTTGCTGTTCTCTGTTCCATGATCTTATTTGCTTTTATTAGTTCCTAAAAGATGCTCATTTCCTTGGTATGGGATACACTCTTTGTATCTCAAACCTCCCAAGCATTCATATTTATATTCTTCTTCTCTTACTCTGGCAAATAAGTGTAGATTCCAATTTCCCAAATTGCTCGCTCTCACCAAGACTTGATCGAATGGCTTAAAATCGTATTTCTTTTGTCCGTCAAGTAAATATTCGTACTTACTTAGATATTGTTTTATTATTCCTGCTTTTTTAAGGTTTTCTGTATTAGCAATTCTTTCAGCAAAAGATTTTTTCTCTTCCTCTGTGGCTAATCTAACATACTTGGATTTATCCTCACTACACACACTTGTCCATATTGGAACTTCTTCAGATGTAATCTCGCCATATGCCGATATACCATATATGCATCCCATATCTCCTTCTCTATTAATAATACCATTATATATAAATGGGTTCCCAAGCGTGCTTATTAATACATCTCCTTTCTTAAAATACGCTCCAGCCTCTACTTCCAATTCCAGAACGTTGTTGAAAAAAGTACGACCTTCTGTATCGGCATATATAGCACTTATCCCAGATTCATCTTTTTTTACAAAAAGTAAATTATAACGATCTGCACAGTCTTTTGACTCATATACAAATTCTATTTTAATATTACCAATTAATACTGAACCTTCTATTTCTCCGCTTTTAATTTTTCTCGCCGTATTTAAATCAAACGGAACAATAATTGGATTTTCCATATCTTTTTATTTTTAATTATGTAATCAATAAAACAAGATGGGTTACTTAAACCCATCCCAGTTGTTTTGCTATTCTCTCCATTTCGTTATATGCTATCCTATGACATCCAACGGTTAGCAAATCGTTTTCGTACCGATTTAGACTCCACTGGTGACCGGTGATGTCCTCCACCAGACCGTGCCGAAACTCGGCGCCCCGGTGCATTGCCGACACAGCCCTCCACAGTTTTCTGGCTTCTGCTATTCCAATCTTTATCTGTTTACTTGTCTCAATAATATTTCCTTTTATACGAATCCAGGCGTTAGGTTTTTCACCAGGAATATAGAAAGGTGTATTCAAGAAATTGATTTCTCCTGACTTCCACTCTTCCAGTTTTTCATCAAAATCCTTGTAACGGGCTTCTTCTTTCTTTCTTAATCTCTCTAATTTTATTCTTTCTCTTTCTTCCTCACCCTTTCTCCATCTTTCAGATCTTTCTGAATACTTAATCCATGTACCTTCCCCGCAAACTTCATCAACAATCACATTTACGGTCCCTAACACTTTTAATCCTTGATGATCCAATAAAATTTGAAAGATGCGTTTTAATTCATGTACGTGCTTACGCTTGATACTATCTCCGCTCTTGGATAATTCATGATTGGTTCCAAGCCAATCATTAGCACTCTTTTTAAGGATACTCTTAGCAGTCCCCATGTTAAAGAACTGAATGTAATCCATCATATTCCCAAAAGCGCCCCAAATATCTGTATAAGATAATTCTGTTTTAGCTCTTTTGTATTTTTCAATAGACTTCTTAATTGATTCCAGTTTGCTGGCAACAAACCTCATATTACCAGTATCCGATATATTATCCCCTACACTGAAAACCATTGCCCAAGTTGGTATCGCATTACGAACATAGCATTGATGTTTGCTCGTGGTAGCATAATAATAATCTTCATTTATCAGGTATGCTTTCTTCCCTTGTTTGTTTTTTACTATTCTTCCGACTTCAAAGTGATGCCCATAAGAATAAATACTTGTACCTTCAAAGAAGAAATTGCTCCCTAATGCTGATTCTTCTTGTTCATGAGCCCACAAGTGAGCGACCATTGAATTGTTCATATAAATATCTTTTTAATTGTTTAACTTACCTTTATCATATGACATTCTCTTTTCGTATTTTTCAATACGTTCGGTTATCATATCGCAGAAGACTTGCCCCTCTTTTTCGGAACCTCTGAAATAACCAATCATCTTCAGGATGTTCCCGTCAAACTCATGAACGAACTTGTTATAATAATGTTCACCCATAACTTTCCCATATTTTTCCACGAACAAATCCTTGTCTAACGACTCATCCTTAAAACAACGGTTGTAATCCCATCTTACGATACGAAACAATGTTTCAAAATTCAATCTTTCCATATCTAATATTTTATTTAAGTTCAAACTTGATTCCCTCCGGTAACTTGGAGCGGTCTACGTTCTTTACGAAGTCGTCAAACTCTTCCTGTGTGATTTTCTTTTCGTAACTACCCCAGTTGAAAGACAAAGTGTTCGTGTGAGAATAATATATAACATTATCAGTAGACAACCCATAATCAAACACACAGAGCATTATCTTTTTTTCTGCTTCTGCTTGTCTGATTCTCTTATCGTATCGCTCACAAATTTCAGCACGCTTTTTCAACATCTTTGCCTTATGAGCCTCTTCCCTACGTTTTTCGATACTTTCTGCGAAATAATACCCAGCTTTAATGCGCTCTTCAACAAGCAAACGTTCCTCGTCCGTTAATGTCAAAGTAAACCTTTCCTTTTCCGGCATATACGGATTAACCCACTTCTTACCACACAATTTTTCAAGTTCCGCAATAAGTTCTTCTGATTCTCTTTTCCATCTATCCACGATCCCCAGATTGAAAAGCATATACCTGAAATACAACTTATCCTCAGAGGCTTTATATAATTCTACGCATTCTTGTTCTGATATACGCAAATACTCCATTGCCACAGACATACCACTTCTTCTAACGTGATATATGCCATTTTCCACCGGATGCATAGGAGCACCATAATGGTTACAAAGATGCAACGATATGAATTTCGCTAATTCCGGAAAATGTTTTGCGACTTCATCGTGGCAGCAGCCTCCTAAGTAATCCTCATATTTTCCATGCTTGTTTTTCCAGTCAACGTCGGCTGTTATGCTCCAGTCGCATATGTTATTTTTGCAGTCATCATCCAAAGAGATTCTAACTGTTATTCTATAATCTTCTTCATTTTCTGTAAAGAATTTTGTACCTGAATAAAACAGTTTGTTTGCAGTTTCCATATTATTTTAGTTTAATCATTACACTTATGAAAAATAAAATCTGCACACTCTCCGGGAAGTGTCCCTGCGTCATTACAACGGTAAAACCCCTGCGTTCCCCAGTCTACATCTACCGGATAACCTTCTGCTGCTTCCAAGAAGCGTTGGATTTCCTCACATTCTTCATCCGTTAATCCAGTGTAATCATCATTGATTAATGGACAAGCCCAATAAGATGGCAACCTGTATCTTATTACTTTTATGCTCATAGTTTTATTAATCTACAGTTACTATCTTCAAATACCGGAACCTTCCCTTGTTCTCTAAAATAAGCAGTGGCCACCTTGAGAGCATACAGCGGATTTACTTTCTGGATTTCCCGCTGTGATTTGTAGAAAGATAACGGTTTACATACATAGAAGTTTTCATTGCCAAGACTCCCAAAAAGCCAATCCATACTACCTTCATCACAATTAGTGCCACCCAGTATTATTAAATCACATCCGGTCTTTCGGGTTCCAAGAATAAATATCTTATTCTTGTTTTCCGGTTGCATAAATATCTCCCTGTCAATCCCAAACCAGTCGCCTTGGCAACTCTCCACATCCCGGCGAACTATTTCGTCAATTTCAAGTGCATATTCTTCTTGTGTTTTCATAAGATATGTTATTAAATGTAGTTATATAATTTCTGGATAAAATCACTCATGGCATCAGCATACACAACCTATTCTTCTAAGCCATTCTCTATCATGACTTCCTTTATCAATTCATCTGTCTCCTCGTAACATCCCCAGCAAGAATCAACCTCTTCCCATTCTTCGCAATCTTCATCCTCTCTTGATTCGTCTTTGTATTTCTTGGTAAATGCTACCTTCTTTTCAAGAACGTACCCTTTTACATCTCCCCACATCCACATACCTATGGACTTTACCTCATTATCTATAATCTTGGCACAATCTTCTTTCCAGTCTCCTTCTTTGTTGCAGACTTCATTATCATATTTTTCTTTTGTAACGTATGCTATCCCTTTTATATAATCACCTTGATTATAACCCCTTGTTGACCACTCTATAGCTACCACATCTTTTCCATATTTGGATATGATATCTAACAGGTCTTCATCATCCAGATCCTCTATTAATTCTCCTCTGTAATCAAAGTCCTTCAAATCACCTGGTAAAAACTCTTGACCTATATATGGACTTGTCTTATGCTTCAACTCCCATACATTGCTACCTCTGTTGTATGTGAATGAGATCCCATTCGCTTCCCCTTTCTTTAAATATTTTACAATATCTTTCTGTTTTATATGCTTCATTACAATAGCATCAATAACATCTCTAAGATCATGCTTGTTATCGTAGAAGAAAGTTTTCCAATTGCATTCATCCTGCAATCGATGCATATCAGAGTATTCAAAAAAGAATGACCCAAACAAACCCCAATTAGTTATAGGGCATTCTGAATCATGGCAATAATACACTTTAATGCGATAATCGCCTACTTCTTTTGTTGTAATAAGATCGTCTTCCATGTCTTTATATTTTAAATAGTTCTTAATTTTTTCTGCTGCTGTCATAATATTAATCTGTTATTCTGTAATAATAATCAAGTTCTTCTCCCTTAAAGTTATTCATGGCATACTCGTCAGCTTCTCGCCACAATCGGTCATACAGTGCAGCCAGTTCACGATTGCTGTCATAATGCTGCCAGATTTTATGATTCAATACGAGCGTTAATTCCGTGAAAAACTTATAATCATCTTTCCATTCACTGAATGCACGTTTGTAGGTATCTTTGACACCTGCTACACCATACTTGTCGGCTATGCTGAAATCTTCCCAAAAGGTGGTTATTAGGTCATAGCCGTTCTCCTGCATAAATTCTTTGAATGTCATAAACTATTATTTTAGGTATATAATTGCCTTATCTTATTAATGACCTCTTCCTTAAATTCGTAATACTCATATATACGACCTTTGTAGTCAGCTATCATTTCTTCAATCTTACTTTCGGATGCCCATAACCCATAATACACATAGCAATCCGATAATCTATCTACTGAAGAAACACCGATCAACATCATTTTGGAAAATGGATTTCCCTCTTTTTCCAATTCTTCTCTTGCTCTGTCTGTCACCGCATCCCACCATTGCCCTTCACACTTCTCTATCTCTCCGTTGTCAAGTACGATATCGAACTTTCTACCTCCGAAAGCTTCTCTTCTCTCATTTCTCTTTGCAAGGAAATCATAGAATATACCTCCTATCCTTCCAATAATGGTATCATCTCCGTACTTTGTGCTAATTTTATCAGGCATTTCGTCGAAGACGAGGTACTTATAGTCTCCTGATTCAACTACGTATAATAAATTCATGATCTATTTCTTTAGATGTAAGTTATGCCGCCAACCTTAATCTGTATTATATCGTTTTCAAGCATAATGAAATTATTTTGTTTTATGGATCCAAACATCAATCCATATACACTTACTGTATTAAACAGCCTAACAGTGTGAAAATCTTCATTTAGCTCTACCCTGTTTTTATCCCAATATCCCAAATCGTTGATAGTTGCCGGGAATCCTCCTACGTCGTTATACCTGTAGTAATTGTTTTCACTGAAAACTATTTTCTTTATTAATAGGTTCCCGATGCTTTTCATGTTGAATCCGGACAACGCTATCTGTTCTGAAATATAATCAATCAGATTATTATGATATGTGTTTGGTTTATCTTCTTTCTCATTAATGATTTTCTTCCATTTCTTTGTTAAAGGAATCCGTATATCCATATATGCGCTAAATACTACTATAATAGGACATTCCCCTTCAAACGTCGTTAAATCTTCTACTCTCATAATTAACAAATATTTGTATTGTTTTCGTCGTTCACTATGTGACTAATATACGGCCCTGGCCACAAACAGCCAGGCCGACCTCATGGCAGGGCAGGCGCCACCTTACTCTGGCTGTTCCACCCACTCCCTGTACCCTACATTAAAACCAATAGGATCATACCTTTTGATCATAGTGCCATAATTCTCTCTACCACAATACCTATTTTTCCCTCCAATGATCCATGCCTCATCGTCTCTATCTGGAGATATTGAGTTAAGAAACTTCTCATAATCTTTTCTACTCTTTCCCATCTTTGTCTTGATTTAAACAATAGTTAATAAAATAAGCAACCTGTTCATTTTCCCCTGTATTATCATAATCACCTAAAGTCATATCATCATAATCCAGCAGAACTATACGAAAATCGTTTTTTTTGACATACACTTCCGTTAAATACATAGGAATCCCAGCAATTTCTATTATCACCGGAAACTGATCATCGAAGTCAAACGCATCATTAGTTTCTTTAAACTCTTTAAATTCTTTGAATTTTAGCTTTATACTTCCACCGTTCTCCACTAATGCCTCTTTGATGTACTTTAATCTTTTTGCATTCAGATCAACCTCTGCTTTTTCTATTTCTTTGTACAATTCATTCAGATCCATATTCCACTATATTTATGTTGTCAAATTTTTCTTTTATAACATCCAAGGCGCCACACTCGTTTGTTACCATAGCATACTTTCCTGGCTTCATTCTCCACAGATTAAAATATCTTGTCACATTTATAATGTTGTTAAATAATGATATTTCGTATCTTGTGTTCCCATTTTCATCATGTCCCGCTTTTTTAAAATAACATAGGGTCGGCTTGTATTTGAAATAATTAAAAAGCCTATACCATCCCTTCCCGTTACATGTTTCACGATTCCATATTCCAGTAAGCTTCCTATATCCCCTTACCGGTATTTTCTCTATTTCTTTTGGTACAATCTTGACATACTCTCCTTCTCCGATTGGTATAGTCATATTGCCTGCCTTTTCCGTGCAAAAGTATTCTATTTCAGATGCCATGCCTTTATATACATAGAACCGGTATAGGTTCCCGTCAGGGTCTACCCGATCCATGTAATATAATATCACTTTGTCTACTTTTATCTTTTTCATTCCTTTATTCTCCTTATCTTTAAATCGTTATTCCCACAGTATTCCTTCAACCAACTATCCGTTAGATAACGATTAACTCTATCGTATTTCTTTTTCGGACCCTTGCTCCAGAATTTCCATTCGTTTGTGATATTGTACCCATATTTATCAAACCAATGGATATAATACACTACGTTACCGTACAAATCCACTCTTTTTCTTTCCTGTATGACTACCTCGTAAGGCATCTTCTTGTCTCTTTTCTCCATCTTTGTCCTCCTTTCTTGAATAAAAAAAACGGCACCTATCTTCGCAGACCAGTGCCGGTAACTAACTTACATGGAAAACTACTTAACCTCAACTAATTCTACAGAGCTGTAGAATTTAGTGAAGCTACCAACAAATTCTCTTATATTTTTATATTCTTCTGGTCGTTTTCTGTTACCGTCTTTTATATAATTTACCCACAGTCTATCTTCTATGCTCTTAATCGCATTCTCTATAGTAAATTCGTCGCTGACACACATTAAACACGAAGACCCTGTTTTCTTATGCGGTTTATACACCCTTGAAAAAGACCATATTTTTATCCTGTCGTATATATATCCGTTGTTTGGATAAACGAACCCTATTCGACTGTCGCCTTCTTTAGCATAAAACACACCTGGCTCTTTCCCGCCTTTCTTATACACAATAAATCCTTTTTCTTTTAGGATCTTAACCACTTTATCTAATTTATTTTCTACGTTCATTTTCATGCAAGTATTTAAAAACGACCCTCATTGCAGTTGCGAAGTTCTCTACCTTAACCCACTCATGAGCTACTGCTCTAAGTACAGACGTTTCGTATGTTGGAACATTGTCTTCTTCAACCACCTTACAAGAAGCCAGAACTCCTTCAGTCGGCTTTAGTCCGAGGCCATGCAGCTCGCAGAGACCGTCCGGCCGGCGGAATGCGCACCACCCGTCTTTCACTGTCGGCTGGATCATCGCTATTGGTTTTTCTTTCACTGCAAGATACCCTACCATCCACATTGTTTCTTTTAACCTATCAGCGTATCCGGCATCTATGATAGCCTCTATGTCTTTTGGCGTACCAATACAAGGAACCTTACACATGTTCTTGCATTTATCACATGTACAAGGTTGCTCCCATCTATTATGATCTATGCCTACCAACTTCTTTATCCGTTCTACTTCCTCTTTCATATTATACTATCTCTGTTAGTTTTTCATAATACAACTTCATTTCCGGTGAAGCATATTCCATGAATGCTTCGAATAAGTAGGGTACCTCTATTATCATATTCACATTACAACCTTCTGCCTGTGAAAGAGATTCAAGATCATTGCTGTATGAACACGTTACATGAGCTCCTACATTAAACACATGTAAATCTAATCTTACATATTCCATACATAAATCTAACGCTTTAAACAAGTTTTCTACCTCAATCTCCTGAAATAGGTCTATAAACATCCTTAAATCCATTATTTTACGACCCTTTCTATGTGTTTAATTAATACTACTGCCATCCCCTTACCTGTTTTTATCGCACATTCCGATCCTTTTATCCATTCTACACACCCTACATACTTTTCCGTAGCATGAAATCCGGGATTGTATTTTCCAGATGTACTGAACTCTACCGTATCCCCTACCTTCAGATCATCAAAAGCAATAGACCATGTGGTCCAAATTCTATCATGTCTCCCAGGCTGAATAGCTCCGATTACGCCTTTTTTACGACCGTTTTTTATCGCCCTTAGTATTATCTTCCTATCACCTTCGATAAGGCTGCAAAAGCGCCCGTAAAAGGTCAAATCAACCTGTTTTCCTCCTATTTCTTCTCTTATTTTTGTTATTCTGTTCATTTTCTGATTTTGTTTTATTTTTTTCTTTGTTTTTTCTATCTTCTATAGAAGATGATAATAACATTATCTTTTCTATGTTACTTTTTGACTGTAAAAAAGAATCGCATTTCATTACTACTACCACCTTCTTAAGTTCCCCATTATCGTATAGCGATACACGCATCATATTTGGCACCTCGTCCACTATCAGACCTGGAGTAGTCTTAGCCATTTTGCGTAGCTTATTATACTCCGGTCTTTCCATTTCCTCTGTTTATTACTCTATAGTATTTATCCTTATCCCCTTCTTTCAACTTCTCCAGATAGAAAATTCCATCATGTAAATGAGACAAACAAAACCTGTATCCGTATTTCTGTACTCTTCTTACATGATCCCGCAGTCTTATCTCTTCACTTTTGTCTTGTACTTTGATCTTAATACTGTCTCCTTCTTTGATTGTGTATAAAATAGTTTGAATCTCTTCTTTTTTCATCTTATAAAATATTTTAACGGCAGCACCTATACTCACGCACCACTACTGCCTTATGTTTAACAATTAAATACTTAACTCTTCAATGGTCAAGCCTTTTTCTTTTGCCCATTTTAACATTGCGCATAATTCTGTTTCTGACTTATATTTCGGATCACGCCACGCCCATCCGAATTTATCCAGGACATGATGATATAATTCGTCGGCCTTTGCCGTGTAAATGTCTTTGAATAAATGCTCCGAACCTTCCGGTATAAGCATCTCTGTTGTTGCAAAATCGGAATACGACAAACATCCGTAAACATATTCTGTTATTTCACTCCATGCTTCTCCGGCTTTAAATCCAAATTCTTTTACAAAAGCCAAAGTTAGATACATATTTAATAATATTGTTACATCATATTCCGAATCTGACTTTCTTTCTATTATTTCCTTTTCAAATTCCTTTAAATCTTCAGGCCCTAAAAAGATGAATCCTGATACCGACCGGTAATTAGCCTCCGCATACTTCTTGCATTTATCATCATTGACAATCTTACCAATGTTAGATAACATCTTTTGCCTCCATTCATCGCAAAACTCTACCTCTACGTTCATCCAATCGGTACCATAATTGTATTCTCTCGGATGTCCGACCGATGTTACCTTTATGTTATTCACGCCATATCCGTAAAGGCGTTCACTTACCTCATTCGCCCATTCCTGTACAAAAGGAATAAACTTATTGCAATAAGAATCAAAATCAAAATCCGATTCTTCCTCATATTCCGGCATCTCTTCATAATCTTGTTCAAAGAAATAGCGAGGATCTGCTATTGTTTCATAGAAACTTACGTTAATGAAACAAAACTCGTTGGTTGTCGTTTTTAATATCATAGCTTTTTGTATTTACGTACATTTTTCTTGCCATAGAATCTACACATGGCACGAATCTGACTATAAAATACTTTTGTCCTCCTGGCCTCAAAGTATTTAAACATTTCTTCATTCTTTGTTTCCCACACGTAATCCGTTTGAGAACTCATATGATTTTTGTCCTTGCGTGAATAATGGTAATATGATACCACAACACGTTTCGCACCATTCTTTACAGGTACGATATTCACATCTATGTTATTATCTGTCATATTATTATTGTTTTATGCATTATACAAATACAAAGAGCGCATACCTTCACAGGCCGGCGCTCCTTTCAATAAAAATGAAAAAACTAACATTAACATAAAAATCCGTTTTCTACTTCTTATGTTTTAATCTTTTAATGGCATCCTTTCTTGAGTATGCCATTACTTTAGTACCATTAATATCAAATTCTTTTTCTGTTCTGACAATCTTTTCTCTTCTATATGTAGATTGCATTCCTTTTCCCTTTTTAGTATTTAGCACAAAGGTATCATCTCCGCTCATTGCTGCTAATATCATTGGAAGCAATATCCCTCTATATTTCATATTTTTCCTCCACAATTATTATATCGTCCGTACTCCTCCCTTGTTTTGTTGTATATCTCAAACACAAAAGGCTTCTTAGCTCCTGGTCTAACCTTTGTCTTAGCATAAGATATTACTCCAGCTAAAGATGTGAACCCACTATCCTCTACAGATGGCGCCAATAACTTTCCTTCCGCTGACACGACCGTAACTTTTACTACGTCATTTTTGTATATTCTCATCTTAATCTAATTTTATGTTTGTTGAATGCCTGGATTCGAACCAGAGCCGGCACATACATACCAGCACGCCGCGTCATCCCTCTATGACATAAAAATAGGCATGCCTATCCTCACGAACCGACATGCCAAAACCCAAAACTTAATTTGATGAATAAAATAGATTAACAAAAATACTATTCTAATTCTTTTATAATATCTTTCACAATATTCAGCCTTACCTCCTTCGTTTCTGGACTAAGACAACCAAACCACCCATAAAACGTTCTTGTTTCCTCTGGTTCTGTGGCCATACTTATCTTCTCCTCCAATTCCGGGAAATACATTCTCACCATTTCGTCTGAACGAAACTCATAGATATTTTTATGTGTTTTGAAATACATAAACACTACATTTCTTAACGCAACACATATGTATTCCCCATCCTCTAACCTATCAATCATCTCATATACCTTTTCCCATATGAATAATCGCTCTTCTTTTGTAAACATATCCTTCTTTATTTTTATGGTATTATTTGACTGTATGCAGACTTTTCCATGTACACAATATTATGCTCCTGTCCAAATATCTTCTTTGCCACCTCTTTCTTTATCGCACAATATCTTCCTGTACGATACGGATTCTTTTGATCTGGTCCATCCTCGACTTCGATAATAAAACAACCTCCGTCATCTATTATCTTTTTGCAATTGTCACATATTTCTCCCGTGCATATATGATGCGGCGCCTGCCCTTTGATGTTATTCCCTAATAAAGCAATCCCCATCTCTTCACCGCATACTATGCATAGTTCTATGGATGGATTCAACCCATGCTCTGGATGCAATACAATACCGTCTTTCATTTTCTATCCTCCTTTATTAATTCTATTATAAACTTTTTATCTTGTTCCCACAATGGCAGCCCTTCTTTTACTGTGTATGCCACTGTTTCCCTCTCTCCTATTAATCGCACGGCAATCTCTCTTGCTTTCAAGTCATCCTCCTCATGCGATTTGTTTATTAAATCATAGGCACATGATTCCACCTTTTGCCTTTCGATTATTATCGAACCCATTAACTCGCTTATATGCGATCCTAAAAACGATAAGACATTAATAGCTTTCCCAATATCATTTGAAATAGCACTTGCTAAATACATCTTATCCATATACTCCGGCAAAGCCTCGTATGCCGTTTCTATGTTTTTATACTGATTTTCGTTTACCTCCCTTTTAATCAGTTCTTCAAATTCTTCTTTTAACATGTTCTTCCCTATTTTAATGTTGTGTGAGATCGCCGGAATCGAACCGACTTGCTGCACCATGAATCCCATAAATCAAATGCTCCGATCTTCGCAGATGGGAGCATTCTGTCTAAAGCATAAGAAAATTAATGAAGAAAATTTTTCTCACTTACGCCATAGCATCTAAAATAGCTATCAACACTATTTCTATGACAAGCATAATAGAGAATGTCTTAAATATCTTTTTCATATCTCCTCCTTTTTTATCTGTTCTTTTCACGTTCCACAATAAACTGTTCCGGCTCTGCTCCGAACTACGTTCCACCTACAACCGCAGGCCTTAGCCCAAGGCGCCACCTACTCCCCCTCTATGGCAGCCTGTTCGTACCTACAAATCCAATCTCCATCTATACAACTATCACTACGCGATAATAAACATTTATCCTTATAACAATCATAAAAAATACACCTATCACAACTGTAATCCTTAACGTCTACACAGCTAACTACCTTAGCATATACTATTCCATCACTGCCTTCTATTCCTTTTACCCCGAAAATAGAACCTTCTACCTCCTTACTCAAATCTAAGTCAGGCGCAAAGTCATATACGTTCATGTTGTTTATGTTTTAATTGTTAAACATTCCGATTGAAAAAAAAATACTCACATAATGCAGTCCTTAACTCTTACCTACAGAATACTGTTTTAAAAACGCCGTAAGTCTTAATTTTGTTGGAAAATCCTACATTGTGCTGTTTTAAAGCACTGCAATCCTTAATTTTGTTGGAAGAGACTACAAAATGCTGTTTTAAAGCTCTGATCTATTGAATT